CCTTGGCAATCACCGGAAAATATGATGATGGCCATGAAGCAATCTGGGGAACTTCTTGCTTGGATTGTGGATCTGTTCAAAAAAGACGGCAATAGGTTTATGATAGCTGATAGTGATCTTAATCCCTGCGAGAAACTTATCAGACACGGCGCCATAGTTGGAGTCGAAGAAGATTTTGTGCTGCCGTACCGTCTTCCTAAGCCTGTTGATATAAATGGGACCGTTCATACTCATGTGTACATAGTAGGATCGGTAGACCTTCATCTGGCTATAAAAAGCAAGAACGTAGTTCACCATTATGTCATAGATTGGAAATCCGGTAATAAGGTTTTTGACTCTAAGAAGTTGGAAACAAATTTACAGCATCCTATATATTCATTTTACATCTATAGAAGATATGGCGGAGTTCTGCCAGATATGAACATCTATTTCTTTACCAGGACCAGACAGTACCAAAAGGTTAAGGTAGATGAGGAACGTAAAACAAAATCTATAGAGATGCTAAATGACACTTTGTCTAAAATGTATGATTTTGAAGATAATAGTGTAAAAGCATTTCAAGCATACATCCAGGGAGCAGAAGGAACCAGGTATAGCAAGAGGCGTGCCACCCTAAGCCAGCCTGTTTCGCAAAACAAGCTGCCCTGCCCGTCAGCACTGTGTTATTATTGTGACTTTGGATTACATAACAAAAACGAATGCCCTTTCTCTTCAGATTGGGATCCGTCTAAAAAGATAAAACGATGAAATACGAGGATGTTCAAAAGTTAAGAACAAAATACCGGCAAGATCCGGAGGTTATAAACGTAGAATACATGAGAGACGTTGCTGTAAGAAGCGGGAATTTTAAGAAAGCATTTGAGCTTCAGGAAAGACTGGAGGATATATGGTTTAACTACTTAAAAGAGGTGCAATGAAAGAAGTATTGATAGCAGGAGCAGCGGCCTTTTTATTATTATACTTGTTTGTAACGATTCTTATAAAAATAAGCATGGCAATAGATCGGTATAAGATGAAGAAGAAGACCGACAAAATAAAAGTCGGTCAAAGATACGAATACGAAGGCTACTTCATGGATCCATTTGAAAGAGGCAAGCATGTGATTAAGATATTAGACATAAAGGAAGGGTTCGCTCTGTACGAGTACGGAAAAAGCCCAACTTTATTATTTTCTATGGAGCTTGAAGATATTGTTAAAAGATATGTTTTAATTACTGATGTTAAACACAAGTAAGTCATGAAAAAAGAAGTTACAATCAAGGAAGATATGGTTGCGTTTTATAAAAATGCAGGAAAGGAACTATGGATTTATAACGGACTTTTCAGAAACAAGGTATTGTCTATAAAAAAAGATAAAGCCATTATCATGTGTGAAACTGATGCTGAATATGCTGTACTGATAGAAGATAATCAGTTTATTGCCGTAGCAAAAAACATGGATTATGATTACTGCTGCGCATTCACATTAGGTAATGCCGAGGCTTATGGAGATCGTATGGGCATATCGTGCAGTGTATGCTTGCTCGAAGATAATGAGAATAAAGCAAGGGAAATGTTGAAAGAGGCGATAATAGAACTTTCAAAAAACAGTAAAATAGATTGCGATGGGCTTTGAACTTAGACCTTACCAAAAAGAGGCAGTAGATGCCGGGCTTAAGTTTCTTACAGGAAGATCTAAGAAGCCTGGCATAATCGTAGCCCCATGCGGATGTGGAAAGAGCCTTCTGATATCCAAGATAGCACATGAAATAAATAGACCGACATTAGTATTACAGCCCTCAAAAGAGATTCTGGAGCAGAATTATGCAAAGGCCGTATTATTCGGTTCTAAACCTACTATATATTCTGCTTCATGTGGTATAAAGGAGCTGTCGGCTATGACTTATGCAACATTAAAGAGCATAAAGAAAGATGTAGCGAGGTTGAAGGATATAGGGATAGATACCTTATTGATAGACGAATGTCATTCAGGATATTCTCCTGAAGAAGGTTCTGAATTTATGGAGTTTATGAACAGGTTCCCAGAGGCGAAGGTGCTGGGCTTCACCGCCACTCCCTGCCGCCTCAGAACCTACAGTTCCATGCTGGAAGGAAACTATAGCAAGCTCAATATGCTGACGAAAGACGAGCATAATTTCTTCAAGAAAATAGTTCATGTGACTCAAATACAAGAACTAACCTCTCAAGGGTTTTGGTGTCCACTTAAGTACGAACGATGGTCGTTTGATGAATCGGCTCTGATGTTAAACAGTACCGGAGCTGAATACACCAACGAATCTATTAAAGAAAGTATTGTACGAAACGGCTTAAACAACTCTATCTACAAGCGCCTTCTTCAACTTATGAACGAACGTAAAGCCATTTTGGTCTGTATGGATTCTATCGAATCATGTAATAGAATATCAGAGTTCATGAATGCCAGGATGGGAGCCATAACCGGTGTCGTAACATCGCTAACAACCAAAAAGAAAAGAGAACAAATTATATCCGATTTCAAAGAAGGTAAGTTGAAGGTGGTTTTTAATTATTCAACGCTTGCTACCGGATTTGACTTTCCTGAACTTGATTGTGTGATGTTTGGTCGACCAACGTTCTCATATTCAACGTATTACCAAATATTAGGCCGAGCCGTCCGCATCCATCCTGACAAGAAAGAGGCGCTGATAGTTGATTGCTGCGACAACATGAGGCGTTTCGGTCGGATAGAAGACTTGACAATCGAACAATTCCCTTCTAAGGGCTGGTGTATGTTTGCCGGAGATCAACTTCTGTCTAATATAAGGATGGGTGATATTATTACCAAAGACGAGATCCTTCGCCGGGCAGCCTCGCTTAAATCTGTGAATGGAGATGGTAGGAGAGAAGACGATCTTGACAGTATAATAATGTGGTTTGGAAAATATGAAGGAATTAGATTCAAGGACATACCAGTGTCGTATTTTAGGCTCTTGGCTGAGAATATGGCAGTAAAACCAGGAGACAGGAAAGAAAAGATTATCGAATATTATAATAAGATAAAGGCATGAACAACAAGAGAAGAAAAAAAATATCGGATGTTATTAACAACGTAAATAAGTATAAAACAGATTTTGAATACATCAAATCAAAGTTGTCGGAGTTGAAGCACAACATAAATTCAGCCAAAGATGATGTTGATATGATTTTAGATGAAGAGACTGAGGCGAGAGATAATATACCGGAATCGTTACAAGACTCAGAAAGATATTGGGAATCAGATCAGGCTGTAACTGATATGGAGGAGGTGGTTGATGACATGGAAAGTATTATAAATGATATAGATGATGTGATTTCAACCATAGATGGGAGCATTAAAACCATAAATGGTTCTATAAAAGTAAATTTAGAAGGAATAATATGAGTCTATAAAAACACTATAAGTAAAATTTAACACAATACGCTTGTATTAAAGTTACACAATCTATATTTTTACGTCGTGTAATTTTAATACAAGCGTATTTTATTAAATAATTTAAAAGTTATGATTTCTAAAGACAGGTTATTGTATGGAGTGGTAATCAGACAGGACATTAAAACTTCCTTTATGTCATTAACTGGATTACAAGAGGCATATACAAGAAAAAGAGTGGAGATGGGGTGGAATGATAAGAGAATAGAAAATATTCTTTCGAACAAGGAGAGTGCAGAAAGGATATTTTATATTCTTAAAAAACAGAAATACATAAAAAGTGAAACCTTGAAAGAGTTTATGGATATAGTGGAAAACAACTCTTTGATAAAAGTAATGAAGTGGTATAATGCCTATAAGACTACAGGAAGAGGAACAAACAGAAATGTTATGTGTGATCCCTACATATGGGTATTAGTCGCTATAGAATTAAATCCTATGCTGTATGCAGAAGTTACTGGATGGTTAAATGATAAACTTATTTTGGATAGAATAGAGATAGGGGATAAATACAATACTCTTTCAAGGTCTGTATCAAAATTTGAAGATGTTGATTATATAGAAATGGCTGATAAGTTAAACTGGATTGTATTCAATAAACATAAATATGTTTTAGATAACAGAGCAACTCAAGAGCAGTTAAAAGAACTTGAAATGCTTCAATCTAATCTTGCATTTTGTATAGAAATGGGAACCATCTCTTCTTTCTCTAATTTAATGAACATGATGAGATCTATATATGTAAAGAAATGGGGAGAAGAGGCTGTAACTTCTAAAAACGTAAAATAATATGGGAGTAAAAGAAATAAGAGAACTACTTAGACTCTACAATCTCGAACATAGTGTCGTCCAAAACAAAAGCTCTGGGCGCTATTCTATTATTCTTCACAATAACATAATAGGAACGAACGTAGACGGAGAGAAAGTAGTTGTATTCAGGACCATTCCGGAAGGAAGCAACACGTTCTCTATGGAACGAAATAGATTCTATGAGGAATTTGTAGAGGTTTTTGATGACGATAAGGCGATTGAAGCCGTAAGACAGTATTTTGAGAAAAACAGAAATGATAGGGTATAAGACGAAGATGGATTATATTACTATCGAAATGAGGTAAAACAACGATAAAGCAATGGAAAAGATGGATGATAATACTAAAAATATCCTTTATCCAAAAGGATCTATTTTTCGCATATTAAAAGATGATATAATCAGTGCCGAATTTAAAATCGTCAAAGGAGCTATAGCGGAGGCAGTATCAGACATAGAAGTAAATGATAAATATGCTGAGGTTTGTTGCAATGGGGAGACGTTCGTTATAGAAACGGATATTATGGGTATTATTCTTACCAAAGACCCCATAGAAAACAAATCGGTGAAAAATGACATCATAGACGACAAACTACGATGGGATTTACTTCCTATGGAAGAGATTGAAGACATTGTAAGAGTCTATCATGCTGGCGCAAAGAAGTACGGACCTAACAATTGGCAGAATCTTGATAACGGCTTTGAACGGTATCGTGCTGCGGCTGCCAGGCATATAATGGCATACCTGAAAGGAGAGAGAATGGATAAAGAGACTAACGTGCACCATTTAGCTGCGGCTGCATGGAATGTGATAACTATGCTGTGGTATGATAAGCACGGGAAGGGATTAATATAAAAAAGCGAAATAACAATGGAAGAAAAATGGGCTGATATTGACGGATATAATGGATATCAAGTAAGTAATATGGGTAATATTAGAAGTCTGAAAAGCATGAAAATATTGAAACAGCAAGAAAAAGAAAATGGATATAATACTGTGTCTTTAAGAAGAGAGGGAGTGCTAAAACAACTCTATGTACATAGGCTTGTAGCATTGGCATTTTGTGAAAAAGAAGAATGGAAAAATCATGTTGATCATATAAATTGTATAAGAAATGATAATCGAAGCGACAATTTAAGATGGTGCACTCCAAAAGAGAATTGTAATTTTCCACAAACAAGAATAAACGCCTCGAAATCTTTAAAATTAGCAATGAATAGAGAGGATGTTAAAGAGAAACTTGCAAATTCAATGAAAGATGTTTTTAGCAGAAGAAATGTAAAAGAAAAGATGTCGAAAGCATCAATATTGAATCATGAAAATGGATTATACGATCACCTAAAAAAAGAAGTTTTAAAATTAGATAAAGAGGGGAATGTTTTAAAGAACTACGAATCGGTGTCATCTGTGGCGAATGACGGATATGATCCAAGTTTTGTATCAAAGGTATGTAGAGGGGATAAGTTCATGGCTTATGGATATATATGGAGATTTAAATAATAACATAATTAGGTGCTTGTCATCAATAAGCGCTTTGGTGAATTAACAAAACCATTCACATCATAAATTATAAGGAGGAAAAGAAATGACAAAAGAACAAATGATTCGTCTGTTAGACGACGAGTTTGAAGCAATGGACAAACACAGAAGTAATATTGAAAGAATTAAAAAGGATTATTTCGATTCTGTTTATGGATTCAAGAAGGGAGATAAAGTGAGCGTTCTTTACAAACGTTCGAAAGAATCTCTTGTTGGTTTCTTCAAGAGCGTTCAAATCATGAGTGCTGGAACAGTCATATTTACAATCCAGGCACCCAATAAAGAAGGAAGACCTGGAAGAGGATCTTATTTGGTGTATGAAGACGATTTGAGCGAAATCAAAAAAGTAGAATAATATGATCAGAGCAAGATTTCACATTAGAAAGGATGACTGTGACAATGATTACCGTCCAGTCAAATGGCCTATAAAATACCCGTATTGGTGTAGCGCAGAATCCAGTAATTCATTTGTATTGGTGGCGTATGCTGAAGACGAAGACAGTATAAAAGAACTGTGGCCGGAGGCGTATGATATTAATGTCTTAGAGAAAGATACCGAAATTAGATTCACATTAAGATTTCCTAAGCCTAAATGGTATGAATTGCAAGAAGAGAGATTAGAAGAGTATGATAAATTATATGGTAAATTCGTATGGGTTACGGACATGTGTCTAAAAGATGGGAAAATAAGAAAGGTAAAAGCCAGAATAGAAGATTGTGGTGGTCTTTTATTAGCCGACACCCCTGGTCGTTACACCCCTTATCAGATAGGGGATTGTGCTTTTGAAAGCAAGGAAGAGGCTTTAAAACATGCAGAGGAACAGAGAACGAATTTAATTAAGTCTCTTAGGTTACAAATACATGAACTTGAAAATCTAAAATTCGAATGCGATGATTAACTATGCAGCAAAAACCAGAAAAGCTTATTTGATAAACAATTTCGATAAGATTCTTAACAGTCTCAACACGCTTCATTCAACGGTTGAGACCATGACGCTGTTCGTAAACGACCAGGCTTATAATTACATTCTTAAGCTAAAGGAAGTGATTAAGGGTGGTCCTATGTATAAGCACAATATCAAGCGTCTTTTAAATGATATGGACAAAGAGATAAAGAGGTACAATGCTTCTATCTACTACATAAATAAAGAGCGTAGTGAGGTTATAGCTGATATAACACAAGCGATGGAGGATTGCCTCATGCCATACATAGACGACCTGGCCGGCGCTATAAGGGCAGCCGTGTGGTCGAAGGGTGTGTCCGAGGAGCGGACGGAAGCGGCGGTACTGTCCCTAATCGTATCCTCCTTGGCCACGACATCAGGCAGACTTATTTCAGGTGGATATCAGATTATGAAAGAAATGGGTGGAGGCTGGGGTGGTAATCCATTTACGTTTATGAGCATTGATAAGATAAGACACTTATCTACATCATTATCTGATGCTATTACCGGTGGTGAAATAGCTCTTGAAGAAAAAGAAGCCAATGACATAACTAAGGCAATGGATGTTTTTATTGAGAAAATGTCTGATTCGGATATTGTTGATAAGGTGATCAGCATACTCGAAGAGGCAGAATCTGAAAATAAGGAGGAGCGATCATGAATTACTTAGATGGGTACGTAGAAGAGGTCCTTTCCGAGCCGTATTATGATGATTATGGCTCTGGGATTTTTAGGTGGTGGGTAAAAGTATCTTACGTTTGTGAAGGCATAGGAGCTGTCACTACCTTAATGTTTGATACGAGAGAAGAAGCGGAAGCTGTAAAACCAGGTTACAAATTTTTATGTTGAAAATAATATGAGGTATTTTATTTTATTGATGACACTTGTGTTATCATCATGTTCGCATGATATTCAGGTTAATGACGGATGGGTTATGTTATGAAAAATATTAAATTCAATAAAACTTATTACATTTCTTTATAAGTTTCAGAATGCACCTTCTTAACAAAATACATTCGTAATCCTCACCGGGTTAAACAATAACCCTCTATCGATTATCCTACGAATTGATTCACAGGAATCACCGACTACTTTTCTCATAATGTTTAATGCTCCATTTACGTCTGCATTTATGAGTTTTCCTACCGAGGATTGAAACAATCCTCGGTTCTTTCTCTTTCCTAAATAGTTTTCATGTTTTCCTATCTTCTCAAATGCTAATGAATCACATTTTGAAGTATATGACTCTTCATGAATAACTATTTCAATACCAGCTAATTCACATTTATATTCTAAGTAACTAACCAATCTCGCAAAAGGGATTTGTGTAAACTTTTGATTATTCTTTTTACCTATATTTACATTTTGTTTCCATCCCTTGTTGTAGCCTACAATTAATTTTGTTATCTTGGAATCGATAAGTAAATTAACTATCTTTCTACTGATTTTATGAAAGACATCTTCTATGTACTGTTCTCTATCATAATATAATTTCTTTATTCGTCTTGTTGTTCCTTTTATCTTTTGTAAATCTTTGATACTATTTAATTTAGCTAATGTCTTATTGAATAGCTTATTGTATGATTTAACAAATTTACCACTAAATAGAACAGTAAAATCTTCACTGATAAGAGTTGCAAGATTATCAATCCCTAAATCGATTGAAGCAATCTTCTCTTCCCTACATTTAGATACTCCAGTATCTTTTACCTCATAAATGATTTCTATTTTATACCCACATGCTAATGGTTTTATTCTAATCTGTTTGAAATCTTTTATCAAATCAGAATACTTCTCATATTGAGGAATGGGTATTGAAATATCTTTTGATAGGATTATTTTCCCATCTTTTATTTTGCAACTCTGACTCGTGTAATACAAATTGAACTCATAACCTCTCTTTTTGTAATTTGGAAGACCAGGTTTTTCTTTATACTTAGTTGGATGTTTTTTGTAATCTTGGACCGATTTGTAATAACTTTTAATATTTTTATCAAGAATACGAAGAACTTGTTGAGAACATTGCGCCTTTAGTAATCTGTAATTAATGTCTCCATCTAAGTTCTTGGTATTCTTCATGATAGCATCAAGTTCAAAATAGGATAACCACTTATCTTCTTTAGAAAGTGTTTCTCTGAAAATATACAATGCTTGGTTGTACAAGTTGTTGCTAATCTTGCACAAAGATGATATATTTTCATTTTGTCCTATGTTAAACTTATATACTAATCTCATGATTTTTAATACATTAAATGCTATTTACAAACCATGTATCTAAGATACATATTTCATTTGGATTATGAAATAGAATTAATTATTTTTGATATTATTTTGCATCATATATGATCTATCCCCTTTAGATGGTGGACGTGTGATGTATTATGCTGAAGACGAAAGAATTTCAATATTTAAACATAATAGAATCATAAAATTCGTTGGATACCAAGGAGAATACAATATCGGAGATTCTATTAAAATCGTAAAAGTGAAATAATATGAAAAATAATTTAAAACTCGTATGTCCAAAATGTGGCACCCCTCACCAGCCTCATTCTCCGCACACGATGGATGCAGATGGATTTGAAAGGTGTGAGATAAGAACTGTCATGGAAGACAAGGGATGGTGCTACGAATGCTCTTTTTGGCAAAATATGTACGACAAGCACAAAGACGATCCTGGATGGGTTAGGATAGACGGTGAAAGCTGGGTGCTTAAGCCTATGGTGAAAAACGTACCAAACGGATGGAACTGCCTTGGATGTGGTGGAAGAAAAATGTATATCAATATCGAAGGGAAAGGCATTGTTACATCAAATAACTGCTGGTGTCAAGGTGATGTTTCGGACGCATTCAAGGATCTGATGCCTGATAATGCTACTTGGGCTACGAAAGAGGAATTTGACAAAGCTCCTGTAGTAGGACATATCATAGAAGGTATTGGTTTAGTTTTCACGGATAGGGGAGGTCATGAAGTTAATGCTTAGAAACTTATTTCATGTTCTGCTTATACAAGAAAAGATGGTAACTACAACAATCCCCAACCATACAATAGGCGTACGGTTGGGGATTGTTGTCATATCGTAAAATTAAGTGTTTTTTCTAATATCAGATATTCAGTATGAACTTTACTTCCGCCATCATCTATCAAGTCCAAATTAATATAAGCTGTATATGATACATGATGATCACCAGGAGTAAGACGTTTCATTTCTGATAAGAACATAGAATTTAAACCTTGGCCGGACCATGATTCTGGATATGGCAAAGGTGTAAAGTCGGCATCTGTACATCTTATAGCCCAAGTAAGATTAGGATCTGCCCTAACTATTCTATCATGAGGTCCATCAATTACAAGATCTGGCATCTCATATTGGTAACTATCATAATTAAGGACAATAGGATCACCAAAGTTTACACCGTATATAGTAGCAGGTGGAGTAAAGCTTGTTATTAAAAAGGTTCTATTAATCCTATTAGTTGTTCTTAGCGTAAACTCATCAGGAGCTATCACACTTACCCTAAATCCATAATAAGGAGAGGTTGTTAAAGCAATAGCAAGAACCACCGAATCCTGTTCAAGCAATTCCTCTGTCGTATCAACCCTATTATCGATCTCTTGCCTATCTTCCATTGGAACACCGCCTTGGACACTTATGGAATCCAGCCGTTCTTTTTTAGACAGAAAGATAAATTGCCCGCCCTGTGGAATAGTGCCTACTTTCTTTCCTTCTACGATTACCCCCCCCTATACAGTTACTAACTATTTTATACTCATATAGTTTAGCGTTATTTTCAAATCTTCGTCTCATAATTTCATAAAATTAATTCAGTAAAAGGACGGACATAATGTGAACTACCCCTTGAACCTGTATCCAAATGATCTCCTTGGATGTTTATATCATAATACCACGAATAGGAAAATTTTGTATTTCGAGTGGATGTCCACATTCTATTACTCATTATCGTACCTCCCACCATTAAAAGACATTCGTTTATTTCATTCGCATACAATGATATCAAAAAAAACTCTCCGGCGCCACCTACATATCCATTTTGACCATTTTTAAATAAATAGTTATTAGCTTTATTAAAAGCGTAATCTGTATTACTGGTATCATATTCAAGATACGCATTCTGATTTTCACGCCCCCAATAATCCTTTTTAATAGTTCCAATATGAGAACTATCTTGTGCAAATATATTGTCTATTTCTCCATCCTTACCCCAACGAAATGTGCCAATATATTCGGTGGCTATAACAAAACACACTTTATCTACAAGAGCTATTCCATTGCATAGATCATTGGAATATCCTTTATTAGACCAATTTTCTTTCGTATATAATCCTCCATCTACATGTTGGATGTATATGCCTTTATTGATTATAAGCGAGGGATTTACCCCCATCCCTATTTGAAATCTTCGTCTCATGATTTTTGTTTGCAAGATAGCAATAATTGACAACATAAAAGAAACCGGTTCCCTATCATCTCTGACTAAGAACCGGTAAGAAAACAATTTCAGAAAAAATTTAACCTACATAATCTTTCAAGTAAGAACAAAAAACGTACAATCTACTCTTTGACGATGCTAATATAACATATTGGAATCATACAAAAACAATGCAAGCTCAATATTCTTCGTCTATTTGTAGCTCACATCATCGTCCCCTTCCGAATCAGGAGTAGCGCCAATGAAGAACATCATTGACTTGTTGTTCGTCTGCTGCCACCAATTATAGGCGCGCGCCACGTCTTCCGGTGTCTTGATGTTATACCATTGTTTGATAAACGTCTGTTTGGCGAGCTGCCTAAATAACTTAGACTCTCCCTTGTATGTACCGGATGTTACTTTATCAAGTGAATAATTCCTAAGATCGGTAAGATCCTTCAGTTTTCGCCCCATAACAAACGGATCGTTAATGATATCTACCACGTTAAGCTCCATAATAAACGGCATCTGTGAAGCTATTTCGTTTATAGTTCTGAATCCGACATAGGATCCAAATTGAGTAAGCCAACTTTCTTCGTTTTCATCATCATCACGCCATCCGGCAAGAAGCATAGATACGGCTTGCATGATAAGAAACGTGCCGGCATAGACACTGAGACGTTTTATATTGGTTTTCTCTACCTCATTCATATTGTCTTTATTTTCGTTCCAGACATCTATGATGTTTTTCATACCAGACTCGGAAGCTAAGCTAAATGTTTTGGCTATCATATTCTTTAACGTAATTGACAGTCCTTCCTCTTCTTGCATTGTCTGGAAATTGAAGCCACGTCTTTTCCACAGACGTTGAGCCGCCAGCACCAACCATCCTCGGTGGGCGGTCATGAACCTGGCTATCCAGTTGCGCGATGCGGCAGTTCGGTTTTCTTCATTCAAAGATCCGTTACATATCTGCGACAAGCTACGAACTTGATTTCTGGTTATAGCCATCTGGGTTTCAACTTCCTCAACAGTAACACCCGATCCTGGCTTTACAACCACCTTCCCATCCACGACGTCTACCATACTCCATAAAGTACGATCTTTTAATGCATTCCATTCTCTTTTTATGGTACTCTGTTCTTTATTACGTTCTTTTTCCATCTTGAAATCTTGGAACGTGTAGAACCGGCCTTTGTAATAACGAACATTGTCCATAGTAGCAATCATAACCTGCGGATCAAGAGGGTAGTTCAGGATTTCCATAAAAGCATACATAGGCGAACGCATTAAGGTCCTGGCCGCTCTATTGTATCCGGCACCATACATACGATTTCGGATATTGAATATCCCCATTCTCTCACCTATGACATATAATTTGCTTTTCCTATCTATGTCTCCGGTTTCTGCTATACAAGATGGCGCAAGACGTGAAAACTCAGCCGATGCGTATTTAAGGGAGTCTTTGCTTATATACTGTCCTACGGCAGATTCCATGATGAGGTTGATATGGCCAGTAAGGGCGCCGGTAGCTGCCACAAACGGGGACAGTGCCAAGTTCATAACCGACATAAATCTTTCAACAGCCATCATTATCCTGGTAAGGTCTACCGTATATCCTCCGATGTTCACCGTCAGTTTTTTGGTGTTCATCCTAATGCCATAATAATGATCGTTGAAGAAGTCCCTGAACATCTGATATGCTTGGGTTGCTTCAGCCTTCTTACCGCCCTCAAATTGTTTATTCAGTAACATCTGCTCCAGTCCTTGGGCAAGCTCTATAGACTTCTGCTTTTCGTTGTATAACGATGACTGCATCATAAGCATCGAATAAGAGTAGCCAAAATCGTGAGATACGTCATCTTGGTTCTCTAATTCATATATGTAGTATTTAGGTATGGACCGAACCCTATCTTCCGGATCATATACCTCACCCTGGCGTGTTTTACCATACAGGGAGTCATCTACGCGGTCAAGACATAAGTCGGATACGAAGTTCCTGACCGTACTTTTAAGGCTGATACCTAACCCTTCTATACGTTCTATATCTTGTTTGGATATCTGTGGAATAGCATACAGATTAGGGCTCTGCTCTTTATATAGATCAAGGGATTGTCTTTTTATTTCCTTGAGTTTTTGAATCATATTCCATTGCTCTACGTTTTTAGTAGCGACCTCATTACCATCAGCATCATACTTAATGCCGAAGTCGTTGAAATACGATTCATCACGATACAGGCTCTTCTTGGGCATACGATGACCATACCCATGATCTTTTACATAATCAGGGTTACGACCGCTATTTTCGGCCTCAGATTCAGCCACCCATGCCCTTGCAGGATCGAAAGACAGGTACGATATGTCCATGCCATAATCTTGGGTGGATGTACCGTTTTGTACGTCCTTAACCATCTGCGCCACATCTATCTCACCTCGACCGATTTTGTCGATCATGGCCGCATATCCGGTAGGCGCCATGCGTTTATAGTACGAAAAAACCTGGCTCCTGGCAAATTCATTAACGATATCGTTCACTTCAGCTACTCCGTTATCGTGTCCAAATATGTCAGACATCTTAGCTCTAACCGCATTCCTAAAATCTCTACGATCTAGCTTTTTATCTATTCCCAATTTTTCTGACAAGTAGTTGGTTTCAGAGACGGTAAACATATACCTGTTATCTTGAGCCATGAATAACTTATCTCTAAGAGCCTGAATCCTTTTGGCTTTTTTGGCAGTAGTATGACGCTGTGCAAACTGCCATTCAATTTCCTTAGAGTCAGCAAGAGCATTTAAATAAGACTGATTGACTTCGTTTTCAGCTTTACTGCTTTTAGTAAGGTATTTATCAATATCTTCAAGACCCACCATCTTAGCATAATCTATTAAGATAGCGTAATCGGCTTCAATAGCTTCAGATGCGGCCCTAAAAGCATCTCTTTCAGATAAGGTAAATGTCGCTTCATTAATTTCTCCGATATCAGCCACATCGCGATTGTTTCCGATTATTTCCTTGATAATAGCCTTATTTTTTTCTATATCTTTCACAATCGAATCCACGTCAGTCGCATCTCTATCACTTGTCGTAGAACTAATGATATCATGCGCCATTTTAAGATACGAAGCCTTGTTATTTGATTCGGTACGTGCCGACTGTTCCGATTCTACATCATTCCAAAACCGATCATTAAATGACAGGTGACCTCCCAACATAAGTGTCTTCAGCGCAGCTTCTCCTCCTGACTCGTTCTGAATCGTTCTTAATTTTTGCAAAAACGATTCTGATACGGCATTAGTGGCATTATTTGATTCTTTTCTCCAAACTTCATTTATGGCTTGTATTTCTTTGGCCATCTTAAGTTGGTCGCCAGTTTTTTCCACTCTCCTGGTTCCTACATATATGTATTCTGAAGCTGCTTCCTTACGTTGTTTACGAAGCAGTCCTTCTTCTTCGTAATTGCTGCTTTTAAAATAGGAGGCCTCATCAAAATTACCACCGCTATCAATAAAAGGCTGCCTCAATATCCGTTTTTGCCTGGATAGAGCATTAAGATACTCTTTAGTTGTTTGAGAAACCGGATGCCCTAATTCTTCTTCGGCCTTTTTGTATATGGATTCCATTCTTGTGGCATAACTTTCACTAAATTCCAATTCTGAATTTTCAGCATCCCACTTTTCCATCTGCTCCGTATAGATCTTTTCCTGCTCGATGGTAAAAATATCGGTATTAACCCTATCGGACGATGGTTTGAATTTAGCGTTTTCAGTAACCGTATTTCCATCCTTGTCAACTACTTCTCTTTTAAATACGTAATTACGGTTATTGTCAACCACATCACCAATTTCTTCTTCTGATATCTCTATGTTCATGGCAGTCGCAAACGCTCGCATCTGCGCCAGCTTCTTATTACGATCGTATTTAGCCATATCAAGAGCACTACGAAGGTAATTAGAAGTTTTGCCGTCTACTTTCTGAAGCAGTTTTTCAAATTCAGATTTGTTAAAACCATGCTTTTTAGCATATGCCAGGAAGTCAGATATGGCGGGCTGGGCATTCACCATCGCATTGTAATTGTCTTTGGCAATCATAGCTCCAAGAGCGTTATTGAACGGACTGGAAGAATGCTCTAATATACCGAACCACCTACTTATCCAAGAAACATCGTGTTGAACCTTGTCGAAAAATTCTTTTACTCTCTTTACCTTATCTGCCGGCACATGAAGTTCGTTCATTAACTTATCAAGCAACGTGCTTTCATCAAGGTCTTGTACTGATTTAATATCAGACTGAATACCATTGATGTCGGCAATGACGGTATTGATCCTATTTGTATAATCCTGCTTTTCACGTTCATCAAATTCGGTACTTCTGTTACGGATATATCCTCGAAGATCGTTCATGATCGGAAGAACCTGATTGTTGATAATATCTACGTTCTTTCGATCATTGGTATTGAAATGAAGCTTGCCGTCTTTGGTATCACCATGAAGGATGGTGTTCACCACATTGCTTAAGTATCTGACCTGAGCTTCGGCTGTAGAGATCATGCTGTTCATGGCAGCCGCCATCTCATTCTTGTCTATTTCGGTCTCTACCTTATTTATCTTATCTTCTATGGTCTTAAGCTGAGCAAGGGTCATAGACGTAGTTACAGCCCTATCAGAGCTTATCTGACGCAAGTCTCTTAAGGTTTTTCTCAATGCCCTTATTTTAGATTCAAGAAACTTGTTCTTGTTCATAGAAGAAAGGGAGTATAATGTAAAATCATTATCCTTTAACAGAGAGGTGTCAAATCCTTTATCTATGTCAGTAATGGCAAGATCACGAATGTTTTTAATAACGTTATTCAAATCTTGTCTTTGGGTTGATAAAGCTGATTTAAGCCAGCTTACGATTCCAGAGAGAAGCTGCCGGACGCGCCCCAGGAAGGAGGTGGGCTCTACCGGCGCCTGTGCTGTGCCGGTTTGCATTTCCCTGGCAAGGATCTTCCCAAGAATTTCTCTCCTAACAGCATTATCAAGCTCAGCTCCTTCATATACTTTACCGTATGTATTATAATACTGACCTGCATACTGGTTCCACTCTTCCGTACCTTCTACATCTTGCAGAACAGCCTCAACAGCATTCTGATCTCTGTATGCCTCTACAAGGAAGTGGGATGTTTCTTCTACTAAATCAGATAAAGTAGCATCTTCACCAACTGCTATTACGTTATTGGCAATATCCGCCAATGCCTTAGCAGAAGGTTCATGCCCGTATTTGGTTTGGTACTTCTCTATATAGTCGGTCATACCTATGACACTAACGCCAAGCGTTTTCAGTATCTCTACAATAGAATTTCGTTGGTCACGTTCCTGCCTGCTATAATCTGATACGATCTTAGCTTTAGTATCAGCATAAAGATCGTTGTCTTCTAATATGAATGAAACTACAAGCGCATCAAAATGATCGTACTTGGCGTCCAATTCATTGTATCTTCCTGACTTGAGATCGTTCTTTATCTGTTCCCTACTAACCCTTTCCGTTCCTCCGGTGGCGAGCCTCATAGTTACCTTACTATTATCCAACGAGCTTATGGTTATCATACCTTGGTCGTTCATGGAAACATCTGAACCAAAATGATTACGGAGCTCGGTGTAGGATAAGGCTGAATTGAAAAGTCTAATTTGTCCTGTATGACCTTCTCCTGTAAGATAATAGCTTCTTGTTTCAGGATCGAATATCTTAGATCCGGACAAAAGACCTTTCTTTATAAGGTAGTTAATTATACCACCTTTTGTTGATAAAGAAGTAGAAGCAGAAGCGGTCATGACCGGTATAAAAGATTTGGGATTATCAAGAACATACCTTCCAGCTTTGTAAGTAATGTCTGCCACGCCATCCCAGGCAGATTCTTGAACGGTGCCTGATAAGAATCCTATTCTAATATCATTCCCGCCAGAGCGAAGAGCTTCTCCGTAATCTTCAAATAATTGATTACGATCGTTCATGAAAAACAAACGAGGCTCTCCGGTCTGATACGTTACACCCACAGGATTAGAATCTGTCTGTGGTAACTCTTCTGGGCTAAATATCTTAAGACCGTCTTTTATAACCATATAATTAACACCCTTATCCTGTACCATAGATACGGGAGTGAAGTCCGAAGATATAGCATCTTGTAAATACTGCCCGGCGTCTATTCCAGGTCCTTCCGGTACGGAAATACTTGACGGGACCATAGCATCTACCAACATAATATTATCACCCAGATCTTGGCTGTAAAATCCAAAGCCCGATTCTTGAATCCCATAAGTTGCATCTGATTTTGACACAAGAACAGGGTTACTCATCTTAGAAGCCTTATCCAGCACCCTTTCCCTGTAGGCTTCCGGAATAAGATCGATGTTGGATTTTACCTCATTATAAGCCTGTTTGTTGATAGGCACCCTCCTTCTCCAGTCGCCAAAAGCCTTTAAGAACTTGTTGGAAAATACGGTTTTAAAAACAGTAGTAGCCCGTTCCCTGTTCTCCATAAGGGGAATAGATGCTATTTTATCAAACAACATAGACCTGTCCCCTGATCTGGTAGAGACAGAAACAACTTTCTTTTTATTATCTCTTTTAATAATACACGTTGATGCCACGTTATTAAAATTTTAAATTTTATTAATTAAATTCACATTCGTATTACAAAATGCTTACTCTAACAGGGTTAAACGCAAACCCACTATCGATTATCTTACTTACATAAGAATCACCGAATACTTTCCTGCCTATCCCTATTGCTCCATTGATGTCAGCATTTAACAACTTACCAATAGAGCTTTGGAATAATCCACGTTTCTTTCTTTTGCCTAAGTAAACATCATGCTTCCCTAATTTCTCAAAAGCTAAATGATCAACTTTTGAAGTATAGGATTCTTCATGAATATGAAAGCTTATTCCAACCAACTTACATTTATAGGATATTTTATCTATAAGTCTTGAAAAAGGAACCTCAACAAACTTTTGATTAGTCCTCTTTCCAAGACTAATCTCTTGCTTCCATCCTTTGTTCAATCCTATTACAATACTACCAATATTGTTATTAATACAATAGTTGACAATATATCGACTAACCTTATGGATATAATCTTCTATCCAAAAATTCCTATAATTGTTTAGTTGTCTAATTCTTTTAGAAGTTCCTACGTCTCCAACATAAGACATCAACTTAGCTTTCTTCTTATTGTACCATTGATTAAATGATTTCATAATCCGTCCGTTTACAATGAAAGGGATTAGTCCTACATTGCTAATACATGAACATAAATTATTCAATCCTAAATCAATCGAAAGAACATTATCCCTATCAAGATTTATATTCTGTTCTTTCTTTTCATAAATTATTTCCACTACGTAGCATGTAGCTTGTGGTATGATTCTAACTTGACATAGTTTACTATCTCCTATTTTAGTTTTAATTGGTTGAATTATATTTTTAACGAAATGAATATATCCATCTTTGATCCTGCAAGCATTTGTTGCGAACACAACCATATTTTGCCTTTTATCCTTCTTGTATGAAGGCAATTTAGGCTTTGAGTTAAATTTAGAGGGGTTATTTTTAAATTCCTTCTTTGATCTCATCCAAGATTTTACCGCACAAAATACTTGAGCAACAACCTGTTGAGAAACAGCAGAAGGCAAATTCCTGAAATCAAACTGATTTTCTCTTCCTAACTTAGTCGAAAATTCATATTCTTTCAGATAGTTACCAGAGAAAATACCTTGTCTGACGTTGTAAAGAACATAGTTGTACAACAAACCGGATTTGAGGCATATATCCTCAAACCGGCTGTCTTTAACTATATGTCTTTCAACTAATCTCATTTGAATGATTTATGATATAAATTATAATTTGTTATGTTGCAAAGATAAATAAAAATCAAGCATATCATAAAAAATAAAGCCGCCTAACTTCCCAGTCTGACGGCTTAATGTAAATATGAAAAAAATTGTAATCTGACGAAAATCGTCAAGTTCAGCTTACGCATTATATTTGTACCCATTTCTATGAATAAACCTTCCCGATTCGAACCTTTCCACGTCATCCGGTCCAATAGGTTCGCAGTCTTCCCTCCTTGCCTCAAACCAAAGCCCCGGCTTACGAAGTCGGCAAGTTATGATATAGTTAAAGCAATTGTGCGTAAAATGGAAAACAGATCCTACAGGGAAATATCTATCAGTTTGAAATACGATTCTTTTTCGTTTAGTATCAAATGTGATATCTCCTACTACCTTAGTCACGTAATAGCTTATGCCATTTAACGTTTCATCTGTCTGCGGTATCCAATAATAACCTCTTGCCATACCGCAAATATACGAAAAAGTCGGATAACTTACTTACCCGACTTTATTATTTGTTTAGGTGATAAAAATGTATATTGTTTTACGCTTTTGGTGTAAAGTTGTATATAACTACCTACGATTTTTGCAAAACATTCATATAACACGGTACATCTACCACATCTCTTCTATGAAGTCCCTTTTCAAAATAGGAAACCATATAAGTGTTTTTACCTTCGTGATCAGGTCTGGGATCAAAACATTCAAAAACGAATCTTGTTATACCTTCCAAATGACCAAGCATGAAAACAAATTCGCCACTGTATCTTTTATTAGCCAATTCTTCTACAGTCATAATCTGTCCCCTCCTAATCCTGAATTGATGCTAACGTACTTAACACGGACATCATTTCCACGTCCAAGCTGACCCCAGCCGGGCGATGGCGTTCCCTTGGCCGGAGCAGGGACAGCCCTAAGCCGAGACCAGTCCTGCTTTTGCCTCATGGCTTCAGCCTCTTTGTAATACCGGTTACACAGTTCTTGATCTTCGTAACCAACGTAATCTTCCTTATTTTCCATATAGAATACTTTTTCAACAAAAGTACGACATTTATGAATTAATTAGATTTAAAATAAAACAATATGAATTAAAATAAAAACCCGATACGTTAAAATCGCATCGGGCCTGGTATTGAAAAAAAATAGGTTCAGATCTTGGGTAAAGATTCGAGCCAATTTTTAACATCTTTAGGTAATTATATACAACTTTACACCACAAATACGCCAATTTGTTTTCATATATAAATAATAATTTCTATATTTGTGTCATGAGATTAGTCGAACAACATACGATCAAACCAAGTTCTGTTTATTACAATGAACTTTATGATCTATTGCATAAGTGTAAAAACTTATACAATAAAGGGTTATATGTTGTTAGACAGTATTATTTTCAATACAAGGATGATAATACTGTAAAGTATAAGTACCTAAACTACTATTCTCTTGAAAAGAAGTTAAGAACAGAAAATGATGTTGACTATCGTGCTTTACCAATACCGGTTGCTCAGCAAGTGTTGATAATGGTTGATAGAAACTTTAAATCTTTCTTCAATCTCTTTAATAAAAAGAATAGAGGTGAGTATTCTGAGGAAGTAAGAATGCCAAGGTATCTCAACAAGGGTGGTTTGTTTCCTGCTGTTTTTACGACCACAGCTTTTTCTCAAAAATGGATAAAACAAGGTATTGTTAAGTTACCAAAACAGTTTTCCTTTACAACAAGAACCAATAAACAAAATATCCAACAACTTAGATTCGCTCCTAAGAATGGGTATATTGTTCTTGAAATTGTTTACAATAAGAAGGAAAAGGATCTTATGTCAGATAATGGAAACTATCTTGGCATCGACATAGGATTAGATAATTTAGCATCTTGTGTTTCAAACACCGGTTCTTGTTTTATCATCAATGGTAGACCACTAAAGTCTATCAACCAGTATTATAACAAAAAATTAGCATTCTTAAAATCTAAGTTAAAAGACAATAAACAGATTTCAAAACAAATAAGGTCATTAACCGACAAAAGGAATAACAAGATCAAAGACTATCTGCATAAAGCAAGTAGAATATTGGTTAATCATGTAGTTTCCAATGGTATTAATACGATCATAATCGGTCATAACAAGTGCTGGAAACAAGAGATCAATATTGGAAAGCGTAATAATCAGAACTTTGTATCTATTCCTTTTAATTCGTTTATCAGTATGATATCGTATAAAGCTACATTAGAAGGAATAAATGTTAAGATCGTTGAAGAATCTTATACTTCAAAATGTAGCTTTTTAGATAATGAACGGATTTGCAAACATGAATCTTACAAAGGAAGAAGGATTAAACGAGGATTGTTTAAAACCTCTTCTGGTAAGACAATTAATGCTGATATCAATGGTGCTTTTAACATCATCCGTAAATCGGAAAAAGAATCCTTTGATGTAACGATGTTACCAGAAGGTAGAGGGTTTTGGTGGAACCCGGTACGGATTTCCGTATAAATGTGTATTACTTTACGCTTTTGGTGTAAAGTGGTATATAATCACCCATTTAGGGTCTTTGTCTATTCTATCTTTCAGTTCATGCAATGCTGAGTCCATAACCGTATTCGGTACGCCAATCAACTCTCCTATTAAATACAATGGGGTTTTATTCGATTTAGATTCGTGTGCTATATTCATGTCAAAAAAAAGTTATGTGAAACAAACCGGCCACGGGTATTCTATTGCCCGCCGACCGGTATAATATTTTTATTCCTTTTTTTCCAAACGGGAAAAACGGGAATGCGGGAATCATATTTTTTACTATGGCTCCCGCACCACCGGAAGGACCTGGATCTGGATCTCAGGTCAGATCCTTCCAGTTTATTTTTTCGCCGAGGTAATCTTGCACGGCAAGCCATCTTATAAAGGCTACTCCTTCGGGAGCATCCGGATCATCCAAATACATTAACGTAGCTTTCACCAACTCGTTCTCACATTTGAAGACCTTCGGAAAACCATCCGAATAGTACATTGCAAAGACATATTGGACATCGCCCCATGTCGCTTTATCCGGCTTCTTCGCTCCGCACTTTTCAAAAATATCTTTTATTTCCGGCTGCTTCCAGATCCTCTTGGATCCATCGATGTTGACCATCTTCTTTACCGCCTCATCAGCGAGAGCATTAGAAAAATGGTAGCCGTAAGTATCTACATATTTCTGATAAGCTGGATCCTCTGCGTCTGCTCCTCAATAAGAACGACCTCTGCCACGTCCGCGACCTCTACGCATCTGAGGTCCGTCACCGTAGTATCTGTCGTCTCCATAGTAATCGGTCGGGTAGGATTCGTAACCCATCCTCCGGTATTCCCGGTCCTCCATTTCATGACGACGTTCGCGCTCTTCGAGCCTTCTTTCCCTTTCTTCCAGCTCGTTTTCGCGCTCTTCCATTTCTTTCATCTTCTCATGCATACCGTAATGGTCGTAAATACCACCACCATACCCCATGTACGTCCCATCAGAACGCCGGCTTCTGCCTCTGCCTCCACCTCGTCTGTCTTCTATCTCGTCATATCCAGGATATTCTCTGTGTCCTGAATTTAAATCATATACTATCATATTATACTTATTTCAAACGTTCTACAATTAACTTCTTTAAATCTTCGAATGAATCAGTAAGGTCATTCACCTTATTTTCTATACCAGCTATTTTACGATCCTGCTCTCTCGTTTGTTTGAATGCCGGATTGATGTCTTCTAATATAGATTCACAAGCCTCTATCTTGGCACGATGGGCATCTACGCTGTTTATTATGTCTTGACTGGTGTTTTTTATAGCATTCAGTTCGTTCATAATCGGATCTATGCTGGTAGATAATGTTATGCCCATAGCCTTAGCCACATTCTGGGATTCCGGGACCGTATAGGTCTTGGTTTCGCCAGTGAGCTCTACCGTCAGATCCACCACGCGGGTCTGCATCGCCTGATACTGACCTGGCTGAGGAGGAAGATACCTGGGTTCGGATACGGCTACTACCTTTCCCAATTCGTATTTAGGTACTGTATTAGTATCAAGGGTATGTACCTGAAACCCTTTCTTCAAATCTGAAAACATGATCAAAATATTAGTTAGGTGAAAATAGGGTGATGATATTCATCACCCTACTGAAATCATTTACCTGCTTTAACTTCAGACGCCTGGGCTGTTGTTGTCGGAACACAACAATCCATTAATCTTAACACGCCACGAACTTTATTGAAGTACAGAAGGCGTTCTGTGCCATTTACCATAGCAGCACCCGTGACAGCTACGTTAATAGGGTTCACGACATTCACTCCCGTAACCGGGCAACAGGTGTCGGATCCTACTGTTGAAACTGTGCTGTTTGCCGGGACCGCAATCTGTACCGGTAGAGCACTTCCGGCTGTGGGGACTACTTGCCTTATCTTAAGAAGGATAAGACCCTCACACGGAAGGGCGATCCAAGCCCGTGGGTTAATACCGAAGACTGTATTTGTCGTACTGACAATAACATTCTTCGTAACCATCTCATACAACGATCCTATTTTAGAAACACAAGCCATATTAGCCTCCTTTCTTAATAAAATCAGACAGCAGCGTTGTTATTGCAACATCCGTTGTTACATCCGCATCCGTTATTACAGCAACCTCCTCCGAATACCTGTCCCCAAGTATAAGCCTGGTAAGGAGAACAAGAGGGGTAGGCCGGGACGGCCGTCGGGCGTAATTGACCAACGATATTCTGGGTTTGTTGCTGAGATAATGCCGAAGCTGTCAAAGCCGCTTTTTCTTCACGAAGTTGAGCAATAGTGTTCTGCATCTCCCTCATTTCCAACTGACAGAATTTGTCGTTGATCATAACGGTTTGGGCGTCAAGTTTCGCAGACAAGATATTGAATTGGCTTGTAGCTTGCTCACGATTGTTAGCCAGACCTTGATTGAGACCGTTCTGCAAGATATTGGTTTGTTCCAACGTGCGAAGCTGGTTATCAAAACCTTGCTGAGTAATCATTCCCTGAGTCTGGCAAGTGCTTTGATTGATCAACGAACTCAAATTGCAGCAGCAAGAGCTGATTTGATTTCCTATTTCACAACCTTGTTGTTGAACTGCGTTGATAACAGCCTGAGAAGTCATACCTACCTGACCAGCTACTTTATCAATAGCACCCTGTACGTTGCAGATAGCGTTTTGAAGTTGAGTAGTAGAACAGTTCAAAGCAGAAGCAATCTGATCTATGGCGCTACGATTACCTTGAATTGCTTGCATCAAAAGTTCACGACCGTAATCGTTATTCAACTGAGCCGGCAAACCATTGGCGCAACAATCACCGCCATTTCCAAAACCGTTACCGAAGCCGCGTCCACCCCACAGCCAGAACAAAACAATTATCCAGAGCCACCAACCGTTAGCCCCACCGAAACCGTCCTGGTTGTTACGACCGTTCATCAAAGCCGCCACCAGATTCGGATCCATTTTATTACCACCTATCAAATTAGCAAACATGCCGGGAATCATTGAAAGAAGACCGTTAGTGGCTGCACCACCACCGTTAGCCCCGGCTCCATCTAAAAGGACGATTTTATCACCACCCATAATTTTATAGTATTTAATTGTTAAACATACGTGCATGAAGCACGTAACAAAGATCATAATTGCAGGGTGGAATATAGGTGTGTTTATTTCCTGTAGAAGAGAAGTATTTTCAGAAAAGACAGAAACAAAAAAAAAGGTAGTGTTTTTTTATTCTTTTAAAACACTACCTATAAATAAACTCAAGAAAATTTACCATATTTTAAAAATACATTTTTAAGTTTTCCTTTTATGCCATTGAGGGTCACTTCATATCCGGATCCTGTCATGTAGATAGTTTGTTGATTAACCCTTTCGCCGGAATACTTATCTACAAAATATGATCTATATACACCATATCCTTTAGCTACAACATTACTATACAACTCCCATTTGCCAAGACCGTTCCTAAACATAAACTTAGCTTCTTCAAGAAATGAACGTAAATTCTTTTCAGCGATGATAACACCATTCTGTTCTAACTTTTTGGCAATATCACGAATCAGCCACATATTGTTATGGTCTACTTTCCTAAAAGACTCGGCAAATTCTACATCAGGCTTATGCTCTTCTATTGTTTTCAAGGCTTGTTGCTTCTCTGCCTCTGCCTGAGATTTTTCAGCTATAGCTCTCTGAGCAGCTTCATACTGATCAGCCCAGGCTCTTGCTGCATCTGCCGGATTAGAAAAGTCAGGGACCAAAATTCCCTTTCCACCGGAACTTGTTTTATATTCTCCTGTTTTACGAATAGAAGGAAGAACCTCAGATGTTACCCATTTCTTAAATCTCTTAGCAGACTCTAATTTTGAAGATAATATAAGAGAATATAAACCAGATTCATTAATTATTCTTATACTATCTATATATCTGGTTTTCAATATAGATCGTTTTACGCCCCATTGATTATCAGATACTTGCAAAAGCATAGAATCATCATCATCTACATGTCTTTTTACCGCATCTTTAGCATTTATATATCCAAGAGATTTAGCCACATCTGACGCCACAAACCAAACATCTCCTTTTGGATCTACAATAATTCTAAGCTCTCCAAAATCCGAACTTTCAAAAACAGAAACTTTATCCATGATAAAAAAAATAGGCCCAAAAGAGAATGTCAGATCCCACTATGACAAACCCTAATGAGCCAAAAATATCTTTCAACATCAAACAACCAGAGGTGGGATCTCGTTGTTCATTGTTTCTGGAGCAAAGATAGGAACAGGATTTTAAATAGCAAATATTTTAATACTTTTTAAATCAAACCAGGGCCCGCATCACTGCGAGCCCTGATCTACACTAATCTAAACTAATACCATGAAAAACTTAAATCTAAAAACTAAAGAACACACAAATGTATGAAAATGTATGCTTTTCACAAAGAATCTGTATCCTGTTCTTTTGTGTGATTCAAGACATGGGATATAGTTCTGATACTTAATCCGGTTTGATTTTGTATCAGATTATAAATATAGGATTTTGAAACTACAGTTCTTAATTGACCTAAATCATTCATAATGTTTTTATACATAAGATGAATGCTGTTGTTACGTTTGATGGTACTGATTCTCATTTCCTACTGTTATTAGTTACGTTCGGTTCTTACTTTTTCCTTATTTCCATAATCCCTTCCTGAAACTAATATTGCAAACTTAATAAAAATAATTCATAAACAATGAAAATCTAACTTTTCTTGTATGTTATTGATATACGTGCATATATAAGAAAAGTGAGACTTTCACAAGCCTCACTTCCCAAATTATAACTATGAAAAAACTATATATATATACAAAAATTACCTGCATTCTAATTTGTTAAGATCATCCAATTCAGACTTGCTTACGATCATATCTTGCGTCAGGCCAGATCTGTTTTGGTATGGAGCGTAATCGGTTTCTACCGTCTTAACCTTCTGAGTATAATCGTATTTCACCTCCGATTCGGTTCCTGTCAGATTTTGGTAGATAGAGCCGGAACTACTCTCGCTTACTTTAGACCATATCTTATTACCTACTCTTATAAAATTATCATAAATACCTTCTGCTGTTATAACACCATCTTGCTCTACGATATTAGAACCCGATTTTTCTTTTAACAAATACGGGTGCCTGGTGTAAAAATAGTGTTCAAAATCATTCCCAGCATACGAAGGGTCATACCTCTCCAAATAAAACAATCCTGATAAAGAAGGGTCGGTACTGGTCATGCTATAATCAAACAACATCAACCTGTCTTTTCCAGATAAAGATAATTCTATTGATTTCAAAATATCAGGATCATCAGAAATAAGACCCAAAGATGGACCAGGTTTGAAGTCAAGATACTTATAGGCATTATCATATAATTTTGTTTTATGGAGTTTGTTGTCAAGGTAAGATTGGTATAAATCGAATAAGGATAATGGGTTTTCGCTATCTTGTTTTTTGTTCATGTATCGACTATACTCCCGATCCACATCCACGTAAGGAACGTCAAGTACCGCAGGGTGCCCAAACGCCATCCTGGTCATTATCATGTCCTCTGTGTTCTGAGAATCCATGAACGATCTGACGTATTTTTTAATGGAAGCCATGAGCGTATTATTATCTACGTTCCGTACTTTCTCTTTATCCAAAACGCCGTTCTTAAAACAAGATTCAGGATATATTTTAGTAGAAAAATGAGTTAGGTTGTGCTTGGCTAATACTGTTGATATTTGATACATCTCGTTAAGATCATCTTTGCTGATCCTTTGATATAGATTATCTCCTACCTTAAGCAATGAATGTTTCTCAAATGCCTCTACTGGGTCTATATCGGATTCAGAATAAACGATATTCAAATTATCCATATACTCCGGCAATAATCCAAAATAATAGTCTGTACTATCACCAAGAACATCATCTATAGAAGATGCCAGCGTTGGAGCATAATTTACATCATTATGCCTGGCCACATAAATATCAAGATCCAGCATCAAATTATCTATCTTATTCAAAGATTCTTCTGTGCCATCATAAGTTTCCGATGTCCCTATTATATCTATGCCAAACCACGTACAAGCCTCTTCTATATCCCATATCATGCTTCTTAAATCGGATTCGGTGTCGGCATTAGCCCTATGTAAATAAGCTGATATACGAGCTCTTAGGAACTCTATTTTGCCGGAATTGTAATAAGAAAGATCTTGTAGCTTAGACAAAGATCTTCTCTTGCCTTCCACCACATCATCCCCTTCTATGTTTATTACCGGAATCTTATTCGTAGATGAGAACTCATCAAACATAGATTCGGCAAATTCTTTATCAGAAACGAATTTCTCAACCAGTTCAGGATATGAATTTCTCAACGATTCAAAAGCAGATGAAAATTCAGAAAAGTTTTTTATGCCGGCTACTGTTTTACGCATAGCATAATAAAGCTCAGAAGGATTATATGGTACTTTTTTACCAAATTGGTTAAACACTCCCTCCTTGTAAACAATAGGACCATACTGATAGTCAATAGACATAAAATAATTATCTTTTTCCCTATCATGTTCGTTAATAGAAGAATCTATTAACTTTCTCATGGAAGTCGAAACCTCGTTTAAAACAGAAGGATCGGATAAAATACGACTTATTTCTGTTTCATCATACAAACCGGATCTCCTTAATTTCTGCTCATTCAGTATCAAACTGCCATCTACATAAAAATCGAAGAGAATAGCATTAGACAATGAAGACGCATTGAAAAAATAATGAGTAGACAAAAGGAAATCCCTTACATCCTTAACATCCTGAGCCGTTAAAGGATCAGCAAAATAAGTCTGACGCTTCATATACGACAGCACATCTTCTAAAAGAGGTTCGCCATTGGGATCGGTATTAAACATCTCCCCTGGAGCCGGGTTGTTCCAATGACCGTAATACGACAAAAAACCAGGAGTGTAAGCCTTAGCCCATACCTGAAGGGCCCGCTCGCTGTTTCCTAATACTTTTAAAGCACTTTCGTAAAGAACGGAAGGCTCCCCGTTAGGAGCCTTAACCCGTTTTATTTCATTTTCCTTTTTTTCTATCTGACATTTGACACCCATAGTGATAAATATTTTAGACAAAGATAGTATAAAAATAGAAATTATGAAACTTCTATTTCATAATGCGAAGCCTCTGTCTCAACTATCAATCTTCCCTCTCCTTCGAACTCAACGCTATCATTTCCTGGACCAGTAACAAAAGGGAAATCAGATACGGATGTTACATAATCTCCAGAACCACCGGAGAAAGACTGACTTTTACTTTGTTTGTAATTGATAGTCAATTGTGTTTTACCTATCTGAAGAGTTCCAGATAAATTTTTAGTATAAGTAGTGGTAGTTGTAATATCCCCATTTTTATAACAATACATTATAAAGGTGGTAACCGGACTCTTTTTTATATTACTATCCGGACCTGCATGATAAGATTCATTTCCTCCAAATATGCTATAAATGTGACAATAAGGACCGACTCTTTTACTTGAGGTTTTAGCCTTATCCTCGACTCCTTTCAAAGATATAGTAACCTTACTCTTGTATTCAATATCCTTCCAATTACAGACTCCTTCACTTACGTTTCCAACAAACCTGTCATCAACATAAACCTCTATATTCCCCTGCTGATTGGTCTTCAACTGATACTGAACAAGATTTGAAACATCTTCGTATCTCCTTCTCATACTCAACACTCCTTATTTAACTCATTTATCGAATCCGAATTATCAGAACCTTCTACAAGATTCTTATTCCTATCTATCTCTTCCTGGCTCATATTACTAATCATATTTTGTATTTTCCTACCAGATTGAGATAAAGAACGGATGAATGCGCTGGAACTTATCTTAACTCCAAGATCCGGTTTTGCCCTAAACGCTTCACCGGTACTGATATTATACAAATCATACACACCTGAGTTCATATAGAATTTATATATCCAGTTTCCACCAGCTTTTTTGTACCCTAATTTGGTTAACTCGACTACACTCATACCAAATTTAATGCCATTACGACCCATTATCTTCTCCGGTATAGGTTCTACCTTAGCCGGAACAGATGTATATGCTTCATCGCCGCCGTACAGGAAATAAGGGGTTGTCACCCTTGATATGTGAGTAAGCGACTCTTCGGATATACGAGGTTCGTCTTTCGCAGCCTTAGATCCTTTCCTTAGATTGGATATTCTAATAAAAGGATCGTATGTCAAAAAGGTTAAGCCGTATTCTACTTTATAACCTGATACGCCGTTAAGGTCCCTTATAGCCTTAGTCGTATGCGAGTGATTGATGGTGTCTATACCATACCTTGATTCCATATCGGTCATAATACTATTAACCTCATCTCCCTCTACATAAACCTCTTCTCCTTCCGGGATAGAGGTTATGCCGGCAGCCCTTCTAAGTAGCCATAAAGTAACTTCAGCAATGTCAGAGAACTTATCTCCGTTCTTCCTATAGTTATCTACTCTTCCTTCTTCAGATCCAGGTAATTCGACATTTCTTTCAACTTCGACATTTGTTCTGGATTGTCCTTTGCCTTCTCCATCTCCCTTTTTATCGCCATCTTCCTCAGTGCGTACTGCACCGCCTTCTGCACTTCCTTCTTTTCCATCATTTAAAATATTATCTGATTCTGACTCTATAGACTCCACGACAGCATCATACTCTGGTATGCCGCTAAGGAAATCTGCTACGTTATTCAAAAACTCTATTTTTTCCTCGTTTGTCATATCAAGGCTTTCCACGGGCTCCCATATGGCAGGCAAGTTGTTTGATTTTATTGCAGTAGAAACATCTTCTACAGTTTTATTATCCACCGTAGGCAAAACTTTAGAAACCAAACTATTGATATCAGATTCCATTTTTTCTACTTCCTCTTTTGTGCCATATTCTTTTAGGGTATCCATGCCATTGACTCTAAGAGAATAATTCAAAGCCTTGCTTGGAACAAAATTAATATATTTCAAAAAGTTTTTCAACTCTGATATAATTTGTTCGTCAGATCTTGGCCCAACATAATCAACCACCACCTGATCTGTTTGAGAACGAAGCCAAAAAACGTATTCTTCTAAGGTCTTACCACCTTTACTGGAAGGAGTGGATATTTTATCACCTACTGTTCCTTTAGGTTCTAATCCCATTTCTTCCTTAAGGCTTTTAGGATTACCTCTCTCACGAAGAAACCTCAAATCACCTCCTACAATCTTCCTTGCTATAAAATCAAAAATATTAGCATAAGACGGCAATCCTTCTTTTTCTATATGAGATTCTATTTCGTTTAACATAAGAGAGAAGTTTTTCCTGGAGGTACGCTTCTTGCCAGGTAAAGACTGCGTAGCTTGTGCCGCAGGAGCCGGCTGAGCTAATGGCGCCGGCTGAGTCTCCCGGGCAGCCCCTTCCTCTGGCATTTCCTCTTCATAAACATCCACGTCTTCTTTAGAAGTAACGGTCTTACCCTCATCAGAGAAAGGAAGATCATCCTCTATAAGCGACTTAGGACTGGAAGATGATTTACCAAACTGAATCCTGATCTTAGGAGCGACAAACATCTCACCTTCGAAATCTATTCCAGATTCTACTTCAGACGTCACAATGTCTTTCACGCTCCTACTTCCATCTTCTACCCACTTAACAACATCAGGAACCGTAGATAATTTTTCTATAGCCTCACGAGCTTTTCTAAGCCCTGAAATAGGATTCAAATACGATACTTGATACGAAGCCGGATCAAGACCTAACTTGGTTAGATACGCATTAAGATCTTGTATGTCATCTTGACCCATCTGTAGCAATTCAGAATCACCGGATTCAAGCAGCATATCTATAAAAGACATCCATTTCTGCCCTTCCTCTGATTCCACAGAACGTAGGCTAACTGGGAAAAGATAATTAAGACCGTTTTTACCTTTGATGACAACTACCGGAACTCTTACATTTTTGTAATTATTCCCCTTGTCATTTAATATAGAATAAGCAAATGGGAAGCCTGTGTATTTAGATCCGTTCTTAAGCACGACTTTACCATTTAATACATATCCGACATCAGATACTTTTTCAGCACCTTTTTCGGTAATAGGGAGATTTTCTACCTGGCCATATCCTTGACCGTTCACCTTCATGTTAAACACCGGTCTTCCGGGAAGGGTCTGGGCAACAACATGCGTGCCGACGCCGATGGTAGCCGACCGGCCGGCGTCCTTCTTCCACTTGTTAAAAGCCGTTCTTCTTATTTTACTTATACCATCTATGCCTCCTGTATCAGCTTTTACAACAGAAACGAATCTGTTCCCACTCATGACCTTGATAACCATATTGGATACCAGTTTATTCTCAGCAGATTCTATTCTTTTTTTATCGCCGGACTGAACAGCGTCATTGTATTCGGCAAAAAGAGACTGATTATAGGTATCATTTACATCTATTTCGAGATTAACCTTATCTCCTTTTTTCAAAAAAGATAATGCTTCCTGATCTATTTTATCTACCTCATTCTCTCCGAATCCGACACCTGTTCTGTACGGAACCAACTCATCTGAATCAAGACGCTTATAAACCAAAGAATATGAATTACCCACGTCCTGAATAGACACGTCTGTGTAGCGATTAAGAACACGAGCCGATTCTTTGTCTATAGACCATCTTGCATGATAAGGCAGTTCTATCACGGTAGCCGTTTCTCCACCTATGTTAAGAGAATACCTTTTAGTGCCATTAGCGTTCGTTTCAGAGCTTATTTGAATAGGAACCAATGATTTTATAGAAGATATAAATTTATCAGCTCTAAGACCCGCAATTTCATACCTTTCATTGCCATCATTAGAGATTCTTCTTACCATCAATGTCTCTGGATTCTGGGCGCTATCTATATTGGCTCCCGGCGTATTATCAGATTCGTCTAATTCATTTACAAGAGAATCTATATTAGCATCATCCTCCCCGAAATTACTTAACGTAGATTCAGAGATACGACCTTTATCAATAATCCTGTTTTGCTCGATATAAGGAAGGAGGTCCGTGATATTTCCAACCTGGCCAAGATCTTCTATGGTAAATACCGAATCTGCAAGTTTATCTTCGTCAACTTTCTCTCCTTTGTCCCGCCTGTTCATTATATCAACATACGAAGAAATAGCATCATCAAGCTCCTTTCTTTGATCTGGCTCCAAATTAGACTTAGCCATATCAATAATAGCTTTATTTTCCTCATATACTGATCTCGGACTTGTAAGCCTGTCAGCCTTTTCAGATAATGATTTAATGAGATTAACAGGACTATCACCTAAAGACGATACATAATCATCAAAATCTTGTTTGTATTTATCATACACATCTTTTTCTCTCGCAGTAAGAAGATCGGCATTACCTGTATATAGTTTATCAATTATAGACTGCCTTACGGCCGGAACCATAATAGGATTATCCATAGCAGCCTCATAATCTTCATCTGATACAGACTCCGTAAGCGGTGACTCTTTTATATCATCTTCTGCTTCCTTCATCCTATCTTCCCTTACTTTATCAAGAGCATGCATAAAAGCCTTGATAGTCCAAGCTTCGTCTTCCGAAATCTTACCTTCTGACACAGCTTGATCTACTACCTCATCAGTATCATATTCACCGACTTTATTAGGCTCTGCAAAATCAGGAACCTTGTCATCCCCCTTATAAGGAGTAGACCATAGAGAAGACAGCGCTTTTGAAAATCCCCTGTTTTCCTCAGCTAAGAATCTTTTATCAAGCATCTTAGACAAGAAGTTATTCATATTCCTATAGTCCATCAAACTCCTTCGGTATTCATTTACCAAGGATCTCATGGCTTTGTCTTTGGCTGTAAACTTCTTTTCCTGTCTTGATTTTACATTAAAATAATCATCAAAAGCCACAAGTGTATCATAGGCTTCTATTACATCTTGTGAACTTATGGGAGAAAGAGGAGATGATAAAACAGATTCGGTTTTACTTACCAACTCTTCTATCGAAAACTCTTTTCCTATTAACGTTGATAACTCAGACAACGAATTGTTATAATTGGTTCTAAGGCTTTCCAATTCTTTGGTTTTTCGTTGTATGGATTCAGCTTGCGGATCTTTCCCTTCTACATTACGAGGGCGGGTAGCAAGATCTTCTATTTCGGATTCAAGTTCTTCTATCCTTGACCGTATGCCACGGATAGCCATCGCCCGCTCCCTTGCCCTGTCCGACAGCCGGGAGAACGTACTTAGAGCATCCGCCACGCGAGGCTGACCCGAAAGCGTTTCTATGACAGAAGCTATGTCTTTCATTCTTGATTCCGATTGAAGACCAAGGAAAGCATTACGAGCCACGTATTTCCTAAACTCAATCTTAGAATCATCACCTATAAGATCTTCGGCAAAACTCTGGGCAGATCTGAAATCCGAAAGACGATTGTTATAATTATCAATAATAGAGTCCTTGTATTTCTTTGCCTCTTCCAAAGACATTCCATTAGCTTCGGCTATTTCCGAAATAGGCATCATATCAATCATCTGCCGGAAATTTTCAGCCGAATCCTCTAAGGTTCCCATTTGGTTGTCAATAGACATCTTTTCAAACATAGCATCATCAAGCTCCTTACCAGTCATAGACTGGGCATCGGAACGAACTTGAGGCCCTAAACTCATTGATTTTTTCAACGTATTCAAAGCCGCCATGTTAAGATTAGAAGATGCTTTGTTGTATTCATTCACTTGCCTTTCCAGCAAGATCTGACTATTGCTATACTCTTTCAACCCAAAGAAGCCTTCCCTCATACCGAACAAAGAACCGATAATAGCACCGATTCCTATTTCAGTCCATCCTTCTTTAGACGTATATTGCTTTTTAAATCCTTCAGAAATAGCATCAAGAACATCAACGGCTCCGTTCATGGCGACATTATCATATCTTGACTTAACATATTCCTCAGCCGTATTCTGGACAGCACCTTGAGATCCTTCTTCCCATAAGCCTTCAGATACCGGTCTTTTCATGATATTGAAAACATTGCCTGCTATCTTCTGTCCTATATTGGGATTGGTTATTTTAATAGCCATCTCTCCCGGCTTCGCAACTTCCGTCCCTAATCCAAATAAATGCTTGTTGAGCTTCTTTTCCAACCCTGGTATAGCTTTGCCTCCTAACCCTATATACTTACCAAAAAGAAGCCAGTTAGATAATCCTACTATACCCATATTGGCGGCAAATATAGCACTACCTACATCAGCATTAGAATTACGAAAAACAGCCATTTCCTCTGCATTGGGATCACGACCATAAATCTTACGATAATAATCCTTGAAATCAGACTCGGATTGCTTCATAAAAGAATTTGCTTCAACCGATGACTCGAATCCGGCACTGGTAGCCAACAACGTCATGGTCTTAGCCGCCTCCCCTACATTTCTTCCGGTAGCAACTCCTTTTCTTACATAGTCGTTAAACACGCTTTTAAGGCTTCCTATGCCCCTATTGGCGGCTTGCCTTGCTGCCAACTTAGCTCCGATTCTTCCACCTAATTTAGCACCTATATTGCCCAATGATCCAACTCCAAGTCCTCCGGTCATGTACGCTGATATCATGGCTCCTACGGTAAAAGACATTCCGTTACCAAGGACATCATTCCATAAGAAATTACCGGTATCCTTAAAAAGCTTCTGACCGAAATTATAATCTTCTACCTCTTTCTTGTAATAATGGGGAAGAAGCATGTCTATTTGCTGGTCAAGATCACCTACAAACTTATCCATGTTAGTGTTTAACGCAGCTTTGTAACTTCCCTCAGATGCCATATTGATAAGTTTGTCAGGCAATGACACAACTCCTTGAGCACCGTACAATGCAGACTTTAAAGCGAATTTGCCTACACCATTCCAAAACTTACTCCATCCGCTCTGTCTCCTGGCATAATAATCCTCATTGTTTATACCCGGAATATAGTTGGGATATTTTGTACGCCATACCCCATCATTACCCATCTGATGACTTTCACGGATACTTACCTTTGGTCCATAGGGATTAAGAGGCGGCGGGGCAGGTGTAGCCCCCCTGTAGCTGTTACGAGCCAGTGCCTCCGAGTAGCTGTTGCTTATCTCCTTGGCTATATACGGTTCTTCGTATTCGGCAGCAGCTATCCTTGATGCGTAATCCGGAAATTTAGGTTGGGCATACACACCTTCACCAGGCATATAATTAGGAACCAGAGGTGTTGTCGTCTCTGGTAATGTAGCCGGAGTGTAATTCTCTTCTTCGGCTAATTTCCTTTGCCTTGCCACATCTTCGTAAGTGGTTTTAGCAGCAGGATTATATCTATCTATATTATTGTCAGCCATAAATTTTCTGCAAAAAATCGTTCAACTTACTAAACTTGTCATTCATATTGGGCGTGATATTTATTCCTCTCATATACGGATCCCTCATCTGATCAAGACGTTCTTGAACAGCCTCCTTCACGTATTTTACAAAGAAGTACTGAGGACACTTCTGGTGAATGCTATTCCAGTAATCCGCATACTCATCATTACCTGGATCCAAAGGAACAAAATCCGAGAACAACAATGCAGGATTTTTAGAATTTTTAGTCCTTTTGTCATAGAAATTGACCGCTACCTCTCTCGAACCCCTATCGTCCATTCCTTCCAACTGAACTGATATGTTATCAGACATGTCAATAAAATTATCAACAAGGGTTTTAATAACATTCATTTCTTCCGGCTTAAGGTAAGAACCATGAACCTTTACTATATCATAAAGATCATTCTTAACATCAGCCTTAGAAGCCAAACGGGGAAGACCATTACGTATAAGATACTTATCATAAGAATAACCTTCCTTCTTTCCGGTATCTACAAAATCACAGGTTTCAAAACTTGATTTGTAGCCATCTACCGGATAATTGCGCTCCTCGACCGAAGGATCTATACCCGCCTTAAGAAGCTCGTCATTCGTAATCTCAACTCTTTCTGTAACATAAGAATTTTTACCGGAACCTACTTGAGCAGTCAAGAATCTTCTAACAGTGCCATTATCTATCTCGGCATCCATATTAATGGCATTAATAGCAGTAGGATCCAGATTATCTACCTTTCCTGCCATGTAACCGGACAATCTTCTAAACTGAGCCTTCTGCAAAGACTTTTCCGGTGAATCGGCATTCCAATTGTATCTTTTGTAAGAATCAAGGTAATGATACTGAGATAGCTTATCAGAAATCTGATCGGGAGATACAGACATTTTTATCTCATCCTGCATCTGACCTGCTATCATATCAGACACCCTACTGTTTTTTTCAGCATATCTTAGCTGGGTAATAGTCAATGGTTCACCTTCCTGATAATCTTTTAAATCTATATCACCATCCTTATCTATGGTCATATAATCAGATATATTAAAATCAGGATCGCCATTGAGTTTCTTCATTCCATTAATAAGAGCCAATGTACCGGTAGAAGAACCATTATTCTCGCTTGTAATAGCATCAGATATGTTTTTCCCCAACTTGCCGGCACTCACCTTAGCTCCTAATGACGGAGATATAGCACTAAGAATATCTATTCCTCTTGAAGGGTCCATCATGTATTCTCTGAACCCTACGGCATCAGATACACCAGTTGTTATGGCTGTGGCGAGTAGGAAGGCTCCAGCCTTGTCATCTGTATCGGTAAGATTTATAAAAGAATTTCCTTTCATAAACTTAGCATTACGAACTTTACTGATAATATCCTTATTTTTTTTAGTAACTATATTATCTATTTGATAATCAGTTATGTTATTTATAGCCTTTGCAGCTCCATTTGCCTTAGAATCAGAAAGAAGTAAAGCATCATAAGCTTCAGACAATCTGTTATTTCCTTGTCCGAAATATCCGTTTTTCTGACCTCCATTATTTTTTAAATAAGAATATATCCGTTCTTCAGGAGTCATATTAGCATACAATCCTGGGTCAGTTTTTTCTTCTTCGTATGATGCTGCAACGATATTGCTTCTGTCTGTAGGAGATAATGAATTATATAATTTCAATAAATTTGCTCTACGCTCTGTGGAAGAAGATGTGAGTTGTTCATAAGGGATATTAGCCAAATTAACAGATCCTATCTTACCCGTTCCAGAATTGATAGCCGTAGGCCCGTCCATAGGAGCCATCGGCACTCCTACACCGCCTGCTCCTCTTGTGCCTCCGGATGAGCTTTCAGTGCCCATCTTGGAACCGTAAGTACGCATGTATTCGGTTTCAATCTTAGCCTGAGCAAGCTGCTCATTCGCCAATGATATTTCAACCATAGACTTGGCATTGTCAGTCAAAAACTTTTGCTGAGCCCTATCCTCTGCCAACCTTGCAAAATAAAGATCATCTTTCTTCCTTTCAAAACTTGTATTGTCGTATCTCCATGCATCAACCATCTTATCGAAAAGATTATTGGTAACAACAAAATTAGCAGCCGCTACCGGATCTGATGAAGCTATTATCATATCTGCCTCCCTCTTGGCTTCTGCTTTCTGATTTTTAGCTTCCTGTATCTGACTGTCAATACGATCAATAATATCTTTATTATCCCCTACTGATTTCTTTTTCGCTTCCAATGCTCCTATATGCCTATCGTATCTTTCGACATAAGACCCAATGTATTGACTAACCAAATCCGGATTACTGAACACCGGATTGGTAGCTGCCATATATGATGCCTCTATTCTCATCTGATTCCTCATGTTTTCAGATAAGTTAGCAGACACAAAATTCCTTATCTGGGAATCTGTAAGTTCATCTACGTTAACTTCTATAATCCCACCAGTAGGATTACCTTTAACATCATATTCTGTTGTTTGAATCTTCTTGCCTTCGTTATTTTTCCTAAAGTCACTAACCAGCTTATTTATCTCCTTAGTATAATCGACATAAGGAGAATAATGAAGACCTCCTAACCTTGATCCTGCTTTACCATCTGACCTCCATTTGTAATAAGGATCCAAAGCATGCCATTCATTAATAGGAGAATAAAGTTCAGGATGATTCTGTTTTATAGATTCTATTTCCTTCATAACCCTCTTGCCTTCTTTTGTGCCGGCAATAGCGTTAATGACCGTATCATCCAACACCGAACTTATCTCTCCTTGTATGGCTCTCGTAACACCATCAGAAGAAAGATCCACGCCTTTGAATTTTTGATTGATGTTAGCAATCACACCTGACATCTTATCTTCCATATAAGCGCGGGCTTCAGGCTTATCTATCTCTTGACCCATAAGATAATCTACCTGGGTATAGATCTTTTCACGAGCAGCATCAACCTTCTGCTGTTTGTACATCATGACGTCCTTAACAAGATCTATGTTGTAAGGACTAACATACGGGGCATATTGCCTTAAAATACTATACTGTGAAGCCACTATTTGGTCCTCCTTCTTCTTTTAATTTCATCATCTTCTTCATTTAAACTTCTCAAGTAAGGTGTGGAATAATCACCCATATTCATCACATCCTGATTACCTTGAACGTAAATAATTTGACCACTTGGAAGCATTCTCATATTTGGAGCTATGGAAGCTATGGTATTCAACGATGTACGAACATTGAACTTATTCTGTATCTCGCTGTTTATACTATCATAATAACGAGCAAGATTTTCATCCCTTATAGCCATAGCCTTCAACAACCCAGATTCATAACGTTGCCTTTCTGCTATGTTCTTATCATCTGTCTGAACATAAGCCATTTCATTAAACCTATCAGCTTCGTTTATTTGCCTTGCGTTATTGAAATTTACTTCATTAACATACTTGGCTATATTGCTTCCAGCTATGGCGTTCATATTAGCCAGAATAGCAGCCCGCTGGGAGTCGGGCACGTCACCTACTGCGTCTAACTGAGCCGATGTCGCACGGTTGAGCTCGTTGATATACTGATCAGCAGATTGAAGAACCGGGTCTATTCTCGGAGCCTGATGTCTTTCCAGGCCTTCTATCTCCAAGCCAGTGTCAAGGGTTCTTAGCATTTCCGGGAAGATAGGACCGAACGCCGCCGGTCTGCCCTGTCCTTTAGGTCCGTTGTCTTCAACCACCTCCTCTGTATCGGTGTCGGTTGCAGTCGTAGGCGTACTTGCTTTCGGTTTTACCTCTATCCTTCCAGGAGATCCAATCTTAGGAGGTGTAAGACCTGGTGCTATAGGACCGGCCTCAATAGGCTTCATTTCTGGTTTAACAGACTCAAGAACGAAGTCCATTTCCGGCATTAACCCACTATCTCTTAAAGCAACAAACTTATTATAATCGGAGCCCAGAATCTTCTTAGCGGCATCAGATTTATCACCAAATAAGTCAACATAATTCTTTATCCCTTTTTCGTTTAACAATCTTTTTTGCTCTGCCGAAACAACGTCCAACCCATAATAAGAACGAGTAGCTGTTGTCTGACCAAACTTATCATCTACGGCAAATGAATTATAAGCCTGATTCCCTCCGTAGCTTCCGGCGTCCTGGCCCCAGAATCCGTACTCATCTCTGAATTTCTTGGCTGCATCAGCATTCGTAATAGCGCCTACATCAGCTAACGCCCACAATGCATTTAATTGCCTGTTGTATCCTTTCTGGAAACCTTCTGTATCAAAATCACCATCCGTATTGTACTTGTTAGCCCATCGGTTTATGTCGAGCAAATTAGATACCGCCTTATCATTTACCCTGCCGTATCCTAAATTGCTTCTATGTTGGAGATTCTGGTTGGCATTGACACTGGAATCAGGATTAAGAATCTGCTCACGACCACTAACATCAGATACAGTCATATTAAGAGTTCGTCCAAATAACTGATTAATAAGCTTATTGTAGCCGATAGCATTCTTTCTAAGTTCCTCCAGCTCCTTCTGAGTAGGTCCACCTTCAGCCATTTTTCTGGTTTGCTTAACATACTCGTCATATATCCAGTTCTTAGCATCTGATTCTGCAATATTAAAAGCCTTAGCTTGTTTCTTTACCTGATTCAGATCAACAACCCCGCCATCCCTGAAAAAAGCATCCATCCTCTCGTTACGCTTAGATTCTTCCTGTTTGCCATAAACGATTTCAGCGAAAGAACGAAATTGTGCTTCAAGCTCGTCTATCTCTTTCTGGTTTTCATTGACGTACTTGGAAAGAATAGAAGCATTAAGATTAGATGTGTTTTTGTCTTTTACATCTTCATTTTTCTCTAATCTCTTATATACACGCTCCTGATCTTCGTACTTATCAGACAAACCTATCTTCTTCTTATATCGATCAAGGAGTGTAGCATACGTATCTTTTGACGTTGCCTTAATACCATAATTTTCTCTAACGTAAGAGGCAAACTCATCATCTATCTTACGATAATCGGAAACAATATAAGCCTCTGGCAAATCAACCGGAGTGCCACCATTTTCATGTCTGTTTCCTTTGGCTTCCATAGGCCCTACGGAGTCAGGAGTCAGCACGTACTCGCCTTTCTCTATCTCTACATTCGCAGCATCTTCCATAGACTTGGGAAGAGGATAAATATATTCGCCGGTCATATCAGACGTATCCATCTTCTGACCGTTACCTAAATTCACGCCACCACCTTCACGTTCCCACTTGATGAATTGCTGACGACGCTCCTTGGCAAGTTTTTCCCTCGCTGCCTGCTCGTCTCTGCTGGCTGCATACGCAGCAGATGAAGCTCCCATGATATTACGGGTAAGACCTAATCCTAAACTAACACCAGACAAGGCAGCTTGAGCCACATTAGCACCGACCTTATTACCGGCTCTTATCCGGCCAAGACTTGTACCGAACATTTGAACTCTGCCGGTTAGATCGGGTGAATAATATGGGGTAGTCATAGGATCCAGAGGATTACCATCTTGGGAACGTTTTTCTTTAGAGGAATCAGCATCCGCATCACCTACATTCATTGCATTATCAACGACTGATTTCTCTACGTTTTTAACCATGCCCCTATTATCAGCGAGATATCCTGCATACCCTGCATCATTGTTTTCAAAAAACGGATCGGATGTAGGCATACTGCTAAATGGATTTATCTCCCCCTCCTCTGTTTCTAAAGTCACATCAGAAGGCATATATATATTCTGAATATCAGATTCACCCCATTTATTAACAGGCGTTCCATAATCAAGAATAGACTGAGTAGAGGATACATTAATATCCTGTTTCTTATCCTGAACACTACCGCCAGGAGCGAATATCGGACGATTTTTTATGATTCGTAATTTCATACTATCTTTTTTCACAAAGATAAGAGAAACGAACGAGAAAATCCAACGTTATGGGATACGTTTAAAAATCAATCATGTACGGCAGACAAACCGCCCGAATCAGGGTCGTACTTAAGACCGCATGCCCGGCGATAGTTCTTAAGCGCTCTCTTATACAAAAAAAGCACTGTCTTGGAAACTATTTTCTTCATAGACTTGGTTAAAATCTCTTCTGTTGAAACAGACATCAGACAGCTATTCAAGAACGACCTGACATTGGAACCAAACAAGGTCTTCACCATTTTTCTAAACGTTCTAAAAAGGTATGATGCCGAAAGAGTCTTTAATCCATTTCGAGCCAGTCTCTTATTCAAATACGAAACAGCCTTGTCAGATAAACATATTCTATTCTTTCCTTCGCTGTCTACCTCTGACGAAAACCACGAATGTAAGGTGGTAGGATGTTTCTTGAGATGATTGATAAAGGAAGTCATTATCCCTTCTTTTAAAGCCCTTTTGTGGGCTACGCATGCGGCAATCTTCTCTTCTCTTTTTAAAGAGCTATCAAGGCATCTAAACACCGTCCTATCGTCTCCAATGAAATACTGAGGACGCTCTTCCTTAAACTTAGCTCTATAGGCGGCATATCCTTCCTTACGGAGCATATCTATCTGAGACCGGATATAGAACCTTACACACTTTTCTTCAGCCTCTTGCACGCTTTTAAGATAAGGAACTGACTTTCTTCCATATCGGAGATAGTCATAAACCATAGCCTCAATAAAGTCATTGTACGGAAAAAATCTTCCAAAGCCAAAGTTCCAAACGACGAAACATCGCACTCTATCTTTCCAGTAATCAGATATGATAAAGTTGCTGCAATATCTCAACTTCCTGTCTTTCTGATAGAAATGATGAGTATGTTTGTCATAAAATAGATTAAAATATCTCAAATTACCTAAACACTGACCGGCTGGACGGCGTACTACATTATACCCTAAGTTGCTGAAGCTATTGTATATAACTTCTATCGGAGAGACCGGCTCTTTCTTAAAGAGCTTGTCGTGTAACTTGTGATGATCTATTATTTCAGTTATTTTTGTCTCCATATTGTTTTTGTTGTTTAGTGCAAATATATGATTTTACATAAAAAGAAGAAAATGCACTGCCTTGTATCCGGTTTGAGAGAAATAGGATACAAGGTTTTTTATTTTATGACGGTTTGGATAAGAGACAAAAGAACGGCTCGAAACGTAACCGGCTGACCGTCAGGGGTGGGACAACAAATCTTGAATTAAAACTACGCCTATAAATAGTCTCCGTTTTCCTTAATATTAAGACCATTTTCAATGATCTTACTCATTATATTATTTATATTATTTTATATACTTTACCATTTATTCATATAATTGTTTACAGTGAATGAACTTAACGACCGAAGGGAGTTAAGTGAGTGAACGGATTGACAAATTACTTTTTCCATCTATTGTATTGTTTGCCTAATTGTGTGAAAAGATTGAGTATCGTGACCGAAGGGAACGATGCGAAAGAACTTATAATATTTAAAAACGACTGAACCTATCGACGAAGGAGATAGGTGATGGAGTGACGTTAATAGTTATATTAGGTAGCCAGTGGAGAATTAGGCAGGGAGTAGGCGAGACGAGCGCCCATGCCCGTCAGGACAGTGAAAGTACGTAGGTCTGTTCCGTCCAACCAAGGAGATGATAGTTCCATCCTTCACGAAATCGCACAAAAAAGCCGGATTATCTTGATATCGTTCTTCAACCTTCGGTATCCGTATAACGAGTCTCAAATCCGGCTTCGCTTTATTAATATGAGAAATAAAACAATCTTGTTCTAATTATCAGTGACGCCTTTAATGCGAAGTTGTATATTGGGAAGCACGGCATTAATCAAAGCCATTTTCTTATCCTCTTCGCTTTCTTTTTCATGCTGTCTATACATCATGCTGTAATCACTGTCATCACCATCCTTTTTCCCGTCTAACGTCAGTAAATGATTTATGATGTCCTTACCATACGTTTCAGTCCATGTACGGAATCTCTCTTCCTCGGACTGTCTCTCCTGGGACGGAGCTTCCGGGTTAGGGAGGGCGGCTGCCACTTCTACCTCTGGAAGTGTTACCGATGCTGCTATTTCACCAGCATCTCCGAATCCCATTTGACCATACAAAGATACTGAATTTTCTTCAATATCCAAACCAAGATTTTTAGCAACTTCCATAGCATAGTTATAACGGTCATCATTTCTTATAACACTCTTATGAGGACGTCCTGCTCCTTGGTTCCAAGCTATTACAGCATCTTTAAGGTTATCGGCGTTCATGAAGTCCTGCCGGCTGTAGTTGTAATAACCTGGTCCTTCTTTTCCTTTTCTTGTGTATAAGAAATTAGAATATCCGGTCTTTCCTTCGTATTCGTCAGCTAAGAACTCAAGTTGGTCTTTGAATGTTGGTGTAGAATGACCTTTCTTTTTAGCGTGCTTGAATAGCTTATCCATGCGCTCATTATGCCATTGCTGTATGCCGTATGATGTTCTGTTGTCTCCGTATATGTCATCTTTAAGACCGGATTCAGCCATGAGGTTACCTATGATGGCGAGCGCCTGTATCTTGGACATACCTCTCTTATTAGTAAAGTATTCATATGCTTCACGCTGCTTGCCAATTACTCCACCTTCTTTCATCTTACTTACATCATCTACTACACCTAATGTTGATATAATAGGATTTGCAATATCAAGTACATCATCTACCCTATTCCCATATCTTCCCATAAAAGACATATTCCTTATCACATTCGTTCCTCCTATTGCCTCGGCGGCTCCACCAAGTATGCCGGCGTAGTTAAAAGTATTATCTCCTTCTGGATCTAAGGCAATCTGGCTTCCGTCAACACCCACATTAGACAATCCAGCTATGGTTTGTATTTTGCTACTTTCTGCTATTGTCTTAAGAATCGGCATCAACCTTAATCCCATTTTGTTATATAATCTGAGCATTCCTGGTGTAGAAGAAGCAACGTCCGCAAGTGTAAGCAAAGATTCGGCCATTAACTTATAAGGGTAAGCATCCTCCCTGCTCTTGTTCTCCCTCTCTTCTTTAGCATCATCAATTCCCTCTTTTACCTTATCTATATCTATGGAATCTAAAAGATTATTTATAATAGCTCCTATTTCTTCCCCGTTTCCATCTTTGGATATTATCAAATTTCCTATTTCACTATTTGAAAACCCGGCTATTCTTCTAAATTCGTCCTCATCAATTTCACCTTTTTCAAGATCTGAATGAGCTTGTTCAAGTAATCTCCTCCTCTTTTCTTGCCACTCCCCATTGTCATCTTGTCTTTTTATAACCTCATCTCTCTTGTCTGGATTGCTCCACCAATACTTAGCTTCTCCACCTTCTTCGTATTTCCTTACAAACCTTTTAGGTAAAGCCTTGTCATTATTTCGAAGCACACTACCTTTCTTAGGATCGTATTTGATACGTTCCCTTATTCTAAGAGGGACATCCCTTTCCGGTATGATGTCTTCCGCTATCTTCTTTCGACTAAAATCATAATCATCCTTCACATCTAACATACCAGCATCCGGATCCCATCTTACACTGAAATTCTTCAACGCACCTAATCCGGAAGCTTCGTTTACTTTTTCAAAATTGTCACCATATACTTCTTCTCTAAATGGACTTACGCCTTCATTTACTAAAATCCATTTTCCTGGATTTTCAAATATATTTTTATTTAGTTTATCAAGTACCTTCTTGTAATCTCTTATTTTTCGTTTACTTTTTTCATCAGCATCCTTATATGCCTCGTCAAGCATGTTGTTCATATATTCTTTATCTAATAAAGATTGTATCAAAATAGCTTGTTCTTGAGGCAATCCCACGTACTGAGCATCATCATCATCGTCATCAAAACGATACTTGCTTGCCGGCAGCCTACTTATATCTCCGTCCGTGTAAGCCTTCCACATTTTCTCTTCAAAATCGGTGGCGGTATCTTCTCCGGATCGCTCCCTATTAGGATCCAACATTCGTTTCACAGTAGGAATAAAATCGGCAATTAAACTAATAGGATCAGTGTCTAATATTGGATTAACGGATTCATACCATTTATTAGGATCAGCATTATTGGATATCCCTACCGACTCAATAATAGAATCAGATACTCTAACCTTCTTGCCATCATAGCCTCTACCTACATACCCTGTATCACCGTATTTTGCGGCTACATGACGAGCGTCTTCGTATTTTGAATCATCAGTACCTTCTCCTACAGATTTGTCCTCTACGGGCTTGTTTTCAACCAGAATATAGTTACTGTCGTCATCCACCGTCCAAGGCTGGTCTGTCGGCGTAGAGAACACCCGGCGCTCGAAGGCACGGCGCTTCTTCTGGCCGCCCATACCTTTCTCGTTTTCATTGTGATTTATTTCTTTCACTGCCTTATCATAATCACCTTCTTTAAGGTATTTGAAAAGCATTGGGCTTTTAGAATACTCTGGTCCTCCTGTATTGTAAAACAAACTAAACAAAGCATCTCGCTGATTATTGTTTAGATTCTTGAAATTAGGAGTTCTTCGTATAAATTCCGGAACAAACGTATTAACTACACCTTCAAATTCCTTATCGGCCTCTTCTATTGTTATACCATTCTTGTATTTTTTAAGAAGATGAGGAAGATGAAATCCGTACCCGATTGTTATATTTCCCTTCTTATCGTCATATAATTCAGGCTCAAACTTTTCCCACGATTTCAAATATTTTAGGATATTTTCTGAGGGCTTCCAATCTGATTTATTCTTCTTTGCCATCTTTTTCTTCCTCTAAGAATCCAAACATTTCATCTGCGCAATTACCAACAAATCCGGCTATGTAAGCTGCATGTTCATCTTCTCCCACCTTAAAGCCAAGAGACATATTACAATGTTGACATACCGACATAGCTGCATGAAATGATTCATGACATATGTTTTGTGTAGTCATATCATTCTCACTTTGAAAATTCCATAATAACTTAAAAGCTCTATCATCTCTCTTATCACGAACAAGATTCATAAAAGAGACTTCTGAATCTAAATCGCCTTCATCTCCCCATTCTCCTTCATGATCCGGTTCTGCATTCTCAAAACGATCACACAGTGTTTTGTAATCTAACCCTATGGTGATAATCAACTTTAGTGGATATATCACAAAATCAAATTCTTTTTCTTTCATTCTTTTTTTTTTCAACAAATGTAAACAAAATAGCCGAAGAATGACACCATTCATTCTCCGGCTTGTTATGATAAATCTCTTCTTATGAAAACAGTATGAGTATAAGATTTAAATCTTAATCTTCCTAATTTCCTCAATCATATTCTTATATCCGCAGAACTTGCTGTTAATAACATCGAAGATAGATTCTGACCAGCCAGCTATGTTCAAGATATTAGATCCTCTTTGACATACTCCCATCGCTAAAGCAAACGGGATTCTTGGATACAAACGCAAGAAACCCCGATATTACTATCGTTGGAATTACTCTTACTCTCCAATTCGGAAATGCCCTTCCGAAGTATATTACGGGCTGCAAGAATATCACGGTCGTTGATGGCGCCGCACGCCGGGCATACCCACGTGCGGTCGCGTAACGACAGACCTTTATTAATGCAGCCACATTCACAAGTTTTGGAAGAAGGATACCATTTGTCAATCTTGTGTACTATCACTCCATACTTTGAAGAAACGTACGTAAGTTTATCAATAAAAGAAGAATGACTGAGATCAGAAACTTTCTTTCCCCACAAACGCTTCATTCCTTCAATGTTTAGATCTTCAATGAAAATATAATCATACTGTTTGCATAACTGATGAGCTAATCCCCATTGAAAGTCTGATCGAAGATCTTTTATTTTACGATACGATTGTTGTAATTCAAACAGTCTCCTTCTTTTATTGTTGGGGTCCTTCTTTGCATTAGAAAGCCGTTTGTTTAGTTTTCTAATCTTGTTTTGATATTGTTTGAAGAATAATGGAGACCCAATTTTGTTCCCATCGCTTTTAGTTAGATAAGTTTTTAGACCGAAATCTAATCCGATAGATGCACCATCGTGTGTCTTTCTATAAGAGTTTATAGGATTGTGATCTGTAACTATAATCAAACTAAAACGGGAACAAGTTTCTCTAACTATTCTAATTTGTTTAACATTACCTTCGTAGACTCTACTGTATGAGAATCTAAATCGTTTCTTTCCTTTGTTAATTGTTAGACAATTGCCATTTAGAGCAAACCCTCCTTGTTTGAATACAAAAGAATTGAATTTCTCCGGTGATTTAAACTTAGGAGGTCGTTTAGCCAACTTCTTAAAGAAACGACTGTATACTGAGTCTAATCTCTGAAGGATTTCTTGTACTGTTTGGGAATGAAGAAGATTTCTATTAATTCTTTTAGAGAAATGTTTTTGCATCTTACCAACTGGTATGTATTTCCCAAACAGTCTATAATATCTACGTTGTAGAGCTAAAGCATGATTCCACACAAAACAACATTCACGAAACATCTTGTCAAGATACTTCGTTTTCTTTGAATGATAGATGTTGTATTTGTATGAAATCATTTTTTTATTTGTAATTTTGATTCAAAATTAATCAACCCAATTCATCCACCTACTAAAGCATGGTGGTTTTATTGGTTAAATTGTCATAAATAAGCGCCTATCTGTCCGAGATGGATCAATAGGCGCTACAAACATATTCAACTATTATTAAATCACAAAATAAAAACTACTTATTTTCAACTTATTAAATATTGTAATTTATCTATTCTTAATCTTATCTTCAGAAATCAACCACTGGAATATAATCTTCCGGTTGCTAATTACTTTCTTTATCCTCATCAGCATCCAACTTCCTCTTAACCTGTCCAGCCATGATCGTCTGAAATTAAGAGAATCAGGATTAACTGACTTATTTATATCGTTATCGTCCTTTATCCAAATAGGGGTCTCTGACCGGTCATCGTCAACCCTGTTGAAGAAGTCATTTAACTTATGTCTTCTATATACCTCAGTATCCAGGACCTCAGTATAGTCGCCTACGATTTTCGGATACGATATACGTTGCGCTAAATTATTCTTTTCTTCTGGAACAAGATGAATTTCACCTGAGTTGTTTGTGTCGTTGTAGATAGTTATCGTATCTAAACCTACTTTCCTGTCAAGAGTGTAATTCACATCATCGACGTATTTCCTTGCATCAAGCTCGTATTCTACAGAAGCCAGCGTAGAGCCATTATATTTCTCTTTTATCGGCACTTCTAATATAAATGGATATGTTGCTCCGTAGAATGTCTGGAAGCTCTTATTCGTCAGCAAATGACTCCATAAGCCGCCTTCTTCGTCTGATGTCGGGAAGTTTATTCCTGTCTGAAAATATTGTTGCTGTTCTATATAATAGTCAGGACAGAACGAATAATAAGAAATCCATTCTTGCTTCAGACACGAATATCCGATAGTGAACGACACATCCTTGAAATACTGTTCGTCTTTTAAAGATATTTCCTTATCGTTTGACAACACCTCTGTTTCATTGTATAAGAACCTTCCACCATCATATTTGTAATATGCCGGGTTCTTAACAGGTATATAATCTTTTTTCGTGATAAGTACCCTCTTATACCGATTATCCCATCCAAGAGACAGACCAAGACCGATAAATTTATTGTCTGTATCTTCTTCTGTCATCTCTGTACCAGTTAAGATATTAGTTATTCCGTATCTAAGAATCTTAAACGGAAGATGACGCTTGAGCCAATGTCTGATACCTACACTAAGTTCCTTGAGATTACGTCCGTTCGGGTCGGTCATAAACACCTGTGCTCTTTTAGTATCTACCCAGAAGTGACCAAATTCTGAACTAATTATTTCAGTACTCTGGGTTCCAGAATAACCGAGGTCGGTCGTGTTGTACTCCAGAGGCCGGGACGCAAACAGACCGCCGGTGCCCATCTCAGCCTGCCCTGGGGAGGTGCGCTCCTTGATTACGTCTATGGCGTTATGGAGTGAAACCTGATCCTCGAACCTGACAAGAATCTGATCGGATTCAATACGCTTCATGTGAATAAGCTTCCCGTTGCTGGTTGGGAACTCATGATAGTCCATAGGCTTGTACGTTAGCCACGGATCTGTTTGACTGTTTTCAGATACGTCAGCCCTACTCCATATAACACCATTAGGTCGCTGGTAAGCACAATCATAAAAACGACGTTCGTATGTTGCCGGCAATACATTAGGTGTTAATGTCATTCTTGATGAATAGATAGGACTTATCTTGTAATCATTGTCCCTATGGATAGATACGTTCTTTTCTTGTGTCCACCAAACAAAATCCCCTACTTTTGGATAGAATAATTCATGAGGCTGAGGGCCCTCTAATCTGAAATTACAATTTATTTCAGACTCTACAAGGAACTGAGGAATACCATAGAACCATGTATAAAATCTGCCATCTACATACTTACCGGAGGTGTCACCATTCAATTCATACAAGCTCTTCCTATTTGGGTAAAAAGCATATCTTCCTTTATTAGACGATGTCCAACTATTGAAACGTTCGTTATCCGTGGTTTCAAGCGCATCTTCCCCTGTATCATAATTAACAAAATATCTTGGATATCCTACATTTCTATAATCCATGTAAGGGAAAGGTATCATATCTCCAATACCAAAAGCACTATTATAAAAAACAGGAAATTTTCTCTTTAATGAAAATCTGGTTATCACCGTATCACCACCGAACATCAGTTTCTTTTCATTAGTGAAAAACCCACATCCACCTATGGAAATCCATTTTATATCTTCTATTTGACCATATTGATCCGGCCTATATCGCATAAGCCTCATATACGGAGAACAGATGTATGAAACTGATTTGGATTGCTCGAATGTTCTTCCTGCTACAACATCTCTTCCAGCAATAACCGAATCATCTATACGGCTACTGTCGTAGTTGCAGACATAGTTCGGATATTCCAATAAATATTTCGATTTACCATCTCCTTTTTCACCTGGATCACCAAATGATAAAAATAACGAAGATTCACGATCTATATTATTAACAAATAAGAATCGTCCCTCATTATCGTTTTTACCGGTTCCCCATTTAGATGACATACTGGCATCCATCATAGGATATACACCGGACTTCATGTACTTAACAGAAGATAAACCACGAGCAAAATTTCGTTCATACTTATCCTGGTCCGTTATACCTATCATTGAATTATATAATCCTACAGAAGTATAATACCATGCATGATTACGTCTTGGTCCATTGTTTATAAACGTATTAAGCCAATCATAACGGTACTTACCGTACAATATCGGGCCCTTAGCAAGAGTTTGACTGATGGTTGACACCATTGAAGAAAACAGCATGGCCACACTTAAATTCGTTAGGAATCCTCCTCCGGTAAGACCAGCCGACCCTCCTATGTATCCAGACTGAGCCCTTATCTGAAGCTCTTCTGCTATCATAGCGGCTATTGTGGCACTTGATTCAACTGCGGCAAGTGACGCAGCCATCGTATAAGCGGCAGGACCTAAGATAGTCCATTTTGGATGATCTTCTACAGGTACGAAACTGCCTACAGACATTCCTCTTTGGAACCCGTCTATACATACTTCATTTGGAAGTTCGGGCTTGTTAAAATAAATATCAGGAGAACAGAATGAATACCACACGTTTCCTCCTTTGTCGAAAGGATGGGATATAAACTCGTCTCTTTTGCCAGACGTATAATTATATTGATCTTGTGATAGGTCATTATATGGGTAATTAGGATAGATATTTACATTACCATCGTCTCCTATGTATCTAAGCATATCGTAGGCCAATCCTGAAGCCACAACCGACCTATTTAGCCTCCTATCTCCACGATACAGTTCATATCCTACAATCGTATCTCTTTGTTGTTGCGTAATCAAACCAGAATCCACCGCAAAATCCAAAAATACTTGTATGGTGTTCTCATCCACCATAATACCTACCGGATATATTTCAGAAGCTATGTCATATCCACGTTCATCACTGTTCATGAATGGTATATGCTTATTATCTGGAAACCGGTAATGACGTATAGGTTGCTGGCAAAATACGGTAGAAGTATCTACCCCTCCATAAGAATGACCCTTGAAATAAGATAATCCATTTTTGTCTGACAAAGGAGCACCATAATATTCTGTTAACTTATTCATAATATTAGAATAAGCTTCTGATTTTTTTGGATCACCATAAGATCTGCCTGTGTCTATTTTCATCCTGCTACTATCATAAAGTTCAAAATTAGCAGGATATTTCTCAGATGATTCCCAATATGCAAAATCCCCGTATTTATAAGGACGAGGCTTGCAATTGATGGGCCTATCTCCACATGTCTGACATTTAGATGCAAATACTACCGTCGATCTTAATGTTATTGAATCAACAGACAAATCAACCTTATTTATTTCTTTTTCTCTTACACCAAAAATATAAGGATATATGGTTTTACCTGTAGCAAAAGCGACTCCAAGAATAGCACGGGAAGGCTTCTTTTCTTCTTCTTCCTCTTCTTCTGGGGTATCATAATTTTTATAAGAACAAAATTGAATTTGTCTAAACGTCATTATCCAAGGAACTGCTACAATAGGAGATTCTATTGTAACATAAAAATAATTTTGACCTATAGAATCAAAAAACTCTTCATTTATTTCTCCGAAAGCCGGTCTTGCTATGTTAACAATAACGGAATGAGATGATTCATACTCAGGTCTATCAAATTCAACTGGTACTATTCCAAGAGGGGACCATGTTTCAACATCCTTCCAAAAAGAAACACGAACGTAATTGGTAGACACAGCATCCATTATGCCATCTACCTTTCCAAGAGCTTCAAGATAAAGAACTTTGTTCTCGTCTTTATAACCTTCTATGTCCCACTCTTCTGGTCTATTAATCTTAATAAATCTTGCATTTGTCATTACATTTCTGACAAACTTCCATACCACAAATTCAGATGCGAATCCAATATTAAGCTTATCCCCTGTAGGATTATTAAATGTAGCATTGTTTACATACCCTTCAAATTTCCAATCAGTTTCATCTATACCGGTATCCGAATTTTTATATATCATATCTTGCAACTTCTCAGAAGCTTCAGGCCAAAATTGCTCAATACAATACCTGGGTCCGTTCTTTGATCTATACTGATTATTTATGACTGTACTGGTAGATCTACCGGCTTGCCAATCTCCTACATCATTTATCTTTTGGCTCCATCCATCTATATGAAGAATATAACTTCCAAGAAGATAATTATAATTCTGAAAGTTGTTATAATCAGTTCTTGACACAGTAGGATCAGAGCAATAACTCTCAATATAACATCCGCATGTACAAGGCATGGTATCTAATACGTATATAGCATCAGACACGGTTTTTAAAACAGATCCAGGTTGTAAGTATGGATAAAACTCAGAACAAAGGTGTTGATTGCCATCACCTGATATGCTGCCAGCGCTATACCCAAAAAATGCTTCCTCCATCCATTCAGATAAAGAATCCATTGTCTCGTAATTAAACAACACAGAATACTTATTCTGATTTTCTCCTCCTGTGGTATATAGATAATCTGTAGAGACGTGTTCCATTTCGCTAAGAACCTTATAGATATAATCTTCTACAAGGCCTGTTATTAGTGGAACTGGAGCTGACAATATAGATTCTTGACGATGAGGGACTTCGCAGTCTCCTTCCATTTCTGGTAACCTAATATGATCAATTGGCTCCATATAATCCTGTGTTCCATCTTCTCTGTATTTGGTAGCTATATCACATATCTGTCTTTCATTGTTTCCATTCTCCTTATTATTACAAGCTACAAGACCTATATTTTCAGACAAATAATTTATAGGGGTTCCTACAATATCATCATAATCGATAATAAATCTTGATTTCCCTTTAAAAGTAGCGAAATTGCTTTCCACTATAACAGTTTGACCTACAGTAGCCGGGTTGTTACACTCTTTCTGTTCTTCATCTATAACAACCGCATCGTCGTCAATCAATACCCCATCTCCTGCCGTATTGCTATACTGCCATACATATTTCCTATCAACACCTGAGCAATCCGGAGCATATGCGTTTATAGACTGGTATGGGATACTGTCTTTGTTCATTTCCTCTCTTGCCTTATCAGAAGGTGGGGGAACAAGAACGAATGCTGGAGTTTTATAACCAGTAGATGTCTTAAACGAGATAGAAAACGGATACACTTCATTCCTCATATATCCCACATACAACGAACAAGCATTACCATCCTTATATAAATCTTCGTGGGCTACAGACGCCTGCCATTTCAAGAAATGACCCATGAGGGAAACTACAGGCTGTAAATTCCACTCTTTCTCAGCAGTAAGACCATATTGAAGAAGACGGTTTCCGACTGACACTATTCCTCTTGATGTATTATATATGGCTCTTTTTAAAGAAATATGTTCAAATGTTGTCCTCTTATTATTAAGATCAGAATAATAGTATATGGTCTTCTCTGTAATAGGATGAATACCTTCTATAAAATAATCCACTACAGGTTGTGTTTCGCCATTGTATCCTACAGTATTCTGAATAACAGCCACCTTGTAATGGCTGACTTGCCTATCCAGATTAGACACCTTAAGTCTTATACCAAGATTAGTTCTTTCTCCCCATTTACCATCATTTATCCTGATATATTGCTCATCAAATACATGAACAGGGTTAGTTAATGAAGTATAGTTAGTTTTCTCGTTACCAAATTCATCGCACAAGGCCACAGCAAACTGATACACGCCCGCACGTAGGCTGCCCCCGTACTCTATCTGTACCGGCTCTACGCATGGCTGGTCCAGTAGCGGAAACACCCTAAGTTTATCACATGCCAGAAAACAACCATTCTCCTGCATGAATTTGTCCCTATCGTATTCTTTATCGCATATCTTATACCCATGATAATGATACCATATATCACCTTCATCATCAGGAGTCAGAGCCTTGTCTACAATAACATACCTGGGGGGATTATAATCGTCAGTCCAGTAAATACACTTACCACACTTCTCTGTCTTTATTTCTATGGTTTTTATAGGATGATAGATAGAGAAATTGAGGCACGGATCTTGCTCGTTGTCTTCCAGCAAAGTTTTCATGCCAGAACACAACGACTCCGATCCTTCTACCATAGATTCTATATCGGAGTCGGATAAGATACTTGTATCGGATTCAGGCTTGAAATAAGTTATTTTAGATACGCCTGTTTCAGGATTTGTTATAAAAAAATAGATATTGCCTGAAGTAAGATCATTCTTGTAACCAATAACTTTAAACCCATCGAAATCAATGCATTTAAGATTACTATGCTCGTTAGATCTCATCCCAACATTACCATCCTCGGATTCGATGTTGGCATTCAAGGCAAACGTATAATGCTGATCCGTAAGACTCGACGGATGCAGATCGCGATTCATACCTGTTTGAGGAACCGCTATGTTTCTGTTATCTTCTAATGCCATGTTAATAACTGTTTGTCACAAAGATAACAAAAGAGATTTAATCATGGATTTCTAAAGTAGGTGAAGAAAAGAAATACATTTTCAGTCTCCTACTTTATCGACCACACCTACATAAAAATCGGGGATAGGATTATCATTGAAATTTCTTATTTGAATATCAATATAATTATAGAAATAATTATCAACTGGATCCATTATCGTCACGTTACTTTCTAAAACCCCGTCTTTGTATGAATACAGTTCCTCATGTTCGGAATCAATGTAAAAAATATATCTTGGTAAATCCTGGGTATTAACTGTTAGATGATTATTAAACAAACTGCATTTAGAATGATCAGCAGACAGAAGTAACAATAGAAACGTATATGCAGACTTATCTCTTATTATAATATCACGATTAGATGATACATTAGACAAAACTTTGGATAAATCAAATTCTCCAAAACTTATCTTGAATTTCTTTCTTCTTATTGGAGTTATATATACTGGACTATTAACTACAATATTATTCCATTGAAATTGACTCCCTTCCATTACAGGAGAGAAACAATTACCCATAGCCATATTAACATTTTCAAATCTTCGTCTCATAACATCTACTTACGATTTATATCTTCTACCCCTAATTAACACAGTACCATCACCGCCGGCTCCGGCATAAACCATAGAGTATCTGACGCCGCCTCCTCCGCCGCCATAACCTCCTCCTCCTTTACCAGATCCGTTTGTTGATCCTCCTGTTCCAGATCCTTCACTATAATCGGATATTCCCCCTTGGAATACTACTCCGGTATTGGTTTCTCCGCTTCCACCACCGGCATTTCTTTTACCGCCGGATTCTCCAAAATCTCTGGTAGTATGACCTTGACCTTTGATTACTCCATACTCTTCTCCATTAGTGTCTCCACCATCCGAAGCACCATCTTGCGTATATGACGAACTGCCGGCACTACCACCATCTCCTCCCCTCCACTTATTAGCTCCCTTTCCTCCATTTGCTCTATAAGACGAGCTCATAAATTGAGAATAACCACCATCTTTACCAGGAGAATTTTGTTCGGCTTGATAAACTTTTGCTCCTCCTTTTCCTACTGTTATAGAAATAGATTGACCAGGTTTTACAGCAATAGCTTCTCCGTCTTTCCAGCCTTTGTTATCAGATTTGAAGGTCTTGGTATAACCACCTCCACCGCCGGCAGAGCTGCCACTACCACCTCCACCAACTAAAAAGACGTCTACGGAAAAACAGCCTTCAGGAACTATCCATGTGTAATTCCCGGCTGGATAAAACCTTATAAGAAAGTCTTCAAGCTCCATGTCTTTATATTCGAATCTCCTCCTCATAATTTACACAAATATATAAAAAGAATCATTGTGATATATACTACTCTCTGTTGCAGAAGTAATACAATCAACATCTTCATCTGCATTATTAATAAGATCTCTCATTCCATCGTATCTATTAGAAAACATAAAAACGTACCTCTGGTCATTTATCTGAAACTTGTATATAATACCCTGTTGTTCACTTGTAGGATACGGGTCAAATGTAATCCGTATTGACATTGGTTCATAACCGGTAGAGGTGCTTGAAAACGAAAAAGAAACTGGACTCTGGGTATGAATATTAAAAGCCGTACCTTCTCTAAGTTGATTCAGTACACTATTTATCTTATCCTGGCTAATTGTATCGGATTTGACTTTATTCATTAAATTAAATAATCTGATTTTATCTCCAGGTTCTATTTCTGTTTTTACACAATGATAAATAGCTCCATTACCAGATCTTTGTTCTTCAAAATATCTTCTCCTACTCACGATAATACTCCTTTCTGTAATATTTCAAGAAACTAAACCCTTCAGACTCTCTTCTAAATATACCAGGTTTGTTCCAGTCATTTTCAAGATCGAAGGCCTCTCTTTCAAATACGATATTGTGATATGCTTTCTTGTGATTCCGGTATATACACAATCTTATTAGGTATTCAACCAGATACCATACATAGTACAAAAATACCGGGATAGTAAGCAGCCACAACATCCACCATCCTGCATGGCCGTTAAGACCAGATACTAATGCTATGATTGAGATGATTATAAAGCCCGTAGCAAACAACGCCTGATATTGATTACAATGCGTCCCTTCATGATATTCTGCCTTTAATGATATGGCATCACGTTCGGTAAATACGGCTCCAAACAGCATAATTGTTTTATAGCCGTCAATGAACGTAAACAACTTAGCTATCTTAGAATTGTAATAGATTTTCATTTTCCGAATTTAATTTTGTACCAGTTACACAATATCAAAAATTCAATAGGTGAATTAACACCATCCCATTCCCATTTATCTAAATAGGCCCTGAGTTTATCTCCTTCAACGCATTCGGCTTCTTGCAAGAAGACAAGATGAGGCATAAATAACTCCGATCCTTCCAAAGACTTATTAAAGAACTTAACCAGCCTCTTATTAAATCCAGGGCCGTACCATGATTTTTCATTTGTGGATCCAAGACAATAGTAAGAATTATTCTTAACCTTAATACCAAACCATTTACATATGTATGGATGATATACTCTATCTGCTAAGAATATAAATGGTTTATACCATAGGCAATGCCAGAATGTACTACACTCGCCTCCGAACTTCTTAAAAGCCCATCTGAATCCTCCTGAAAAATACCAGTTGTTGGCTCCTCTCTTAACCTTAACTTTGTATTTAAGATTCTTGTTACGGTTGCTAACCCTATCCCACGGCTTGACCTTATCGGTATCCATATCAGGAAGGAATGTCCAATGATGAAGCAAGGCACTGTAATAAGGATTGTATATCTTGTGTCTGTTCCTAATAACGTACTCAAAAATATCGTATCCTACTTGCCTGGCTTCTTCAAATCCTTTTTCTGATAAGAAAGCTAATATCGGAGCCAGATTCCAGATCTGATCTTGTGAAGTGAATGGGGAGAAGCATGGATCTTCGTCTTTCAACTCTATACCATTAGTGTACCCGGAACTTATCTTGGAAAGACCAAATTTGCTTGCATCTTCGCTATGGATATCGTCTCTTAAGAAAAATCCTTTTTCGAATTTGAAATAAATACCTTTATTGTTATTAAAAAATAGATCATAAGTAGTATCGGCAAGACGAGTAAGCACCAGTATGGCATTACGAACATCATCTTCTGTCTTGTTACCAAGAACCATTTCCGTGTATAGGAACTGGAGATGCTGAGCCAGGTTAATGGTTCCGTCTCCCACCTGGCCTACCCCGTTCTTCACCGACGACAGTGGGATGCACGAGGCCTGCTCTGTGTAGCTGGAATCATAAACGAAATCCCTATAGAAGACTTCTTTTATCTTATCGTATTTACTCCACAGATCTTCCATGCCATTACCCTATTACGATCACACAATCTCGTTTTTCTTTATTGTAGACCATCGTCCCCATCTTAGTGTACAGACCTTTTATATTTTGGTAATTGGTTTCACCATTAGCCGAAACGTTGGTAGTAATGCTGTCGGAGTAAACTTCTTCGCCGCCTTCGTTAATGAAGTTAAATCCTTGTTTAACCATCTCTCCTCCAAGGTAGGCTGTAAAAGACACAACGACATTTCCTCGCCCTCTATTTCCATACCAATTACCATAGATATCAGCATTGATATTAGGCTCCGACTCGTCCATGCCCGGCGCTGATAGCAAGGTCTTCATCTTAATAAGCGCGCCTTCAAGACCAGACTGCATGTTATCACCACCGTAAATAAGGTAATCACCTACCTGTTGTTGGGTGGTGGCCCACTGCTTACTCCATCCAACGTATTTATTATCTACATCTGAGATGCCTGTATTGGTGAAACCGGTTGCAGTATCAAAATCAGAGCCGTCTTCTGATTCCCATCCGTATCTAAGAACAAGATAATCGAACTCAGGGATTACAACGACCTGCTCGCCGGCAGCTTGTGTGATTGTAACGTTCTTACTCTCTCCACCAGCCGTTACTTTAGCTACGCCTCTACGATCTTCAGCTACCGGATTAGGGCCGGCTGTGAAAATGATGTTCGCCGGTCCTACGCCTCTCATTTTGTCGGCAGTTACTATTTCGCTTGCACTAACTTCTAACATTTTGTTTATTTTTTTAATATTTCGAATACGTATATCCAACTCGACAAAAATACTATCGGGCAGTACATTGTCTCTACCAAACTCGCATCTCCTTTAAATTGCCTGATTGACCAAACAATCATAGATGCAATAACGCCAAGCAAGTATATAAATAGAACTACTTCTGTCATACCAATTTAAGTATGTTGTCAATTACAGGATACGCTTTAGTATATATCTCAAACTCAGTACGGCGCCGCCTAAGAGGTTCGTACATGCCTTTTAATGTCATACCCATCATCTTAAGTTCGGTCTTAGCATTTTTCAGCTTAACCAAATCTTGCTGTGCATACAACTTGAACAAATCGGCAGCCCCTTGTGCTTCTCCATTATACATCAGTTCCTCAAAGAATCTCATCTTTACAAAATTATCTACATAATCCAATACCAGACCTTGAGGCGTATCTGGTATAATTATATTAGATTCTCCGTCAAAGGGAAGAGACCGATACTGAATGTAAATAGGTCCATCAAAATTAGCATACAGGAATCCGTTTACGATATTTATCTCATACGGACTATCCTTTACTACCTTATTCCGGCATTTACTTAAACAAGAATCACGAAGCATAGGCTTAGCAAGACCTAACATTACCGGCCGGTCATAATAGCAACGAACTTCATGATCGCGATCATGAACATTGATATAAAATTTTTCAACTATCACTTTCTCGCATTCGTCTTTACAACATTCATCGCAAGAACACCACCTATAACTTCTTTCGGTACGTTTTTTCCAGGCTATTGTATTTTGAAGTTCTGGTATCACCTTATCACCTTCCGGCACCTCATATCCTTTAAAATCGCATTTAAAAGCCAGAATAAGATCAAAGTAATCACCAGGCATACGAGCCTGCCCTCGCTTGACATCCACTACCGCTTCTTTGCGCATAGTAATATCGCCTCCAAACTTCTTCAGGGCAATTTCTACCCATTTGTAGATGGATACCTCATCTATCAGATCACGCTTGTCAAATGATCTTAAAGACGATTTTAACTCTATGATATAATTTTCGACTGTCATCTCTTAAAAAAAATGGAGGACAGGAAACAAACCTGACCTCCACAAAGATATGAATAATATAACTAACACCCTATTTTGAAGATTCAAAAGTTATGGCCTTCAAACTTGCCATAGTTTAGAAACGTATTTCTACATTTCCCTTTTATACCATTAAGTGTAACTTCATATCCGGCTCCTGTCATGTAGATGGTTTGCTGATTAACTCTTTCCCCGGAATATTTGTCAACAAAATATGATCTGTAAACACCAAACTTATTTTTGACAATATCACTGTACAGCTCCCATCTACCCTGCCCATTTCTGAACATGAACTTGACTTCCTCAAGAAACAAACGAAGATTCTTTTCTGCGATAATGATTCCATTCTGCTCAAGCTTCTTCGCCACATCTCTGATTAGCCACATATTTTCATGATCAACCTTCTTAAATGACTCTGCAAACTCCACATCGGGACGCTGCTCTTCTATGGTCTTAATCGCCTGCTGTCTCTCCGCCTCTGCTTGTGCTCTCTCGGCTATGGCTCTATTCTTAGCATCAATCTCATCAGCTAATGCTCTTAATGCAGATGGATAGTCTTTCGGTGTTATAGAATAGGAACCGGTTTTTCTTATAGAGGGTAGGACTTCAGATGTTACCCATTTCTTGAATTTTTTAGCAAAATCCATCTTTGATCCAAAAATTAGGCTATACAGTCCAGACTCATTGATTATCAGTATTTTAGTGTTTGGAGTGTAGGGACGGAACGTTTCGTTCCACCCTTGAGTATCAGGTACTTTCATTATTAGTCTATCATCTTCATCAACGTGATCCCTTATCGCTTTTCTCGGATTAGTGTACCCTAAAAATGAAGCTATAGGAGATCCTATAAAATACGGTTCTTCGTCAATAATAATAATTTTTAGCTCTCCAAAATCTGAATTTTTGAAAGATGATACGGTTTTAACCTCTTTGCTAAATTCCATTTCGTTGGATTCCGACGTCAAAATAATGTTACTGTTCTTCGCATTGTTTTGAAAATTGCTTACATTTGTTCCCATAATAGGAATTTTACTTTTTATATCCGCCAGCCTGAGAAGGTAGACGGATATGCAAATATAGCGATTAACCTATATCAATAAAGGGTAATCGCTATATTTTTTTACATGTTCCTATGATTGAGTTCTCGATCTTCGAAAACTCTCTTAATCTGGAAATCTTTAAACACTCTTCTTTTAGCAAGTATTTCATTATACATAAATCGGTATCTTCGTCCTTTATTCATTTTAACCCTTAACTTCTTTTTCAAGCTATCTTGTATTACAAAATGGTAATATCTTTTAGAGTCTGCGAAATCCATAGCCAGGTGGTTGTAGAGGTAGCCGTTGGTTCCGAGCCTGCTCACGATGTCCAGGTCCCGCCTGACGGCAAAGCGCTGCCCCGGTATAAGTACATGGCATAAGTATCCTACGTTATCTACGTAAACACCGGCATCAGCTTCCACATAATGTTCTGATACGGTTTTCCATATAATAGATAACAGCCTTAAAACCTCCCCTCTGTCTCTTATCATGCCTTTCTTAAAACCATTCTTTCTCTTCATAAGACGATGGTAGTAGGCTACAAAATACGGTGATTGTATCGATGTTCTTTTCATGTCACTAAGTTTATATAAAAATGGGTCTTGGTTTCACAACTAAGACCCAAATAAAGATAAATAATATTTTGTTATTGAACAATTTGACTTTTCTGATTGGAATCAAGATTCGGATTTTCATCGACAGGAATCTGTAGCCTGAACGCTACTTCCTTTATCGTCTCTGCTACCACATACTCAATTAGCTTGATAGGACAGATAAATTCGTATTCCCATTCAGACTCGCACCCTTTAGGTGTAGGATCGCAGGCCATTAATTCCAGCGCCTTCTTTCTTCTTGTTGTAAAGAACTCTACGTTAATAAGCTCTATATGGAAATCCGGTATATAAATATAGTCGTTTTCTACATAATAAAAAGGACGACGTTCTTTAACGTATTTAGCATACGGTCTTTTTTGTTCATTACGATACGACTTTATTTCAGCGAACTTAAAAAATATAGTGTTATCTACGTTAGTCACCTTAGTAATAGCCGGTCTAAGGGCAGAATAAAGAAGTCCTGGAAGCTTATGCTTTGACCGCATCAAAGTATTACATAACGCAAATTCGGCATCGCAGCAAACTATTTTATCAACTTCAATCATCTCCAGGCAAGTAACGTAAGTCAGGAGCCGGTGGTCGCCAAGTAACGTCCCATCATCCCACCTCTGGGCCGTATAAGATTCGGCTTTAGTTCTACCGATATTCAATATCCATCTCCGACTAACATGCGAATCTTTGTCAAGGGCATGAATACCGTTTACGACTCTTGATACAAATTCACCATTAGTGATCATGCTCCCCTCCTTTCTTTTGCTCTTGATTCTCTTGATTTAGCATTCAATATCCTCATATAAATATCTCTTTCACTCATACCGGATATGGTTTTTATAGCCTCATCCAACATGACTTTCGTATATAAAGGCTTAGGGAATCCCTTTATCTTAACCGGATCAGGAACTAACTTAGCCTTACGATATTCATAAAATCTTTTAGAAGTTACATTAAGATAAGAAATAGCCTCTTCTCCGGTATAGTACTTAGCCGGATTAGCAAGTTGCGTCCATGTCTCAAGATCGTTGGCTGTAAGATGATCGCATTCCCCGCTTAAAAACATCTCCTTTATCTTATCGCATACCGCCGCACCGCTTTTACGCAGCGTCTCTGTCAGAATTTCTTTCATTTTCAAAACATCCTGTTTTAAACCTTAAAACAATAGAGGCAATGATTATCAGAAGAGTAACAGCCATAACAGACCACACTACGATATTGTGCTCAATAGGCATCTCAATATTAACCGTAACCCATTCTACACAGATATTAAAAATCATGCTATAGATCAATAACCTATGCCATATACAAAACCTGAACATTCTTGAAAAAGCCAAGAGAAATAGGTCCCATGATATAGAATGACCTAATATCGGATACAGCCAATTAGTGATACTAAAAGGATAAAACTCATCAAAAATGCTGGCTAACATAATAACCTGCATCAACACAGGATAATACTTCACAAACGTCACACAGACATTCCTCTGTCCTTTGCTAATAAACTTGTTGCTCATAATATGTTGTTGTTATGTTATTAAAATGGGGAAGGCGATCAGCACCTTCCCCTGGTTTTCAATCACTTTTTAGTGCTCGTCTTCTTTCTTTTCATCTTACCGCCAACACTACCGCCTTGACGCATTTTGGGTTTGTCCTTTTTATCAACTTCCCCACCCTGACGAGCTTTCTTTTTACAAGCCATGATACTAAAAATTTAAAATTGAATGATGTGCAATATTAATCATTTTTATTCTAATAGACAATACTTAAAACACAATATTATAATCTAAAATATTCAAGGGGAGAGAACTAAATTCCCTCCCCTTGCTAATTATGCTGGATTAAGATCCATTTGAGAATAAGCGTATTTCAAAGTACCATTTTCATCACCACACTCAGCTCCATCTACGATAAAGTTGTAAGAAGCAGGAGATTCATTATATACATTGAAAACACCACCTTTCTTGGAGATATTTTGTTTTTCATACTGCCTAACAGTAGCGGTCTTATACACTTTGCCTTCGTAAGACACGTTTATAGTTCGTATATACCATGTAGTATATCCATTCTCATCTCCAGAATGAACATATCCGGCTAATATTCCTCCATTAACGGCCCCGAAATACGAACAAGAGCTTCCGGATTGTCTTCTCTGGGTTGTTGTTCCGATGCTTATAGTAGCTCCAGATATCTCACGATAATCAGCATCCACCACCTTAATATCACAGGTGTAGATTCGGATATTTCCATTTTCATCATCAGTCCATTCGAATCCGGCAATACACTTACCGGCGCCAGGATTATAAGAAACATTATCCCTCCTATATGTAGCCCAAGAGCCGTTTTTCAATACAATATGTGCCGGTACAGGCTTAACCTCAGCCTTGCCCTCTTGGTTGACTGTTATGTTGACAGTCTTCCCAGATTCATTTTGCTTCAATGTTACAGTACCACTTCTGGGAGAAGAAGAGCTGTTTGCAGACGAGATTATCACAAATGAATAATCATAACCTGACAAAACAGGACAGGATACCCCTGATGGTTTTTCTGTAACTTCTGTAACCCAACTTGGTTTAGATGATACAGTGTATCCTATCTTGCGTCCATTCTTCTTACTCTTTAATTGGATACATAAATATGAATTATTTGCACCTCCATTCGCATCGGCATTCCAAGTGCTTTGGTTGGTACTAAATTCGTTAGTGGCAGCAACAGCCTGTGTAATGTTAACGTTAACAGTTTTCCCTGATTCATTTTGGACGAAAGTAATAGTACCGGAACGAGAAGAAGAGGAAGAGTTAGCTGTCATAGTAATTTTAGCAAGCATACTCGTAGATGTCTGGTCTCTATAATCTACAGAACACCAATCAGGCTTAGATTGCACACTATATCCAATATACGATCCACTTTTGGTACTTGTAATAGTATATTGTATAGTTTGTGCTTCACCTGATCCAGACCATACTTTACCAATTGTTCCATCTACAAACTCAAAGACATATGGCGCATATCCGCATTTTCCAACTTCATATTCGTATTTGTAGTCGGCATTACCACAATCATCATAACGAACGTATTTAACTTGATCATTCTTACATCCATTTTCTTGCCAAGAACCGTAAGATCCGCAATTACAGCAATTCCTACAACTTACAGAATATTGACGATCTATGCTACCAGAGCAGCTATCACGATAAGCATCATACTGAGTATGACCTACGCAATCTCCTGTTCCGTAATAAGACCAGTCTGTACAAGATTCTCCACCTCCATTAACCCATCTTGTGTCGTTATAAGAAGAAGAGCATGGATTGGTGTCACGTTGTTGCTTCTGAGACGTACACCCGTCACAACGGGTGCTTCCGGTATCCGACCAAGAAGGTGTTGTGCTATCAGGCAAGCAATCAGCATTCTTATTAGCTACTGCCTGACCTTGGGAATTTACAGCATCTTGAGCCTTCTTATTAGCATCAGCTTGACTGATATTGGACGTAAATGGACCACCCACTTCATCTTGGGTTACGGTAACAGAAGAACCATGCTGGCAGCTTCCACAATTGTTTCTGGTGAAAACCTTACTTGCCTTACCGGTCCAAGTACAAGTGCCCTGTGCGTCAGCAAGAGCCTGACCTTGGGCCTCAACGGCAGCCTGAGCCTTACTATTTGCGTCTTCTTGACTTACGGTAGACGTAAAAGGACCGCCGGTTACATCATCTTGGTCTATAGTAACCTCAGATCCGACACCGCCGTCAGCACACTGTTTTGTAAATTCCTTGCTATATGTTCCGGTCCAGGTACATACCTTATCTCCACCTTCTACCCAGCGTTCATCTGCTCCACCATAACATTCGTTGGTATTGACTTGCTTCTTATAAGATTTACCTCCTTCACATTTGGTTTCAAGCGGTTCAGAATCTACCCATACAGGATCGGTGTTGTCCATTTCGCATGTCCCGTTCTTGTTAGCGTAAGCCTGACCTTGGGCTTCTACAGCTTCCTGAGCCAACCTATCTGCCTCTTCCTGGCTTTCATTAGAATAGAACGGTCCACCCACCATGTCTTGTGTTACGCTCATCGGAACGCCATGCTGACATGATCCGCAATTGTCTTTTGTAAACTGCTTGCTATATACGCCTACGAACCTACATTTACCTTTTTGGTTAGCAATAGCCTGCCCTTGAGCTTTAACAGCCTCCTTAGCCTTATTATCAGCATCTTCTTGACTTACGAAAGAAGTAAAAGGATTACCTTCAACATCAGCTTCACTTACCTCTACTTCTGTTCCTGAATCCGGTATCTCACAGTCGTTCTTCTGGAACGTTTCTGAATAATGACCGGTCCAGCTACAAACCTTATTTCCGCCGTCTACCCAACGTTCCTGATTATGGGTTTCAGAACATTCGTTGGTATCACGTTGCTTTTTCTGAGACTTACCTTCATTACATCTAAGTTCTTCCGGTTCTACGTCCTCCCATACAGGATCGGTGCTTAATGGTGTACAAGTTCCGTTCTTATTAACATAAGCCTGACCGCCTTCTTCTACAATCCTACGAGCTTCTGCGTCTGCTGCATCCTGGCTTTCTGTTGATGTAACAGGGCTTCCATTTACCATCTCAGCCGTAACCTCCATCTCTACACCTTTATGACAAGCCTCGCATTCGGGAACGAATCTCTTGCTGTAATGACCGGTATAGACCGTCATATTCTCACAATTACCCTTACTGTTAGCAATAGCCTGTCCTTGTTCTTTGACAGCAGCTTTAGCCTTGTTATTAGCATCATCTTGGCTTACGGTAGATGTGAAAGGAGCACCAACAACATCTTGTTCGGTTACCGTAATCTTAGACCCTACCTGACCTTCATTACAATCGTTTTTGGTAAATTCTTCACTGTATTTACCAGTCCACGTGCAATGTCCGTCCCGGTTGGCTATGGCCTGGCCCTGCTGCTCGACGGCAGCCTGAGCGAGCGCGTTAGCCGCCTCCTGGCTTTCGTATGAAGTAAAAGGACCACCGGTTACATCGTCTTGGTCTACCGTTACCTGCGAACCTACGCCTTCTCCTTCACAATTGTCTTTTGTGAATACCTTGCTATATACACCAACAAATTGGTTTTTATCTATGCAAGTACCTTTCTTATTTGCAAGATCTTGTTTCTGTTCTTCCATAGCTGCTTCAGCCAACGCGTTAGCTGCTTCCTGGCTTTCTCTTGACACAAAAGCATCTGGATATCCGGCAAGATCCTTTTCAGTCAAATCAACGAAGCTTCCGGTCTGAGATTCGGCATCGCAATCATTTTTCTGAACACGAGCCGAAGCCTTTCCAACGAAATAGTTTGGATCAGTAACGCATTCTCCATTCAGGTTTGCCTGATCCTGACCGTTTTTCTCTATATCATCAAGAGCTTTCTTATCAGCATCTTCTTGACTTACGTCTGATGTGTATTTACCGGCTTCTACTGTGTAAGTGTAAGGCGCTCCGATAAATCCATCTTCACAGTCATTTTTATAAAATACTTTTGACTTCTCTACGTTATACCATAAATTTGTTTCACATGTACCATGCTCATTAGCATAACCTGGACCTTCAGCTTCCAAGGCATCCAAAGCCTTCTGATTAGCATCCTCCTTAGAAACAGAAGAAGAGAAGCGGCCGGCTTCTACAACATACTCTACCATAGATCCAACTTCAGTTACCTCACAATCTGTCTTTTGAAACATTTTGGATTTCCTGTCGTTGTACCATTTTATGGTATTGCAAGTACCATGAGAATTAGCATAGTCTTGACCTTTGGCGTTCAACTCAGCTTCAGCCTTACGGTCAGCATCTTCTTGGCTTATGGTAGAAGAAAATTGCCCGGCTTCGATTGTCATCGTAACCAAACTTCCTTCTTCGGTATCAGGATCGCAATCGTTCTTTCTAAACGACTTTGATTTCTTGACATTGTACCATAATATGGTTATACAACGACCATGCTCATTAACCCAGTTCTGACCATTTTGTTCAATGTCTTTCATAGCCTTGTCATCAGCATCAGACTGAGATATGATAGATGTGTATTTTCCGGCCTCAACAACGTACTCAAGCTCTTCCCCTTTCTCTGTCTCAGAATTACATCCTTCTTTTGTGAAAAGAGCTGACTGTCTTTTATTTCTATAAACTACCTGTTCTTTTTTTTTATGAACTAACGTACATTCTTCAGATACGCTACCGTCCCTGGAAGACACCCTTATCTTGACACTTCTGTTGGCACCAGTATCATTTTCATCAAAGTAAATATTAACCTTACTGTTAAGACTGCCTTCTTTCTTATCTATGTTCGCCCAACAATTACCTACTTTCATTCGCTGATCCTCCATCTTAAATTTTCGGGATTTGTATTTACGTTGATTACCTCCGGTGATCCATCGGAATCAAGATTAACAACATCCTTGTCCAGGTGAATTTCCTCCTTATCCACAGACTCGCATTCAACTATTTCAATAACATAATCTTTTATATTACTTTCTATACTTAACTGCGTGCTTGTTTCATCACCCTCAATTTGTTCAAATTCCTTATCCAATTTAATGTAAGGAACGACCTTTCCAGGCTGATAAATAGGAATCAGTACACCATTTATAGTTATGTTCTCATTAACTTCATTCCCATCCTCATTGCCAGGCATGGAAACAATCATCGAAACCTGGAACGTGTCTTCAAGACCCGGATCACCAGGGAAACCATAATCAAGCCTAATATCATTGACGTCAATATTAAGACCGGAAGCGGTGGTAAATGCTTTTATGACACCCTTTATATCTTTCTCACCCGTAATAAGGGCATTGATCGAAGCGGCGTTGGTAGTAATAAGAATCTGCTTATCTCCACCAGATATAGGGAACTCCAGCCTGCTAACCGAGACTTCTGTGATCTTAATGCCTTTTTGCCTGAAAGTAATAGCTTTCATACTTTCAGTATCGGATTTCTTCACAATTCGGATAGTGATCCTGTCTTCCCTTCCTTTCCAAGATGGAGCATCGAAATTCATTTTATCACGACCGACACCTTCCTTCTTGTCCGAGGTAAGCCAAGAACCATCATCCATCTTATATATTCTTTCTTTGCTCATAATAACCCTCCTTCATTAAAGTGTCAGTTCCCATTCAACGCCATCATCTACCACAACCTGTACCGTGGCCGTACCACCTGTGGCTTCAAATGTTATGTCAGTAGGAATAACGTCAAATATCTCTTGTACCCCTACACATCCTAAACCACAGATAATGTCCTTAAACCATTCCTCTTTAGCATATTTTTTAAGAACCTCTTTAAAGAACTCACGAAGCCAATCTGAATCAATAGATTCCTTAAGTATGGTTTCTATTATCTCCTTAAGCCAAGATTCATGCATTTCCTCTTTCAGAATCTCTTTAATAAGCTCTATAATAGTTTCTTTATCTAACTTATCAGAAGGCACAGAGCCATCAACGAGATTACCCCCGCATATAAATCCTTTGCATTTTTCTGCCATTTCTTATCCTCCTAAATTAACAATGGAACCCATAAGAACTATTTGCCTCTTCTCGGTACACAACCCTCACTTCAGCAAATTCGTCTTGTTGACACATATCCCGGCAGAACCTAACAGTACGGCCCTGGACTTTATACATATCAGAAGGTACAACACCTCCGCAATAAGATACAAGCAAAATCTCTGCCGGATCCTTCTTTAGAACCACATGAGAAGTACCGTCAAATACCTCCATATTAACAGATCCACTTACGTTAATAGCCCTTGAAACGTATTTAGCTAAATTAGCTAAAGCTCTATTTAAAGGCATACCATGATACAAACCAGCTTCTTCTATATTTTCTCCATCGTAGAAAATCTTAGAAGAAGGAATATCGCAATGATGCGGGCGTTCGCACCCACCATGACTGCCAAAACAACCGTTGTTACCTGTTATTGCCATTCTGTAAAATATTTATTTTTTGTTTTAAAAATTCTATTTCCCTATCCTGATATTCCATACGGCATATCATTGCATTGATTAAAGCCGTAAGATCAGATTTTTGAGCCAGACTGAAGTAGCCAGCGTTGATGCCGTCCGCGCAGTACACGCAGTTCGTGCAGGTGTATCCGTCCGGGCATGGCACCGGCGTCTCGTCCACATGTGGGACATATACGTGTTTGCCACTTAAGTCCTTACCAATTTGTGCACTCTTTTCCATTTTGTAACTGTTTTTCAAGTTGTTCAACCCTTTGTTTTAGAAGCGTATTCTCTTCTACCATCCTATCCAAAAACTTATCTATGTTTTCAAAAACCAGTTCTATATTATGCATAACCTCATTATAAGGCATACCTGGAGTTAATTTGGATATGAATGTCTTGCATCCTGTATAATGAATGCAATGATCGCTTAAATGACCATACGGGCAATCGCATTCTTTTGGAAGAATTTCGCAATTGTCCGTACAGTCATTACACGGATCAGACCCGATACAGATATTAGATCTCAGAATATCAGGTCTGTCATCTTTACAAGTATTACAATTCATGACTTTCTTTTTTTTGTGCAAGATAGTGTTTTTTATCCACACCATCACAATAAGAAGTCAATCAATGTATTCCAAACGGTTAGTGCTGCCTTTAAAAACGTATCCGCATCTGTTTTCTATCTCTACATCGGTAATAGGAAGAATAGATTCTTTACCATAAGCAAGTTCACATTTTGAAATGAAATCAACTATGCCTTGATAATTACCATGAAATTCCCTTGCAAGTTTCCTTCCGGTAGGAATCCCGTCTTTATTGGTTTCAGGAATACCTATCAAACACTTTATCCAGTTTGGCTCATTCTTGTTATTGCTTCGTATTTCGTAATTAACGATATCAAATACAACACCTTCAAGGTTCTTGACATCAATATTGTCCGCATCCATTTTCTTGTCAATGCGAATCGTACTTGTTAAATCTCGTAATTTCATGATATTTTCTATTTTTGACATTAATGAATAACTGTCACAGTGTTTTAAAAGTCCGAAATAAGAGGACCAGCTTTCATTTGTAATACACTTCTTTGCATCTTTGGCTACCCTCTTCCTTATTCTCACATAACCTTTATTGTGTTCAGATACGCCTTTGTTATTACGATGGAAAACATATCCACAAAAATCAAGAGGCTTATCCATGTCTGTTATAACACAAGTATGCCTTTTAGATCTTATCTTAAGTTCATACCACCAATAATTCTTAATCCTCCATTTGGCAGTATTAGCATCCTCCTTAGTATAGAAAGCAAGGAAATTGTCATCAGCATACCTTAGTGAGAAAGGAGCTATTCTCTTTACAAGATTATCAAAATCTTTCATAAGGAGATGATGAATAAAAGGACTTGTAGGAGTCCCTATAGGTAATTCTCCAGATACGAAACTTACGTCTATTACAAAATCTATAAACTTTTTGTTTGAAATAAAGTTCTTAAGTACTTTTCTAAACACTTTATCTTTTACATGGTTATAACATTTACGTTGATCTATGACTAAACAGTATTTTAAATCAATACGATCATAATAAACGCGCTTCATCTTTTTAATAAGAGACTTTGATTTAGATGATGCTGTTATGCCAAATCCTGGCTTGCAATTAAGACCATTCATATTATCCTTCTCATAATACAAAGGACCTAACTTTACTAAAACAAGATGCTGATAGATTCTGGTGGTAAGGTCCGGGCTGTTTATTTCACGAACCTTACCATTCTTGTTTTCTTTTACAAGTTTGCGATATTTGATTTTGCTAACATAAGTACCATCTAAATACCATTCATACAATTTTAATGAATTACCATCAAAATCAGAATTAAAATTAACAACATCATTCTTTTTAGAATGATTTTTAAATGCTGCTTCGCATGCTTCTCTAATATCATCCAAACTTATATCTATATAGTTTGAAACTGATTTCAGTTGTGGGCTAATGACGGGCTTACGACCGTCGCGCATCTCTATCATATTTTTATCATATAACCTCATACGCTTGTCTTTTATTGATTCTCCACTCCTGGGAAAGATTAAAAAGAATATACCCAATTTTTTTTAGCCCACACAGGGCAAGGCCGCAATTGTTGCGATTCGAATTATTGACATCGTTATTCGCATTCAGAGTACGAGGCGAACAATTGCCATTGTTCGCATTACCGCCGAAACGAGCAGCCACTCCTTTTTAACCTTTTTCTCAACCGTTATTTACTATTTCAGAGGTCAGATCCCAATGTAAGACTTGTTAGTAGACTAACGGATTTATTAGTGTTATCTTTTATTGTTAATAATAATGTTAATTATCTCTTGTGTTTCTACGATGCAAATGTATGTATAATATTTTAAAGCCACAAAACAAAATGTTTAAAATATTTTTAAATTTTGTTTTGTGGCTCATAATCAGAATATTGAAAATATGATATATCACAAGTAAGCCCTATACACTACACAAGGCTGCGCCTTAGCGCTGCGCTTATGATGGCTGCGCCATCAGAGGGGTTGCACCCCTCAGGCCTGCGGCTGACTGACGTCTAATAACAACTGGGCAAGGCCGCAAATGTAGCGATACGAATAAGAGACAACGTGAATCGCATACAGAGTACGAGGCGAACAATTGCCATTGTAAGCATAACCGCCGAAACGAGCAGCCACTCTGTCCTTTATACCGATAGCTGAAGCCCAGTAGCAATTGTCCCATGTATAAAAACCTTCTCCTTGTCCTATACCCCCCCCTTTTTTATCCTTCCATCCGGTATAAGGGATACGGTGTAAAGCATAACTATCTCCTAAATTTTGGGTAGTTGCTATCTTTTTATATTTAGATTCAAAATTAAAAACCTCACCATTATTTATAGTAGACCTTTTCTCATATGTCCATTTCTTTTGATCTGGCTCTATATAAATATCAATAGTATTACCTATTCGAGTGACATTAGGATCATTTAAACAAGTCCCTACTTGTTCGTATCCCCCTCCACAATATCTAAAGACATCTCCAGACAAATTCATACCATCGAATAAAGACATCCTTAAAATAACTTCCAAATCAAATTCTGCTGGTTCGTCATTTTCGTCTAAGGCTGATATGGTACCAGTCATTTCCTTAAACACAATAACATTCATATGACCTTCAGCCATACTCTTGGCTCCCTGGACGTTATTATACCAGTATTTTCCTCCATAAAAATCAAACTCTAATCCTTCCTCTACTCCTGTTTCAAATGCAAAAGAAGCCGCCATCTGACTTTCCATGCACTGTTCTTTAGGATATTCTGAATTTATGAGGTTAGAAAAATGAGTTTTTTTAGTAGGTTCATAATGGATAATAGAAGCATTTGCAGCCCATGCTCCATACAGCCACGACTCTTCTCCCTTTTTACGGTATTTTACTCCTCCGTATTTGCGATAATTGACATCATTACCTATTCCGTTATTACTTGATATTCCGGAACCGAAAGTATCTGGATTAACTAAGTATTTAGTACCGTACAGCATTTCAAGGTATATGATATACGCATTCAAGGTCAAAAATCCACCTTCTGAAAAAGGATAAGAAGATTCAGTATCTACGTTATTAGCCCTCGAATACTTAGCTATATTGATTTGATTTACATCATTGCATCTCGGATAAGTTCTTCCATTTAAGAACATTGTACATGCGTCACCAGCTCCGGATCCAGATTTACAATTTGTTTCTCCCTCATACAAGAAAAAGAAAGATCTTGCCTTGGAGTCTACTGTACATACCGGTCCAGGAGATAAGGCTGTGGGCGGCAGCACAGGGCACGTCTGGCGCAGGTCAAGTCCGTCCAGCATAGGAACCGTGTCTGCGTCGTACACACCAGACCATATTTTCCCGCTTTTGCCAACTACCTTATCAACTACATACAGACTCTTGCTACATCCTAAGAATATGCTATAATTCTTTGAAGTAGTCTCCCAAGGTCTTAAAATCCTTACCTCTGATCCTGATACATTATAAAGTTTTTGACCAATACCATACTCTTCGTAAAAAGCCTTAGCGTCAAATGCTCCAGCATTACAATACTTATTTTTATGACCGCTATCCAAATACAACTCCACATCACATTCGGCTCTCATTTCCTCGGTTATGCCCACCGTAGGAGCAAAATCTCCGTTTTCAAATCTAAGGAGATTATTCTTACGAAGCTTTCCGACCGGACGCACTTTGTCTCCGGTATTTTGAGTCATGTCTATAAGGTAAAAATCCCAAGAAGGGAGAAGGCTTTTGTCGCCAACTGATTCCGTGGCTTCTGGAGGAAGCTGGTCCTCAGCCCAAGCGGATGCCGATCCTGAAGCACCTTCTTTAAGAACGTTGAAAGTATTACCATCAGACAAAACAAAAGGTTCAGATCCCTCTCCTTTCTTCGATAAAAACTTTTCCCTTTTACCAACTTGATTAACGACGATGTTCTTCTTAGCCTTATTCCCTTCATCGGAAATAGTGTAATTCAAAGTCGTATCAAGACCTTCATTTATTTCAGAAAACACCGACACCAGTTTATCATTCTCACCTTCTGTCGGATTAAATTTTACGTTGCTCATTTTCAAAAATCAAATTGACATTCATCAACAACAGGCTCGCATTTGGTATTTTCATTAACCCATTTCATGCCCTCTTCTTCCAGTATCTTCTTAGCCTTTTCATTGGCATCATCAACGCTAATGAAAGACGTTACGGTACCGGCATATATCCTCCTGTATTTCTCAGGAGCCTTCCATCCTTCCTTACAACGTTTACTAAACCAACCATGTTGATCTTCGTTGTAATAAACGGTTTTACATACTCCAGATTCGTTAGCGGCAGCCTGCCCTTCTTGCTCAAGAATCTTCGCAGCTTCGTAGTTGGCTATTTCGGTACTGAACTTAGACCATACACGCCCGGCCTCTATCACATGATGTGTAGGTCGTTCTTGTTTTTGACCATCAGGACAATCATTTTTAAAGAAATCACCCTCCTGTCTTGTGTTATAATAAACCTCGCAACAGCCACCTACTTTATTAGCATACAACGGACCTTCTTTCTCCGCAAACTCTTCCGCTTTCCTATCTGCATCATCTTGGCTTATATCCGAACAAAATTCAGCTTCATGAACGATGAAAGTTTCTTCAGAACCAAGATCTTCCGGACAGTCCGATTTCTTGAAAACTTTTCTGTATTCTTTGTTGTAATACATTTTTTTCATGACAAGATCTTATTAAGTTCTTCTTTAAATTTCTGAATCTCGTCCGGACACAGCCCACATTCCCCTTCACATACGATTCTTCTCATACGATCTATTTTAAGAACCGTATCCATATCAGGCTTGATACCTACCTTATACTTATGATATTGTAGATACTGATCAGCCTTACATGCTATAAAACGATCAGCACACTCACATAAGTAAGATGAAGGGAAAAGGATTTGCTGTGTACTTCCGGTAGCTGCCATATCATTTCGAGGTAAAATACCTGGCGTATTCTTTATTTATGTATTCAGAATAAGTAGCAAGATCATCCGGATCCGGGCACTCGTTCTTCAAATTAACAATCCACCCTCTTACCAGCTTTTGAATATCAGCATACCTTTTACTTACACCTCCTACAAACCTGAACTTGCGATGAAGGTCTATGATTTTCTTGTCCAATACAGCAAGTTCATCGTATTTCTGAATACAAGCCGCATTAGAATCAGCTTTAGGTGTCGTATTCGACTGAGGCTTTATAGCCCTATTTCTATTAACAGAAGTAATATTACTTCTTCCACATCCACATCCCATAATTCACTTATATTTAATTGATTATATTTTACAACCACAATTTTCACAATTATTGAGAACGTAAATCAATTTAGATGCTTTTTCATATAATTGTTTTACGTTTTCAAAATTCCCTAATCTCATATTGGCTTCAGCCGCAGCCAGCAGAAATTCTATTTCTTTTATTTTATTAATAATGTCATCATCCTCATGATCACATAACACAGTTGACCTGGCCCATATCTTATCTATGTTAAGACGGATCAGATCTGTTTTTAAATACTTTCTGTTAAATGAATAAGAGGAAGGACTGCCTTTGATGGTAATATCGTATATACCATCTTTTAGGTTTTCAAAATCATTTCCACGACCCGGATTTATGCCGAGGGTCTTACTGTTGAATACATTCAACTGATTCTTACCAAGATAATAAACATACTTATTCTCGTCTTCAGGTGGCACGATCTCTATAATAGCCGGTCTGTCTGCCAGTATCCCCCATTCCGACTGATCGGCTATACGAAGCGTTTTAGGGTTGTTGGTGCTTATAACCTCAAAATCAAGATGAATGTTGTTCATACTCTCTTCCCATCCCATTCTGGTAAGGGAATCGTCGTATCTGGCTGTTATATCAGCTCCCTCTACTTCAGTGCTATTAACACGTACCTCGGTACCATTTATCTTGACTCCTACTATTTGGGCTACCAACGACTTAGCCATACCAAACATAGGAACAATAATTTCTCCACCGTAATCAGTTCCTTCATTTGGATACTGTACTACTTCCGTCTTGTACAGGCCGTCATTTCTTCTGGCTACTATTCTAATAACCATCTGATTTTCTACATCGTAGTCGGTCATTACTATCCTGACATAGAAAATGTTATTTCTTATCTGTGGTAAAATATCAATGTAATTCATTTCCTTCTCTTTTTCTACAAAGATATAGAAATGAAGCGATAAAACACAACACTGACGTATATTGTTATGGAGAGCAAGAACCCTACCCGCACATTCGAAGATCTATTCCGTATTCCCGGAATATGTCGTCAAAGGATATATCTTCGTCAGAATAATACACTTCGCATATATTACGGTACTTTTTCAATGCCGAAATGTACAAGCTCATCATGTTCTTGCCTTTTATTTTCTTAATAGCTTTTGTGATAACTTCTTCAGTAGATGCACTCATTAGGACATTATTGAAGAAGGTCCTAATATTGCAACCAAATCTTTCTTTAACCCTACTCCTGAATAGTCGATACAAGGTTATGTTCTTCAACGTATTCAAACCATTATTCTTCAACCTTTTATTCAATGACTCAACGGCTTTATCGGAAAAACATGTGCGATTTTTTCCTTCTCTATCTACATATTCAGAAAACCAGGAATGGAACGTTGTGGGATTCTTCATAATCCTATTAATAAAAGAGTCAACGATGTAAGTTTTAAGATCACGCTTGTGAGCATGGCAGGCCGCTATTTTCTCCTCCCTATTTAATGACATGTCAAGACAACGAAAAACGCGACAACTTTCATCTATGAAATATTCGGGGTGTTCTTTCTTAAATTCCTCACGATAAGCCTTGTATCCTACTTTTCTAAGGTGAGATATCTCAGAATTTATATAGAATCTAACACACCTGTTCTCGGTCTCCTGGACCTTTGTACTATATGGAACCGATCGACGACCGTATATAAGATAATCGTACACCATAGCCTCCACAAAATCAGCATACGGAAAATAACGACCAAATCCATAGTTCCAAACAATGAAACAACGCACTCGATCTTTCCAGTAGTCGGTGATTACAAAATTACTGCTATGTCTTAAATTGAACTCTTTTTTAAAGAAATGACCTGTTTTGCTATCATAATTAAGATTAAAATACATTAAATTTCCTAAACATTGACCTTCCGGTCTACTCACTACATTATAGCTAAAATGGTTATACTCATTGCGTATAACCTCTAAAGGTGAGACCGACTCTTTCTTAAGAAGTCTGTCGTGAAGCTTGCGCCCGTCTTTTATTTCAATTATATTTACGCTCATATTATATTTACTTTTTGGGCAAATATAGCAAACCAGTTTGCTTGCTCCAAATTTTGATAAAAATATTTTATCCTGTCCTTCGTTTGAGAAAATAGGGGGCAGGTTTTTTTTGTTTGCACCTATACCATATCTCAAAACGTATCCGTATTTCTATATTCGGATCGTAACACACTGAGCATCAGGGTGGACCAAGTTATCTTGAATAAAAACAGTCCCGATTTTATCGTTCCCGCTTTTATTCTTCATTCCCTGAATTATTATTCATCTTGTTTTAATTAATTATTAGTTGTTCATATTATTTTAACTTTTAAGACCTTATTCTTTATTCCTCATAATATGGAGTGACTGAAACCGAATCGACCGAAGGGAGTGAGGTGAAGGAACGTATTTCCCTATATATTGTTTGGCTTATTGTTTAATCCTTTAAGTGAACGAATATCGTGACCGTAGGGAACGATATGAGAGAACGTAGAAATATTGATTTAATTCTTTAGTGAATTTATGCCGAATCGAGCGAAGCGAGTGAGGTGTGAATGAACTTTTGTTTAAGACTATGAAGTAGCCAGTGGATAAGCGGGCAGGGCAGATAGGCGAGGCTGTAGTGTGTCGTAGCGCAGGACAGCCCATACAGCAGAGCAGGTCCCTTCAGGCCTCAGCACGAGGCAGGCTGTGTAGGTTGCAGGGTAGGGATTGCCGTTGTAGGATAGGACTTCAGGATAGGCGTAAGACAGGCTTTGTCTATCTTATCTCAGTGGCTTCTCACCATATTCTATAAAATACACCCATACTCAAACAAGGAGAAAAACCATCTTTAGACAATCCGTATCCGGCGGTTATTCCTAATCCCCACCGTCTACTTTTTTCGTATATTATTTCTCTTTTGTGGTAGATTGTCATCGTATCTAAATTTGGTCGGTACCCACTTATTACCGCTCTATAATCATCTGTCTGATACGTTTTTCTTTGTATTGGTATATTGATATAAACAGTGTCTTTTATCGTATCTTTTTTAACTATAGCATCCATAGGGAAAGGTATTTCTACCTCCCCTACGTCAACTATATACTGAGGAACAGGAATAGGTTGGATAATGGTATCTATTACCGTATCTATTTCTATATCGTGTATTATTTCTTTCTTCTTGCATGTTTTACCAAACAAGAAAGATATAAAACACAGTAGAAGAACTCCTAACACATGACTGACCCTCATTTTTTGCAAACACATTTCTTACCCTCCTTATCTTCAGCTAAAAGTTCTTGTATATCACCGTTGTTAATACCTTCTTTAAGCTCTTCTCCGAATGGAACTTTTTGCCACCAACTTACTTTGCTAAAGAAATACTTAATGCCTTTTACTATCATTAAATCAGGTGCAAGATCTCCGAGGCGCTTGAATGCCATTCCACCGTATAATATTAAGGCGAATATCGTAATCCACTGAAGAAGCATGTCTATAAACTCTGGGGATTTATGCCCTCCCATAGACATAATAAGATCCATTCCGGATATGGTGAACAACCCGAAAGAGCAGGCCGCGAACTCAAGAAGGATTTTCAAAACTCCCATTTCGCTTATGCATGTCAATATCTTAAAAGGCCTCTTTCTCTTTCTTCGGATATAGCAGTGTTTGATACTTTTTATAGTAGCTAACAAAAGATTTATAGCTAATATAAACAATATAGAATATATAAGGTGGTGAATCTCCTGGAAATTCATCCACAATGCTGATAATCCGGAAATGAGAAAAGCCCAGAAACTTTCTAAATTCATCCTTCCTACAAATCTGTAAGCCATATTAGAACATAGTTACTTTCTTGCTACTTCCAAGAGAGTCATATACGTCAATATGGACCCAATTGGTACCTGATTCTAATCTAATGGGACAAGGAAGTAGATCCTGCGACTGAATTATTTTATTCCTTGTCTCTTCTGCCGTCATACCCTTGGCATCAAAATCGATGGCTGCCCCAAGCATATGAGGACTGATATACAAAGACCCTGATACGGTCTTGGATTTTACTATATCCGAGATATTGTTCCTAAAACCACGCTCATCAAACCTTCCACCCGACTTCCAGGTATTAACCGTCATCGGAGTTTTTAAGATGTCTTTCCTTAAAACCAGTATCGTGTGAAGCAATTCAGTTCTTAAATACCTCCAGCAAAGATCTTTGTCTCTATCGTACTCTTTAGGACCAACTAATTCAACAATACTAAAATACTGACTCAATTCTTTTATAATATCTTTTCTTTCCATAACTTAACCTTTTTCACAAAGATAATCAGAACCTTACCGAATATGAAAATAAGTAGGTATTGGATTAAAGAAAAACCCCTGCATAAATAAATATACAGGGGTTATCCATAACATTAACAACAAATCACGACCTAAACAACCCTTACATATCCGGCTGATACAAGATCAGCAAGATTCTCGTAAGCCAAAGGGATGCCTGAATCTCTTATGCAAAGATACTTAATTTCTTTGTCAATGTAATACTTTCCATTCTCTAAAATAGAATTATATACCCAAGGAATAGGATCGTCTATCGTACCTAAATGCTTTTCCTGAACAACCATATACAGGCTTTCGGTTCTACCTCCCTGACCAGGAACCCAGTCGGCTTGGAGATTATGATTTTGCCTTACTTCAAACAGGGTCCAATCCAAATCCGAAGGTTTGTTCTTGCTACGGAAACGTTGCCCTTTTACAACAGCCGTACCCATAGGAAGACCTTTGTCGCCGTAAACTCCATCCTTATCCCAGATAGGGTACAACCCCTTTATCTTAAGAGCAAGATTTTGGTCGGTGTTTTCCAACATAGCCGGCGTGTTGATCATCGCCCTCATATACATAGCTGTAGCCTTCTCCGGATCATTGGCTTCAAGGATCTTATTTTTTTCTATGATCTGATCCTTTGTCCTTACCAACTTCTCAGGATAGCCTTCATCTACTTTCATAGACTCAACTTCACTCCTGTTGGTTTTAGAAGCTATTTCCTTTTCTATAGCAACAGTACGATCGTTGCACTCAGATTCATATACATGCATTTCATTCATTGCCGTATTAGCAATATCAAGCTCGTATTCTGAATCTGCTACGGATACGGTATATATCCCGCTTCCTTTTGCTACATCAATATCGTTTTTAACCTTCTGCCTCATGCTACTGTTATACCATATCTGTTTACCATCCAGACTATAAGAACGGACAGCATCAGAATAAGCATATTCCCTGGCCTCAGAAACTTTCTTATCCTTAGCCTTGGCGAGCAACTCCTCTTCAGTTGGTCCAGGAGGCTCAGGGTCAAGCTGCATGGCAATAACTTCTTTCACACTCGCATCAGGATTGTTTTGATGGAATTTTTCTTGATCGGAGTCAAGTTGAACCCATTTACCATCTAAGAAATCTTGGTAAGAATACCCTACTTCGTAAGAAGAGGAGTCCAACTCGTATCCTTCCCAATAAAAACCTTTTATATTCTTATTTACATAAAGCATACTCTATCCTTTCTATTAAGCTTGTTCACCTACTCTGATAACCAACTTATCATTGATATACCAGATACTTAATTCTATAAAACTGTTTTTAGGTACTATTACGCTATCGCCTGACATACTCTGGAACTGGCCAGAGGTAGGAAGTGGCTGTGTGATGTCTGTGCCGGTGGTGTTGTTGACCCGCACCTGCCACTCCCTCCCAACATACTCAGAAGATACGGTCATAGACAGATTCGTAGCAGAAGCTACGTTGGCTATAATATTATGAGTGTCTTTAGGAAGATTAACCAATGTCGTAACAACCCTGGGAGCTTTAGACATAAACCTCAGATAAGACATCATAGTATTAGACAACGTAACCATATTGCTCAATACCTTATAAGCCTTATCTTGAGTAACAGTATATGTTCCTACATGAATCTCTATATCAGATTCAGATACGCCTTCTCCAGTATTGGTATCTGAAAATGAAACAAATACAATCTTTAATTCAAAAGCACCTTCAAAATCCCTACCTTCTAAAAAATAATCCAAAGAATAGTAATTGCCAGCTAACTTTCCTAACGTAATTTTATTATTGTAAGCATCCAGGACCTTCCCAAACGAAGCTTCATCAAGTGTTCCTGAATTACCTGAAAACATAGATAGATCAAGATAAGTCGAATCTACTCCTGTACTTACCATACCAAGCGATTCAAGCACCTTACCACTACCTTCTTCAGTAACCAAAATATATTCGTTATACACATTTTTGGTTTCTGTAGATGCCACATCATCTTTTACAAGATACATGACATTATCCTTCGCCTCTTCAACAGTAGGAAGTTTGCTAACAATCTGCTTCTTCCACCCTGCTGCCGATACAGCATCATCTATATACTTCTTGTTTACATAATCGCCCCATGTCATGTTACTAAGAAGAGTCTTGCTACCGTCTTGACTTCCGGCAGGGGGAGCCGGGATAAGGCCTCCTTTGCCCGACTCCGAACCTGTTCCAGGAGCAGCCTGCACCACATTCTCAAGTCTGGAATCAACCTCCTGACCTTCGAATTTACTGTTATAACCTACTTCTGCCATTTTTTATTTCTTGTTAATTTTATCCAACAACTTCTTGATCTGGTCTACGATGTCCATCACCGCGCCAACCTTGTTTTTTACGTCCTCAACCTTCTGATCGATCTTAGAATCCAAAGCCTTTAAACGGTCTTCGTTTTTACGATACACTAAATACAGGGCTAAACCGATGATTGCTATCGTAAGGATATTAGCCAAAACGCATCCTATTATTATCTGAAACATTATGATTATATGGTAGATAACGCTACCACACGCTTTAATTATTCAACTTTTTACAAATATAGTAATTACCCCAACCATAACAAGATCAAAGACGCTCGTCATTAACATCAGACACCCATTCTTTAGATGAAAGAACAGATTCAAACTCAGAAGAAGGGCTATCATATACCGGATACGGATATTGAGGTTCGTCATCAGCCTGCATGTCTAAAGACTTGAATAGATGGTCATAATGTTCTATGTGCAAAATAACTTTAGAACCGTCTACGCTCGCTCTTGGGCTACCTATTCCTAATTCACGTCTCTTTTCTTCAGATACGGAATCATATACTTCTTTTGGTATGATAATGAATTTCATATTATTTTGCTTTTAAAGTTTGTAAATAGTTATATGCTTTGATACAGTCGTCTTTGGATAAATTCTGGTTGTTGTAAAAGCTTAAGTTTTTGAAAGCCAAACTTGTATAAACGTTACCTAAAATACCAATTACCAATGTTCCAACACTTTCATTTACGGTTTGTTGTTTTGAGTCTATTATTTCAGTCCAATCATTCAGATAGATTCTACCATCTGAACAGATAGCATTAACAGAGCGAATGTCTTTAAGTTTAAAAAAATTCCAAGCATCATTTATCGATATATTTAACCCATCAACATGATTGTATATGAATAAGCTGTTTTGTTTAACAATCCCAGATGACTTATTCGCTTCAGGCTGCAACATCTTCCAATTGCCAACAATCGTCCAATCTTTATTAAGTGTAAAGGAACTGCTAACAACTCTATCATCCACCCCATCAGTAACTAGATAGCCTTCGTATTCAAATGGTAAGAGTTCTATGGTAACTGGGGTGGTTGGAAGATTTTCTGTTAAAGAAGATTGCAATGAAAACCCATATGGCTTATCAACAGGAGGTAAATCTATGGCATAGATTCCATCGGATGTATATGTGAGATCATATGTAGCGACATAACCAAAAGCAAGAACATCACCTTCTGTCATGCCAGTAAGTTTAAACCGTAGTTTAATACCATTTACTAACGCTTTATTACCCCAAAGACACTTACCAACAGAATTAATAGGTATTCGTTTATCATGAGAAATATTATAGTTATCAATAATATTCCATCCTCCACCTTCTATTTCTCCATTGGTTGCCTTAAATTCATTACCAAAATATTGATAATACAACCCATACCCACTCCCTTCTGCAAACCCAAAATTCGACAGCACAAGATTATTACCATTGCCTGTAATGTTGGCAATAGTAGCACGATCTTCGTCCTCGTTGGTTTTGCCGGTGACAGTCCATGCCTGGTCGGGAAAGAGCCAGGGATAGGTTTTAACGAAGTAGTCTTTGATCTTGGTCAGTTCTTCTTCGGTGGCATCGTGATCGAGAAATACAAGTTCCCAGATAGCAGCGTTAATACAAGTTCCTACATTAATTGGAGCTAATTTCCCAACATGTAGCACATCTGTTCCTTCAAAATTACCAGTTGTAATCGAAACACCATTATAACTTTTAGATGTCTGATAAGTAAGGATGTGTGGTAAATCCATTTCACTCCCTATTGCTCCAAAAGATATAGGCTTATTAAGATGATCGGCTTGTATATTTCTATATTCTAACAAGAAGGCACCATTATTGAGCCAATTCTTTACATTAGATACTAATCCTAATGCTCCTTCTCCCCTTGTAATCCACTGTCTCAACGCCACAACCGTATAACCTTTTTCCTTAGTCAAAATAGGGAAGTTCTCACAGACACCATAATCGTCTACTCCGTCAAAGACGAGTGCGCCAGGGTAGAGGGGAAGGATTTCAATCGTAAACTCTCCTCTGGTTGCTCCATATCCGTTATAAAAGTATGTTGGTTTCCCTGCCTCAACAATATCAGCATCAACAGTATATATGCCATCTTTGTTCCATGTACCGTAGACAGTATTCATTGTTCCAAAAAAAGCTAATGTTAATTTATTTCCAGGCTGTAACCCCGTTACCCTAAACGTAAAATTCATGTGCTTAGCACCAGGTGGGATAGCTATAAAGACATAATCATCTAATGTGAATTTGTAGAATGTTTGGTGATTTTCATCGCCATAACCACCAACCCCGGACATTCCCTTCCAGGAGAAGTTTTTCAACTGTAGATCATGGCCATTACCCGTCTTATCTACCCATACAGGATTGGTAGCCATCTGCTCATTAGTAAGACCTAATGCTGAATATCTGGCTACTATGCCTTCTATATCTGGGAAAGAATCAGCATTACATGGTAAATCTAATATCATTTTCGCATACTCTTTAAAAGGTATGGAAGTAGGTACATCATACCCTTTGGATATAAGGGCTCGCCTTATATCCTCCTTGGTATTTATGATCCTCATTAACTTATCTGATATGGTTCCCATTACACTTCCTCCCCATTTATGTAATCTAATACCGAACCTATGTCTCCGATGTCCGATTTTATTGACTCTCCTTGAGAATGTATTTCAATAAGTTTCTGATATAAGGTGTTATCCCCTATACGATTCTTATCTGTAGCTTGTTCTTCGATCTTAGTTATCGTATCAGGATCCTCGTACTTAACGCCATCAGGACCATACCATTCGTCTGTTAAATTCGTGTATTTATGACGAACTGGAGTCGATTTAGACTCCAGTGTTACTAAAAAATATTCGTTACAGCTCATGACAATAAGATTTAGTGGTTGCAACAATTACATCTACAAACTGTTCTCACGTAGCCAGAGGGAATGGCAGCCAGCTCCGTCCCTACGGCGATCGCCGGGTCAGTGCTTTCCATGACCGTCAGCGCCATCTTGTCCACGTCAAGGTCATTGTCGTAAACGATTTCTCCCTCAACGTAGATGCTCCCTGCATCAGAAACGTAGCAGTTTTTGACCTGTCTTATATGGCGCTGTGTAGCAGACGCAAAATCACACTCGATACTTAACCACCCTACCGGTATCTGATCGATATTGGATCCGATATTGTAATCAGGGTCGGTTGTTTTAAGAACCATATGTCTCAATTCCCTTGTATTTCCGTATCCGTCCATTGTTATGTATGTTCGGATCTGAACCTTACCCTTTTCCGTCTTATAACAGTTTTCTACTATTTCTGTATCGGATGTAGTAGCATCAGGGAAATCACAAACAATACGCTGCCATCCTTCTTGTATTTTGCTGAATGTGGCGCCTCTTTGTATATCAGGGTCGGTCGTTTCTAAGACAATAAGATACTCGTCCCGGACACCTATTATGCTATCTACCGACCTGTATCCACCAAGATGTATTTTACCACCAGGAGTAGTGTAACATTCATCTACGGACATAATATGTCTTTCTGTAAGATCAGGGAAGTCGCATTCGGTTTTCGTCCATTCGTTAGGTATCTTATCTATTTTCGTCCACTGAGGATAAGCGGCGTCCGTTGTCTTAACAATATAATAATACTGTTCCCTTACACCAAGAACGGCATCAATAGCTTGATAACCTTTTATATTGACCTTACCACCATCCGTCTTGTAGCATTCGTCTACTTCAACAATTTCCCGGTCCGTCATGTCAGGAAAATCACATACCATCCTCACCCAATCTTCGGGAATGGAATCTAGCACGGTTCCTACCTTAATATCAGGATCAGTTGACTGAAGAACGGTATAAACCTCTTCCCTGGCTCCAAGGATGTTATCTATGGCTACCAAACCTTCTACTTGAACTTTTCCTTTTTTAGTAGTGTAACATTCAAGAACGTAAGTTACGTCTCGTTCTGTCATGTCAGGAAAGTCACAAACCATTCGAACCCAATTCTCTGGAATTAGTTTAAAAACATGGCCGGCAGGGAAATTATCGTCCGTCGATTGAATAACGGTATAAATAGATTCCCTGATATTTATCTTATCATCTATGGCCTCCAATCCTTCTATTTCAACCTTACCATCCGGAGTCTTATAACATCTGTTGACGAACGTAATGTCGCGTTCTGTCATATCAGGAAGATCGCAGTCGATCATAACCCACTCGTCCTGTATTTTAGTAAGAACTTTACCTACCGGATTATCCATGTCGGTACTGTCGGTAATTCTATGGGTTTCTTTAAGAACATCCATCTGATCGTTAAGAAGATACCAACTCCATACTTCGACCTTTCCACCAGGTGTACGGTAACAGGTTTTGAAATCTTTGATAACTTTCTCAGCTATGTTAATCCACTCCCATTCGGTTGTGGCCGGAATACCAGAAACAGGATGCTTCTTACCTTCTTCGTCAAGATACCAATAACAGCCATTTAAGGACACAACCACTTGGTAGATTTTGTCCCCTATTTTTATACCGGATTTGCTGTCATCTACCGGTTGGGAGGAACCCCATTTTCCAACTATGTTGGTTATTTTATCAATGCCCCTACCAAAGGCACCGGATAAAAAATCCACGCCATTCATATGAAACTAAATTATTTCAAATTATTTTATTACAAAAAAGGGGGTGGAGGACCAGCCTCCTCCCCCTTGGGATATATAGAAAAAAGGAAAATCAAATCTTGCAGGGCTTGATATTTGCCGAAGCAGCCAACAAGTCCATAAGGTCTTGAATACCTTCGTGAGCACCGTACGGTACATGGAAGTGTACTGTAATATGATCATCAATTACCCTACCGAAGCCGTTAGAATAACGCGCCGGCTTCAACGTTACTGAATAATCAGCATACGGAGCCAACAGGTCTAAGCGGGTTTCTTCGTTGGTAAACATCCGTTCCATAAGTTCTTGGTGAGTCTTACGGAAGTCGAAGAACATACGTTGTTCACGTTCTTTATCCAGCAATTCAGCGCCAAGGTGAGTACGCGGAGCCCAGTGCTGTTTATATTCTGTATGGATCGGGTTGAAGTACGTGCTGACAGCCTCGCGCTGTTCATCCGGATAACCACCATTTACAGCAATACGAACAGATCCTTCTTGGAATGTCAGACGGTCAATCAAACAGTCTGACGGAGAAATCATGTAGTCAATACCACGGAACAAAATACCGCATTTGCAGTTCTTAGGAAGCGGATCGGCGATGATAGACTGATCTCCTGCTACAGCACCCAAACGTTTCCAATTACGTCCACGATAAGATTCGGGCGCTTTCGATACAAAGAAGTCTTTGAAGATTTTATCGCATTCGTCGCAAACCATGTTAGTAACTACAACGGTTTTAAACTTGTGCTGACATCCACCAGGTGTACCATAATCTTCGATTGTCAGATACGGGAATGCTGCCTGTAATTCTGCTTTTGCACTACCACCACATTCATCATCCGGCAACGTAATTTCATAAGCTTCTTTCGAAATCTTACAAGAACCACACGCTTCCCAGCTAACGGTAGTAACAGTAGGATTGTTACACATGTCAGCAGTCTTAGCCACGAACGTTACTGTTGCAGTCGGGTTGGATTCCACAAAAGTATCGATGTCAGCCTTAGTAAGTTTCTTGCTTACAGCTACAGTGTACATTCCTACACCACCATCCTGTGCAGCCGTTTTCTTAGCTGTGCTGGCAACAGCGTTTTTCAGACTCTCTACAGTAGTAGATTGGTCTACACCGTCATCTTCCAATGTTACAGCATAAATCAAACCGCCATCTACCTTAGTATATCCATCAGGACACTCTTCGCAGCCTTTCATAATAGAAGACAGCTTTTGAGTATAATCAGCAGGCTTGCCGCCTTCTTTCATCACCTGATATTTGGAAGTAGAAAGATGACGTCCGACTCTCTTGATATCCAAACCAGGATAAGCAGCCTTAAGCTGAGCCAGGGCATAAGCATCACCGGTATCACACATTTCCATACAATAGAAATTCATGTCGGTTTCCACCGGAGTTTTTTCCAACTCGTCACAAGAATGGATAGGATGGATTTCTACAAAATCACCTACCTTTCCACCACCTGCAATCGGCTGATTCTTGATACGTTCGATTGTTTTCAAGATAGCAGCCAAAATATCAACATCTTCGCAAGGATCACATTCTGAACACATATCCTCACGACCAGGACAGTTTTCGAAAATGATGTAATCATCGATATTCACCTCACCCATCGGATAACCACGAAGCTCGAACAAACGTCCTGTCAGCTTAATATGAATAGGGATACGATCGCCTTTTCTTGCTGTAATAGCGGTATTATCGTCAATTCCGTTATAACCGAAAATAACTTCATCTACTTTAATTTCTTTGCTCTTCGGAGCAGAAGCATACACTTCTATAATTTCATCAATAGCAAACGTAGGTGTAGAGAATGATTTATCATCAGATACACGGTCGTTCACCATCTCATTACGTCCGATTCTGATCTGGAAACGTTGTTCGTCCTTACGATATCCTTTCAAGTCTTTCAACGCTTTCAAACCATCTTTAGTCTGCTCACCATCCAAATCATAGATAGCGATCTGACCTTCTTGAAGCAACAAAGAATCTACGTCCGCCAACTTAGCGTGCGGAGGACAGATAATGTGTCTGTCATACGGTTTATGGATAGCCATAGCCTTATAATATTTTAAAAATTAATATTCTGTTATCTGTCTCAAAAATAGCGATAGTCATATAAGCAACAAAAAGCATTAGGAATTAATTAATTCTTAATGCTTTTTGATAGTCTTTAATTTAGGACACGTCTTTATTCTGCTATAAAGGAGATTGGACGTTGTTTGAGTCTATTTGATAACGTCCATATTCGCTTTCATTCAAAGCAAATTGCTTTTCAATCATGTTAAGGATAATACCAATTAATTTATCATCTAATTCAGGATCTATATCGGTTGAATTAGAACCATCGGATTTAACATATCCTTCGATGTCAACTTCCTTAGGATAGCGGTAATACGTAAGGTAAACGGTGTCTACTTCAAAACCAGACTTGTACACCCTTACCGAATCTTCGCCTATAGTGTAGAACGTTTCCCTAAAATCAAAATCAGGTTTGTTAAAAAAGTCGGCAAGAAGCTCATGCGGGTTTTCGTTCTTAGCCTCCCACATGGTAAAATCAGTGACCGTGCATTCACCTTTGGTAAATACGCCTGATATGTTTGAAAAAGAAAAGAAATCAGAAGGCAATGAAAACAAAGTGCTTTCCGGATTATCTTTATCTCCTTTCTCGTCAAGTTCTTTTGAATACACAACTAACTTTTGGATATAACGTATATCCTCTTCGTTTTTCTTATCAAGGATATAACGAACAAGGCGGTTTTGTTCGTCATTAAAAAGCTGAACAAAACGTGCCTTGTCAAGTTTTATACCACCGTTGGTCATGTTTTCTTCAGCCTTCTGTAAGGCCCGAAGATAACAATCAACAATCTTCATAAATTATTCTTTTTTATCAGCGTATTGATCAATATCAAAACCTTTTTCGTCTTCCTTTTTCTTCTTGTCAGACTTATCTCCTTCTATTTTTTTATGCTTGTTCTTTAAAGCATTATACGCTTCCAGAACACGTGACTTGGTTTCTAACATCGACTTATTGGAAGCAAGAGCCATAGATGCAGAGATGGCGTCGGCGCCCAGGAGCTCGCCATTCAGATACAGTCCGTCGGTGTTGACGGTGACAGCCAGGCCCTCGATCATTTCCCTGATCATACGATGGAATTTAATCACCTGCATCCCTTCGGAAGATTCGTCGTCAGATAAGAACCTTGAGCTTGCTTCTTTATACATGTCGACGTTCGTATTCTTGGCATCAATCCAATTAGTAAATATGTATTGAACCATGCTCTGATCAAGCTCTACGCTATATATGATGTCAAGATACAAAAGCAGATCGTAAATGCTTTTCCTTTCAGCCTCTGACCCTTTCAGTTTATTCATGAACTCGTATAAAATATCAGCCTTGTCAATCTGACGTTGTTTCCTGATATCTACGGCCGTAGTCTTGTCTTCTACACAATAATAAGATTCGACATACATCGGATTACCGTCTTCCTCTTTAGGAGTAAGAGACTTGGATAAAATAGCTATATACAGCTCAAATAAATCACGAACGTCATTAGTGTAGAACAGACGACCATCATACAAGTCAATTCTGTAAGAATCCCAGAAATCGAAGTTCTTTTGATCCAGGTCCTCATTGACAGTTTCTTCAAACGGATACCGAATATTCTTAATACGCATATCCATTTCATTCTTCTTGTCTTCAAGTGAGTAACCTTTATAACATGCTGAATTGATGAAGAAACCGGTATCATACACCCTAAGATCCTTATCCCATCCACAACAAGATACTGTCTTGTTACCAGGGAAAGGAGTCTTGGAAATGCCTCTTTCCTGATATCCGGAAGGAGCTTCTTCATCCATCTTACCTGTTATAACATAAATAGAGTCGGAATATATCTTCATTCCTCCTACGGTAGCCAGCAGTTTCTTAGACTCATGGCTTTCTTCAAAAATCTTTTTTCCCATTTTTATATATCCTTAAAAAATAAAATTTGCGGCCGGTTTTAAAGCCGACCGCAAGTTAATACTAAAAGTTATGATCACAAAGAACTCGGTAACAATTCAATTGTTACGAACCGGCTGGTATCTTTTACCCAACAAGCCGATACAGAGTGGCACCAGAATTGTTCTGACATACGAGGATGGCTGGATACAATTTCTTGAGCCGATACTCTGGATGACCATCTACCTTGTTCGTAACCCCACCACATAGAACCGATATCAGGCTTAACGTAGAATACGTTGCTGTTGATATTACCAATACGAGCTTCGGATGAAGCAGGAATACCGGCGAATGCATTGGAATATTCAGGAGCGGTCAAGTCTTCCATAATACATGAATATGATGTGATAGGAGTCATACCGTCTACCAACTGGCTTCTATCTACCATATCAACGTAATCCAAAGAAGGTTCGTGTTCTACAATGACCTTACCAATACCCGGAATAGTAACGCCCTTGATCTTTACAGTTCCTAATTCAAGAGCATCATTTGATCCTGTTACCGGGTTATTGATGATACGTTCTGTACCCATAAGCGGAGCTAAGGCGCCTAATTGAGAGAAGAACTCATCACGGAAAATCTCAACGATATTCTTGTAAGCCATAGCACCTACCTTGAATTTCATTACACGATTTTCAATCGGCATATCGCTACGACCACGGAAAATATAGTCAGCAGCAGCCAGGAAGTGTTCGCGCTTGATACCGCCCGGACGTGCATATGAGATAACGAAACCACGGCGAAGTTGATGGTACAAACCTTCGTTTTTCATCAAAACACCATTATGACCCTTAACTCTACCTCCACGCATGAACATAAGTTCGTATGCTTCCATCTTAGCCAACTCAGCCAAACAGAACAAAGACACTGTATTGGCTACACGTGCCGTACGCATATCAATGCTTCCGTCACCAAGACGAGAACCGATAATGGCATAACTTGCATCACCTCCTCTGATTTCAGAAAGCTGACGAACTTTCTGGTAAGCCTTGTCGATGAAATTCTGTGTACGTTCGTCCGCATAAGCCAAAGACTTAATACCAGCGTACATAGTCGTTTCACCTTCAACACCACGGTGTCCACCAAGCGTAAATTCACAAGTCATAGAACCGGCCTTAGAAGCACCTCCTACACCAGAGAACTGAGTAGAGAACTCACCAAGAACGTTTGTTACCTTCCAGTATTTAATACCAGCGCGAAGCATGTCTTTCGGGAAGTATTTAGCACGAGAACGACCCCACAGCTTACACCAGTATCTCCAGTTTTCACCTTCTTGTTTAGGAGGACGCTCTGTAGAGATAAGAGCCTGGCAACCGTTAATCACATCGTAAGTAATAACATCTCCTTGTTTAAATTGTGCATTCAACACAATTTCGAAGAAGCTTTCATCAATACCGGGTTTTGCATATTTCAAAGACGTGTCTTCTACTGTAACCACCTCATACGTTTCTGATACCGGAAGATCATAACGGAATGAACCATTGATACCATTTACGGTAATAGTAGCATCCTGTTTGATCATACCCATATACATAGGCAGAGGATAGTTTGTAATGTTAGAAAACAACTCAAGCATACCCAGATGGTTCTTATCCGGATCTTCGTAGTACCAATCTTCTAAAGAGCTAAGATCGTGTTCTACGATACTTTGCTTAACGACTTTAGCGTCGGTATATCCAATCACCGTGTCACCATTCATGGTGGCCGGGAAATTTTTTGTTAAAAGTACATTAGCCATGAACGAAAAAATGTTTTAATTTTTAATCTATACTGATTTCATCGAACTTCACACCTTGAACTTGATCACCTCTATCATCTACCGGAGCCACCCTCTTGTCTTTATTCGTGTGGCTGATGAGCTTATAAATTTTCTTTTTCTCATCAACTACAGCTTGATTAGACTTCTGTTTTATGAACTCTCCTGGGTTCATAAGAAACATAATCAAATCTGGCGCCTCTTCCGGATTCATCATCATCTCCCTTACCCTATTAAATGCTTTAGTAATTCCGGGATTTGATTCAGAAGGTTTTAGAGCAAAATCAAGAGCTTTAGATACCATAGTGTCATTTAGCTGATACTTTGCCTGGATAGAAGACTTAAGGTCTTTCTTATACCTTCTAAAATCTTCTGCATCCTTCGCCTTCTTGTCGGCAGCCTCCTTAGTACGTTGCTGAATAATATCATCCATTCTCTTATCAAGCTCAGCCTTGTACTTTATAGCCTTTGCTTCAACATACTCTTCGCCTTTATTGATAATGCCTTTGAAAAACTCATCAGCTTCATCTTTGGGCAACCCAAGAAGATCAACATAATGGCGAACGATCTTTATCTGATCTGCTTTGTTTTCAATGTCAAGCTTTTCTATAGGAGCTACATTCGTATCATATTGCTTAAGAATATCAACGATATTAGCTCCGGCCTTATCGGCCTGAATAAGCTTCTTAGTAATATCAGAAACAGAAGTAACATCTATCTTATCCTTAACAATATCCTCTTTCTGGCTTTCAAGGACGGTAGACAGTATATCACACAACGAATCTTCTTTACTAAAATCAAGATCATTAATAGTAATCTCTTCGCCATTTTCACCGCTAAACACCACATCTTTCAAATCGGGAATGATTCCCCTTGAAGAAAGGGCATCCAATACTTTTCTGTAATTGACAACCGGGGTCTCTACCTGATCCTGATTAACATCAACTACATTCTCTTCTCCTTTTTTATCCTCTTTATGATCAGGAGTAGGATCAACAACCGACTCTTCTTTAATTTGAGAACCTTCTTCTACAGGCTTCTCATCTTTTTTAGCCGGTTCATTACCATTAATAGGCAGAATATCTTCTTCCCTATTATAAACATCATCAACCGGACCGATACTAAAAATATCGTCCAATTCTACTATTCCATTTTTTTCTAATTTTCCCATACTGCAAAAATATTTAAATACCTATATTTCAGATAAAAAACTTATAAGTGTTTAATCTTCACTAAAAATTAAATATCCCCAAATTTTATTAGAGATTTTCTAATGAAATTTGGGGATATTTAATCCTTAATTCTTATTGATTCCGGCTACATACCTTTTAGTGGCGTCTTCCCTCGCTCGTTGAGCAAGCTCTTTGGATTTTAATTTTAACTCTTCCATTTTCATTCTCATTTCATCATCATGAAGTTTGGAATCGTTTTCAATTTTCTTATCCTCTATCCTTTCCTTACTTTCTATATCAGCTTGCCTTACGGTCTGATCTGAAACAGAAGCCAGGAAGTTGAGGGAGGTGGCGTCACTCTTGGCGTCTGCCGCCCTGCCTGCCGCCTGGATCTTCTCTTGAAGTATCCGGTATTGACCTTTCTTGTCTTCTAAAGCAAGTTCATGCTGACGTTGCTTATCCTTCTCAGCAGCTTCAGCTTGTATCTGTTGCTGGTTAAGCTGCATCTGATTCTGTTGTTGCTGCTGCATCTGACGCTCGTTGTATGCGCGAGTATTCCTTGCATTCTGTATAAGTTCCACCATAGAATCTGATGTGAAGATAGATGCAAGATCGTAAATATCGCCTCCGGCTGTATTTAGCTGCAACATGAAAGTTTTAAATTTCTCAAGCTCATCCCTTTTCTTGGAATTAGATAATGCCTGAACACCAAGATGCCTTAGACTAAGACCGTCGGTTCCTATAGATAAAAACGCTCTGGTAAGATCACTTTTTGTGTACATTACAGAAATATCCTTTCCTTCTTCCTGACATTGTTGAGCAACAGCCAGATGAAGATCCAAAGCGCGTTTCTTGAAGTAACCGAAGTTATCAAAGTATATCTGTGTTTGTAACATAGATGCTGTAACGCCCTGCTGGACCCCGGTGGCGGTCTCATACCTGTTGGGGCCGTTAATTACTTGAGGCGTGATACCAACCATTTCAAAACATTTCATCCTCGACCATTCAGCAAGTTCCATTCTTGTTTTAAGTTGCTCTGTCTGGGACAAATCATAGACAGCAAACTGGTTGAAAGGGACACCACCTTTCGTGTTTTGAGATGAGGTATCTAATGTCAGAGCACCTACAGACTTAGCTACATCAAGAAGATTAGCCCATATATCAGCCACATCTTCACCCAAATCCTTGTATTCACTTGGAACCAGATTTATATCTCCTAAGAAGAATTTACCGATCTCCTTTTCAAGAATATTATTTATCTGATTTATGGAGAAATTATAAAATATTTGATATGGCTGAATCCTGTTAGCCATAGAAGTACCAATATATCCGGCAACGGGTAGAACAAAGTCATAGATGTTGCTATCCCCTTTTATCTGGTGATCAATAGGTTCTCCATCCAGATACAGGTTGTCCTGAGCGAGGGCACCTCCACTGATTTTAACCCCGTACCTTACCTGTGGAACGTAATCTACGAAATAGGTATTAATCTCCGGGTTCTCCATTCCCTTACTCATGGTTCTGGTAATTTTCTTAATACCATTTTCCTGTAAAAAGTCCTGAAGAAGCTCGTCGGTTACCATTTCGGTAGTTACTAATCCGGTTTCAGTTTGGTAGGTAATTACATACACCTGAGCCGGGGATACCCAATATGATTCAGTTACCTGATACAAATCACTACGAACATGCTCGTCGCTTAAACTCTGGGCACGGTTATAATAATTACCATGCTCTAAATTTGGCATGAATCTGGTTCTGTGATATTCGTTGCCATTACTATCGTATCCGGTATATGTGCCGGCTGGAATACCGTAATAATCCTCATAAGCTTTTATAGAAGCATAATCATTATATCCTTTCCAAGGTATTACCTTATTCTGATATAACATCCCTACACTCGCCGATTTGGATAAACTTACATAGCTTCCATTATCACCATTGTTATAAGTACCATTGAAATTATCAGCACCTCCTATAAGCTTTTGCTTGTCTTTTGCCGTAAGAAGATGCCCCCACCTTACTATAATATCATTGGCAGTATAATAATGAACACGACCAATATAATCACCGTACTGCGGATACTTGCTATCTAATGTCTTAGAATAAAACGTATTCAACGGAGACCATCTCTCCGGCTTATAATAGTCGTATCCTACATGATAGTTTCTAAAACAACGACCGGTAAGAAGATAGTCGATGAAATTCTCGGTGTCTATCTCATCCATGTAAAAACGCCCCCTGTCTGCTTCAAGCGTATGAGAACCCCATATAACCTCGGCAGTCTTCCATTTTGTATTCATGAAATTCTCTATCTCAGGAGGGGTCATAGATGCTTTCACCTCTTGTATCTGTTGAGCATAAGCCTGCTTTTCTTCTTCGCTTGCAAAATTATTATAATCCGGATCCAATCCCCTATTTAACAATTCTTGCCTAATCCTTCTGTCCAATTCCTCTTTAATGTAATTATGAAGGAGATTCTCCTTCGTGGCAGAATACTGATTCACTTCAGATTCGTCCAATCCAACTACATTATACTTGTCAGAAAGGTTGCCCAACCATCCTACAAAAGCGTTTACGATCGTACCTATTATATCATAATGACGTAAGAATGATGGAATATTTACATTGTCCCTTATAGACTGAACATCCTTAAGATAAGGAATTACGTCTTTCAGCTCCATAAAGGATAACTTACCTTCCATCATTCTATAAAAATCCTTGAACTTCTGGTTCTCATCAAGCTGCTTCAAACCAATCAATTCAAGAGAATCCATAGTGGCTTTAAACCACTCCTTGGTTTTTCTCTTGGTAGGTATCGCCTGTACCGGCAAACCTGAAAATACTCCTCTGGCCGGAAAAGCCTGATCTCTATTGAAATATTCCATCCTATTATCCTATTTTTCACAAAGATAAGGAATTTGTTCTCGTCACCTCATTTTATAAGGGTTATGTCTTCTTACCGTAAATCCTTTGACCTGTTCTATCTTCTTGCGCTCTCTCTTCTTTTGATTCTCCTTCTGAGTCGTACTTTCAGGCATGTAACCCATATCATCATAATACTTAGCCAGAAGAAGAGCGTGGCCGAAGGCTATGATACGGTCGGTGTTGGCCCCAGGGCCGAAGGCTATGATCTCATCAAGAAGTTCTATATCAGGGATACGGTAAATACCTTTCTGTGTTATTTCATTACCATCATCATCATACCCAACAACAACATCCTCCCAACAATATTGAATAACGGTATTGAAAAGCATACGCTGATTGGGAACCGTAGGAGCCAAACCGAGCTTGTTGTTCTGACGGGCGCCAGCACGAATAATCTTACCGGCAAGACGTTCGCCATCTTCCAGCAACATAAGCTGCTTATTTCGTCTCGTAAGATAAAATTCATACATTCGGTCGGCATTCTCCATAAGACACTTGGCCCCATACGCTTCTTGAAGTATTTCACAATTCCTACAAAAATCATCGGAAGATGGAGGACGTGATGCGTATGATGCTACTATGCAATAAGCAAATGGATCGTTGATTTTTACATATCTTTTAAGTACATAAAACGAACCAACAGAATCAGTATCAGCCTTGTCAGATTTATAGGGGTCAAGCGATGAAACATAAGTGTAATCAAAAACACCTCCTTCTTCTGGTGGATCCTCATATATAACAACAGGAGAATCTATGTTACCACCTTGAAACGGATAATCAGCAAGCTGCTTATCACTAAAATTATACCCCATTTTCATGCCGTCTATCTGATAAATATCCACTGTTTTACCAGGCCTACCTTCTTCAAGAAGACGGCTTTTGTGCTTCAACGCATCTTCTACAGGGAACCTATTTACGTTCGTATTAAGGAAACAATCATCTATAGACAAAGGGAATGCCATTCGTTCCTGGACGTATAAAGCCCTATCCTTTTTGACAAGTTCGTCAAGACGTGATTTTATTATTCCAGTATTTTTATCAAAGTCTGAAACTTTTATTTTTATCTTCTTAAGACCGGGAGCATTCTCTACTCCAAGATACTTATCAAGAGTCGTTTCTTTCTTTTCATACGCATGAGACATCTGGGCCGGAACAAAGCATCCAGATTTACATATACGCCATGTTGGTTTAATAACTCTCTTATTTAGAATATCATAATTCATTATAATAAATCCATATTCGTCCGGAGAGTTCATGATTTTCTGTGCATCTTGAGACTTTTCTACATTACCGCCAGTGTTATGAGTTATAATACCATTTGCTATATAAGTGTGAGTATCTGATGCAGTGAGGTTGTAAACAGGCTTAATTCCTATATACTCTATCTTATCTATCCTTTCTATTATCACTCCATCTAAATATTTTGACCTAAAAGATCCAAATGTGCTAAAATTAGAACCGAATTTCCTTATAGAATCAAGTTTCTCTCTTCTATATCCTATATCTGTTCCAATTATATCACAATATTTAAGCATGGATAATTTATCCAATATATTACATACATATGAATCAAGAATAATTGATCTATCTGCTGGATTTTTAGATGGGCTATAAGAAATAGTACTATGTATTCCAAATTTAAAAAGAACATCCTTTACTTCTTCAAGAAGATGCCTATTACAAGATCCTAAACTTATACGATGATCCCTATTATTGTTATTAGAATAAAAAGTAGCATCAGCATCAAAATACCCCCTAATCATCATAATAACATCCTCTCTTCTATATGAATGTATATTTAAAGGAAGTGTTTTGTTTTTTTTAGTCTGACCATATATACCAAGTTCCCTTAACTCATGGCATATACCTTTTATTCTTATTTCCCTATAATCTTTTCCGTCCTTAGTCTTATACTGTTTCTCTATACAACACTCATATTTAGATCGTATATAATCATACACCTCATCATCACTGGTAGACACAATAGGAGTCTTATCAAAACCATAGCTCCCATCCCCTATTAGAATGCCAACAAGGTATGGATCAAACATTTTTTTATCTCCCCATATATCCACACCATCTGATACACATATTTTACGTCCAACTCTAAGAGAATCAGCCCTTCTAAAATCAGATCCAAAGTACCTAAATTTACCCTTCCTTTTCTTTACAACAGTCAATATGGGATGATCCCCACTACATTCAAGTACCCTTCCTCTTTTTGTTGTTATTCTATAACACTCTTTCTCGGCAGGGGGTTTCATCCATGTTATGTCTTGACTTACAGCTTTTGATGATATATTATCGAATCCTATTATTCCATCTTCTTGTTTTAAATCCTCTATCCTACACGGTTCTCCGTTTGATTTGTACACTATTGTACCAGCACAACAACATCCAGCCATCAAACAAACGCCCCTCATTCTACCATGCATCATATGAGCCGGCCTACCGGCAAGCCATGCCCCAAGCACCGGGAATTTACCTACCTCATCATATATAGACGTATATGGAGTTCCGCCTGCGGTCTTCAATGAGCCTCGTGTCTTTCCATCATCAACGTTGGTGATTCTTATTCTGGCATGAACATCACGTTGATTATTGATGTTTCTTGTACCTAAAACAACTTCTTTAGTCCAGTCGTTACCAGTCCTGTTTATAGTAAGATAAGGAGGAAGATTATCAAGTCCAAACTCAAGATACTCTCCCATATTGGCAAGGTCTTCTTTACTTGCTCCAATAACATTATGCGTCAAATTGTACGTCATTGTAGCATTACGGGCCAGAAGAGAACTCATTATGGCCGTATTATGAGTAACGATGTAATTGGTGGTCAAAAATAAATGAGAATCATTATCAACGGTTATACAAGTGGCATGCTCCTTACCGTATATCGATATGGATCTTATTTTTAATTCCTTACGATTCCTTGATAGTATAAGTTTGTTCCCCTCCAATTTAGCATACCAACCTGAAGCCCAAAACATACGTTGTACAAAATTTATGACATCCATATCAATATGAGACAACATAAGCTCTTCTTCTCCGGTTACTACGTTTCTGAAAGAACGAATGAAGTTTTCTATAAAATCTTTCTTTTGATCTATGGACGATCTTAAAAACTTCTTACAAACGTATTTATCAAAAAACATATCCCCACCATAGCCACCGAGATAAGCCGCCAGCATCGAGGCGTAGGCTGACGGAGGAACCGGCAGCTTTGCCGTAGGGTAGTTCAGGGCCTCACCTACTGGAATAGACATACTCTTATAATCTAATCCGGCTATGGATCTAAGACTCCTAACATGCCATTTTCCTCCATGATTGACGCGCCATTGATGATTACCGCAGCAAATAACGTTACGACCGTCTTCGAATACGACTCTGTAGGTAGTTACTTTTCCTTGGGGATAAACACCTACGACCTCTACCAAATTCCCTTTATCGTCATATATCTTATCCCCTACAACGATATTTCCTATCATCTTTTCCCGGTCCTCAAGATAAAGTATCTCAGAATCAAGAAGGGCTTTTCCAAAACGACGGCACCCGAACATGAATATTCCTTTATTCTCTTCTTCAGCCTGCTTTAGAAATTCGGCAAACATCCATTCATTATCACGAAGCTGCGAATTTCCAGGAATACGATCATCTCCTACGTCAATCATCATCTTCCAGAAATTGATATGCCAGTATAGCCAAGGATGGATAAATACCCCATTTATGGTAACACCGTTAAGGAGTTTCATAGCCTCATTCTCCCAGAATTGCTTGACATCATTGTCTTGCTCTTCATAAGAATAAAGGTCATTCCATAACGGAATATCGTTACCCATATTTATATAAAGTTCTTTACTGTTAATATTCATGACAAAACTATTTATCGAGCTTGTTCTTAGCTTCATTCTTAACAAAAGACTGAATACCTGATACTGTTTGTCCTCCTTTTAGGCTTTTCTTGTTTTTGGCAGCCTCAAGCTGATTATAGACATCCATTATTCCACACATCTTAATATAAGATTCAGTCCATTGCATTAAGCTATCAGACAAGCTCTTTTGAAACCTAAATTCTTTCTCCCTCTTATCGGAATCTTCTATTTTATCCCAAGGATTTTCAGATAGATAACGTTCAGCCTTATCTATCTGATCCCTTAGCACAAGAAGTTTCCGATCTACGTAAGAAACATCATCGTTAGTCGGCTTTCTTGCTTTCATTGTTAACTATTTTTAAAAAAGCCTCATACTGAGACTTAAGCATATTAAACCTGTCTTCAAGAGAAGATGGATCAACACGATACTTACACATGTTTTTTATTCCTTCCTCAACAAATTCATCCTTGAACGCAACAGAATCAGTATTATTATCAACGTACATAATAAAATCCGATTCTCCGTCGTTTACTATCATGTCAAGAACCTTCTTGCTGTCATTATCTATATTAAGATCATGACCGGCGTTAATAGATAACCTGTAGACGGTCTTGACAGAAGAAGATACTTTCATTATCTCTTGTTGATACAAGTTGGTCATAAACGACTTTTCTTCCAAATCAATAAAGTCTTCCAACTCTATATCATTTTCCTCTTCCTTCTTCCTAATAATATCCTTAGTTAGCTCTTCCATATCCTCTCCCACCTTATCCTGCTCAGACAGTAGATGGTTGTAATAAGAAATAAGATGCTTTATATCTGAATCAAAATCAATCTTCTTCATTATCAAGAACCTTTTTATCGTAAATAATAACGTCCATCAACTCCATTGATAAATTATAATCAGCCACTTCAAAAAGCTCGCTGTCTGTCAACGTCCTTAAAAAAGAAACAGATAATCCTCTTTTCTTTGCAAAAGACCTAAGTACAGCATAGAGAATGTCTCCGGCCGAATAATCGGGGAGATCATCACAAGATGCCTGCAACATAGAAAATAAGGATTTCCTTTTATCTTCGCATTGTAAATGCCTTGCTTTACCACATCCTCCCATAACACTTAACTTTTTTGGATTATAATACCTTCAAAATTAAACGGAATCTTTTCCTCTTTTTGAGACCCATCTTTTTGATAGTGAACAGTCATATGTTTTACGAATCTTCCTATTCCAAATCCTGCTGTATGTATCTCTATATTGAACTTAAAGTGACGGGAATCAATGATATTCAAATTAGAAGACGTACAGCCACAAGATGTCTCTGATGCTGTTATCTTCATATCATGCTTCGACTCAAGAACGAATGAAAACCTTATACTGTTTCCTTTCTCTACTGGTTCGAAAATTATTTCAAATGATTTACCGTCTTTAGACAGGTCAATATTATACTGCTTGTCATCTGTAGAAATAACATTAAACTCATCAGAATCCATTGTAATAAGCTCTAATCTGTTCCACCTTGATTTCTCATCATAAAAATCAGTAGAATACTGTCGGTCCATCCACGAAGGACGCGGAAGCCCCTCCCCAAGCGCACACTCCTCTGTCTTACTCCAGGCCTTCTGCTTGATGAAGCACGTACATACCGAACAACGATTTTTACCTATTTTCTTGCTTACGTACAAAGAAAGAGGAAGCATAGAGTTAGGGACGTTCTTGGTATTGAATTTACATCCTTCACACTTTTCAAGACGTTCCTTGTACCAATCAGGATAATCTTCTTTTTTTCTTGGAAGTTTTTTTAATATCGTATCCATAAAAGCATCGTATATAACTTCCGCTTGCAAAATCTTTTTCATAACTTATCTGTTAAATTCCTGTTCTTGAATATTTTGTATTTCACTAAAACTATGACCCTTACGAGATTTAAAGATAGATAATTTGTTGTGTTTTATCAACATATCCCCACCTTTTATCTCACCTGAGTCATAAGCATCCTTTATCATCCTTATCTTAATATCAAGGCACTGAAGTTCTTTTTCCTGATACTTAGATAATTTTTCTACCTTGGATTTAAGACGCTCAAGGTTGTTTTTTCGCCTCTCCATCTCATGAAGGTTACAAACCATATCACCCACATACGGGAACGATACAGACACGTTATCTGTGTACGTACATAAGTTATTGGCATAAGAAATACTGGCTCTGAAAACGTCACGTATTTGGTTTCGGTCGTAAACGCCCCCGGTCTTATCCATCACATCATCTATAATATGTGACTCAAATGATATAGGGAAATTATTCTTCGCCATCGGCTTCAAAAGTTTTCTTTCTGTAAAATAAAGAAACCAACGCACATTGATCTCTGGAACCCTCCAATACAAAAAGACGGCGCATGTTCTCTATATCCGGGCACAAACACCTGGTCCTGTAATTCCCTTCACGGTCAATCAAAATACCACGCTTCTTCATCTCCGTATCCAAAACCGATACATATTGAAGATCGGTACTGAAACAATGAGAAAACTTCTTCTTCGTCTCATACGAATATCCAAACACAAAATAATAGGCAAGAAGATTTAAATGCCTCGCATCTATGACATTCTTCTCATTGCCGGAAGCCATTAAGTATCCGTTATAAAACAGAAGTATCTTCTTCGCCATATCTACCGTATTGGAATAAGGTACTAAAAGCCTATAAGCTCTATTACTAACATCTTTATTATCACTTTCTTTCATGAGATTATCGTTTTGATACAAAGATAAGGATTAAAGATTTATAAATTTAAAATTAACGTATTTTATGACAATGGATTCAGAATTTGTCCCGATATTTGCACTGTAACATTAAAAAAAATAAGTTCTTGTTGTTTGATTCTTGAATTTTGTTTCTACATTTGTAGCACGTTACAGATTTGAAGTCAATTCAAATAAAACAACAAGAATATAAAATATTAAGTGTCTTGTTGTTTTTCTACTTGGATTGATTCAAATTTGTAACGGGATTTTGGAGTTTTCCGGACGAAAAAAAAAGACATGAATCGGATGGATATCCCCAAAAATCCATCCGATTTTTTTTTGTTACAGATTATGAAGCTACAATTAGGTAGAAATATTAACATAAGTCTCAGACTTTTGGAACAGTGGTCATCAGATTCGCTGTTCATGGAACTGTACGCTTTATACTGTATGATAAAAATCTCCCGCCGGGATTCGAGAATAAGATTCAAAAACCAGAAAGATCTTCTTCATAAGCTTGGGATCGGGTATTCGAAATTCAAGAACATGACAGGACATCCGATGTTTGACGAACTGTTCCGTATGACGGATAGTACGTTCGTTGCAAGAAGGTATCGTGTTAATGGCGTACAACTTACTCTCGGATGTGGAAAAGTGAGTCTTCCAAAGAATAGGATTTTAATTAAGATAAGGAAAAATGAAATAACAAACCATGAAAAGGTCCTTGACAGGATAAGAGAGGCGATGTTTGTTAATTTAGTCAGGAACAATGAGTCTGTACTGAACAGTGGAGAGACAAACTCTCAGGCGGAGGTCGTAGACGGAAGCCACTCGTATTATGGATTAATTGATTCGACGATAAGTAACAAAACAATTGCCTTGTACTTGAATGTAGGACTAACAAAAGCGAAAGAGATTGTCGGTATGGCGATACAAGACAAGCTCGTAAAAAGGTTCGAAAACGTACAATTTATAACATACGTAGATAATCCTCGTGCTTACATTGAAGCAAACGAACATAACTACCCAATAGGTAAGCTGATTCCGGTATATAGGCACGGGGCAGTTTTCTGGCAAATAGCAAATACCTGGACCTTGTATAAAAAAGGAGCAACAAACAGATGGTATTTTGGAGAGAAGGATATAGAGAAAGGAGAAAAAGAAAAAGTGAGTAAGAAAGACGATTTCAATTTCTTCTTAAAAGACAATACTCATATCCTACGTTTCCTAAACGCAGAAGAAGTTGTTTCCGAAGATGGGGAGATCCTTGGCATAGATCGTAAAAAGACAAAAGAAGAAGAAGCAAGATCATTGGCTTCTGTTATGGCTAAAGAAGCGCACAAAGACTTCTGGGACGGATATGAGCGAAGTACACAAAATCAGATTGTAAGAAAGTATTATCGCGCTATCATAGCAGAAGATAAGAAGCGAAGAATGGACATGTTCTTAAACTGTCTTAAACAATCATACGACAAGGTTAGTGGATGGAGTAAGGAGAAGGTAGCCACAGTAAAGGCAGGCATGGCTGATGCGGAAGCCTGCTGTGCTGAGGTGGGGACGTCCGTTGCCGGGGTCTGCGGTAGGGTAAGTAGGAGAATGAAAACCTATAACAATACCGCTCCTGACAAAAAGGCAGGTTTTAATGAGGTACGGGATATGTATGCTGAGTTCGCCGGCGAGATGGCTAAAGCGGTTGGATCGGTAAGCGAAGATATCTATACGTATGTTAAGGCAGAACAGTTTAAGGAAAAGATAGAGAATATGGATATATCTATCCAATCATTACCTAATATTGGTACAACAGTAGATAATGATAAAGAATTAGATGGTGAATCCGTATTCAAGGATATACCATTAGAAGAGCTATCATTCTATAATGATACCTATCTTTATCCTTCATCTCAGTATTCATCATTGTAATGTTTGGTACTTGAGAGAGGGTCTGTTCTTAGTAGTCGCCGACAGAGCCGAAAAACGATAATCTCGTAGAACATCGACGGAAACACCCGTTAGCCACCACTATGCCATAACCATATCTATACGAAATCATATTACTGTCTGATCTAAAACTACTTATCAAACTTATTATTTCTTTTTAATCCTAATTAATTCATTTTATATTTTAGGTTTTATTTTATTTTCATACTTTTGTTTTGTAGAACAAAATCAGAAAAAAGATGGCTATAAGTTACGACAAAAAAATCATGGAGTGCGTTCTTCGTTCAGTTATGTCCGAAGGTAATGTCGCACAAGGAAAGGCTATTAAGTCTATTTGTAAGTCACCAAAACCGCTGTTTATAACCGGTAAAGGAGGAAGTGGAAAAACAACGTTCCTTAAGCGTATTATACCGGCATTAAAAAATGCGGTTGTTGTAGCTCCTACAGGTGTTGCTGCTGTTAATGCAGGTGGTCAAACCATTCATTCATTTTTTAGAATAGGAATGCAGCCGTATATACCTGAAATACGAAAAGGCGCGTTTATGGATAACTGCGAATATAAATTCAACGGAGGTTCGGAAAAGATTTTACAGAATATAAAGTATCTTATCATAGACGAGATTTCTATGGTTCGCCCTGATCTTCTTGACAACGTAGCTGATATACTTCGTCATGCAAGAGGAGACAAGGACCCGTTTGGCGGCGTGAAACTTATTATGGTAGGTGATTTATTTCAACTTCCGCCAGTAATTAAGGAGGATTTTTTTAGAGAAATATACGATACATCTTACTTCTTTAGCTCCAAGTCTCTAATGGCTTCTGGTATGGAAATGGTTTCTTTTGAAAAAATATACCGTCAGAAAGATGAGAAGTTTATTAGTGTCCTTAATAAGGTGCGTGAAGGGCAGATGGATGATGATGTATTTGATACAATAAACAGCAGATGTATTCAGTCTGATAATAATCAAGGATATGTTGAGATTGTAACTACCAACTCAAAAGCTACGGCTATTAACGAAATGAGAATATCATCGTTACCAGGCTCTTTAAGAAAATTAGAAGCTGTTATAAACGGTGATTATCCTAAAGATGCTCCGGTTGAAAAAACTCTTTTCTTGAAAGAGGGATCAAGAGTTATGATAACAAGAAACGGAGGAGAGTACTTCAATGGCTCTCTTGGTACTGTATTATCTATAAAAAAGGGTGAGATTGAAGTAGTCCTTGATAAACCGAAAGATGATGAGCATACTAAGGTTGTTATAACACCATGTTCGTTTGAGAAAGTAAAATACGTAAGAAACGGATATAAGATAGAATCTGAAGTAGTAGGAGCTATTATTCAGTATCCTATAAAAATAGGTTATTCTATCACGATCCATAAAGCCCAAGGCCTGACATTGGATGCGGCTATGATGGATGTATCTAATTCTTTTGAAACAGGACAGCTATATACGGCTCTTTCAAGAGTAAAGTCTCTTGATGGATTATATCTTCGTCAACCTATTCCTAAGACGGTAAAAACCAGCGATCAGGTGGTGATAAACTTCTATAAAAAGACTCTTGGTAATGGAGGTATTGTGAAACCGGTTCCAATGGAAGAGCTTGAAAAGTCAATGATTAATTTGTCAACCGGATCTGAAATAGATTTTGAAGAGTTTAATTTATAAAAAAATGTAGTTATGAAAACAAAAGAAGAAAAACAAAAGAAGTTTGTGACAGAATTTGAAATCAATGGAGAAAAGTATGGTGGATATATTTATGCTACAACTTTTTCCGAAGCTGAAGATTTTGTTAGACAAAGAAAAGTGACAGAGAAAGTTGTAGGTGGTCCGTGTTTAGAACAAGAAGAAATTAATCGTCTTTATAACCATTCCTCTTAGAATTTTTAATGATTCTTGTTTGTTGGCATAACCTTGAGATGGTGATACTATAGTATATAAGTACCTAATAAGAATATGGCAAGAGTAGATAAAATATTTCAAGACAATTTGGCTCTTATAATGAGCCAGCCGTGGGAAGAGGTAAAGCGACCGGTCTACGGTGACGGGACAGGCGTCAAGGTGAAGCGCATCCTACAAGTATGTAACCAGTACGATCTTCGCCGGGAATTTCCTCTTGGTTCACTTAGACCTACTAATCTTAAAAACTCCATAAAAGAAATTTTGTGGATTTGGCAAAAAAGATCGGTAGACGTAAAAGAGCTTGGTCTTCATATATGGGATCAGTGGGCTGATGATAATGGAAAGATCGAAGGATGTTATGGAGATATGGTGAACAGACATGTTTATATGGGAACCGGAAAAGCTCCAGAGGGTATGACAGATATCCATGATGGTCTTTACGGTTTTCTTAACCAAACAGACTTCATTCTTTGGTCACTCAAGAATGATCGTTCGTCAAGAAGAATAGTAGCATCCATGTTCGATCCTGAAACCAATGGACTAAAACCTCTTCAAGAATGTGCGTTTCAGATCAATTTATCTGTTAAAGGAGATGAGTTGTATATGACGCTTTATCAGCGCAGCCAGGATATGATTACAGCTTCTTACTGGAATGTAGCTCAATATGCGGCGTTGATGATGATGTTCGCTCACGATGCTGGGTTAAGGCCCGCAGTTTTCACTCATTTTATACAAGATATGCATGTGTATGACCGTCACGAAGAACAGGCAAATGAGCTCCTCCGTCGATCCCTATTCGGGCCGGTTCCACAGGTTACTATCTCGTCTCGTATGGAAGGGAAAGGATTTTATGATTTTGTGGCTGATGATTTTGAGGTATGGAATTATGAACCAAAGGAGCAAATAAAATTCGAAGTAGCTAAATGAAAATAAGCATAGATAGAAGAGCCAAAATGATTCCTATTATGGAAATCAGTGCCGGCGATGAAGTTAATGTCGGAGGTTTTGATTATGTTGTTGAAAACATACTTCCATGTAGGAAAGGATCTTATTCGGATTCATATGGAATCAGGTTGGTCATGTCTTCTTACAAACATGGCCAACTTGTAAGGAAAGTAGATAGCGTTTTTTCTATAGATTCTATTTTGGTATTTCTCCCTAAAGGAGATTCTGTTGTAGTAGAGTGCTCTTATAGAGAACTTGAAGAATGTTTTCCTAAAATATAATTACAATGACGGGCGAAGAGAAATGTAACCGATGCGAGCAGTTTGGACCGAACGGTCTCACTGACTATCCATGTAAAAGGATTCCATCAAGGAACTGTCCTTGGTTTATAAAGATCTCGGATAAAAGATACAAAAAGATTCTTGCCGATAGGGTGAAAAGAATTAAGGAGAATGAGAAACTTAAGCAAGAGATGATGAAAGATCAGGATCTTGTTGAAGAAGTAAAACAAAATACAAAAATGTTAATTCAATGAAAAAGAAAAATATAAAACCAGAAGAAGTGGAAGTCGTTATTCCGAAAGAAGTAGAAGCTATTAACATATGTGGGGATATCGATAGTTTTATAAAACACATTATATATGTCAGCTTGGATAAGGTGAGTAGTGATAGGGCGTTTGTTAATAACGATGTTCTGTATATGGTTACATACGCATCTATAAAAGGTAAAAATATACCCGTTGGTGTATTAGCAAAACAAAAAGAAGCTGAAACAGAAGATATCTCTATGCCGTTTGAGGATATTGGAAGGGACGTAAATGTCGTGTATCCTATTGAGATAGGAAAGATGTTTAAAGAATTTTACATTCTTGGTAACGGTGCTGTGGCTATTGATTACGAACTTACAGACAATGGCGGTTTTGACAATGATGACGGCATTGTCAAAATTGACATGAATCTAAATTGATATATTATGGTATTATATATAGCAGCAGATCCAGGAAAAGATGGAGCCATAGCCTGCATCGATCAGGACAGTAAACTAATATCAAGAATCTCCACTCCAAGAATATCAGTTTCAGGACCAGTAGACTTGACTAAAGAATATGTTTTTTGCCGAGATACGATCGTAGAAAACAATCCTGATAGGGTAGTATTTGTCATAGAGGACGTCCACGCACTGTACGGGGTCAGCACGTCCTCTACAGCCTCCCTCATGGAGAACAAAGGCCAACTGCATGGGCTGTTCCTCTCCCTCTGCATGGCATTTACGGACATAAGTTGCTCCGTTAATTTCATAGCCCCTAAAACATGGCAGAAATTGGTTTGGACGCATTCTGATAAGGTTATGGAAGCCAGTAAGGTAAATACTAAGAAAACGTCATTGGCTTGCGCTAAAAGGCTGTGGCCAAACGATACGTTCGTTAAAAACGAAAGATGTAAGACAGCCCATGACGGTATAGTCGATGCGATGCTTATAGCAGAAGCAGCAAGAAGAACCATTTAATCTATTTTAAATCATTTTAAATCCAATTAATTCGTAATTAGATTTTAAAATAATACATTTGCAGTGTTAGATAGTCATAATCGTAAGTTTTAAAAAATGAAAGTAAGAGTTCCTGGCATACTAATGAATGAGAAACTTTCAAACATTTCAAAGATGTTTGATAAGGTTTTAAAGGATTGTGTCACATCGAATATAAAAATTACTTTATATTTTGATCATATCCGGATACAAGCCATGAACGAACGTATAACATATACGGATGATATTTTCGATGTGAATACTGATATTTCTTGTGACCATAAGTTTTCTCTTTTAGTAGATGCCGGGACTCTTATTTCGTTTTTTAAAAATCATAACCAGGATATAGAGATAGAGATTAAAAACGATTACAGTATCGTTTTTAAATACGATAGAGGATCTTTTTCTTCTACTTGGATTGAGGATAAGGCTTTCCCTGATTTCTTTTATCCTGTAGGTGACGGTATTCGTGTTATGAGCTCGTCTTTCATTCAGTCTATGAAAAGATCTTTTGCGTTTGTTGGATCGGATGAGTTTAGACCGGCTATATGCTCGATTCTCCTTAATGTGAAGAAGGACTATATTGACATTGTTTCTACTGACATGTTCCGTCTGTTTATAAACAGGAAAGAGTATGCTAATGCGGTAGCAGAAAGGTCAATTATGCTAAGCGAGGTCGCGGCTTCCATCTTATACCGCTTTCTATCTGATAAAGATACGGAGATCAGTATTTCCACAGATGGTATTAGGACGTTTTTATGTTTTGATAATGTGATTATATCGGATATGAACGTAGAACAACAGTATCCTAACTACGAATACGTATGTAATAAATTCGAAAAATCTTCGAGTGTTAAGTTCGATAGGGATTTGCTTATATCGGTTCTTAATTCCATGACTTTAGTGGATAATGTTGTCAATGTTAAGGTAGATGAAGAAAACGGCATAACAGTAATGTCTGAGGATTTTGGAAATAGAAAAAAGATAATGGAATCAATGCCTTTTAATGCGCTGGAAGGCCCGTGTTTTAATTTTTCTATCGGTAAGGAAAATATACTGTCTTCCGTAAAATCACTTATAAAAGGAGATGTTGTTATGGATTGGTCTGATCAGTATAAGATGATAAAGATGTTCAATCCTAAATACGAATCAACATACGTCTTAAATCAAACATTGTATAATCTATAAAAAAAATAAAAATATGGCTTTTAGAGAAAACAGAAGTTTTGGTACAACTTATTATCTGTATATTAATTCGGATGGTAACTTGTATGAAAAAAGTAACGAACCAAAAGAAGGTTTTGTTCAGCACATAAATCCTAATAGCGGTCAGCCGGCGGGATATTGGAAAGAGTATTATAATGGAGTAGTTGGATACATTAACTACATCGGGTTAAAGTCAAGCTCTTTCTCTAATGGAAATACTGTTACTAATTTCCTTATCGTGTTGAAAGATTACGAGCTTAATGAAAACTATTGTATTTCCATACCTCTCGTCAATCAAAAAGGAAATATCAAGGGCTTTGTTAAGAGCTTCGTAAAATACTACGAAAACATCGATTTCAGTCGTGAAATTTATTTCAATGTCTTTAAGAAGAAGAAAGATGACGAGTTTGGATCTTCGGAGCTTATTATCGCATATGCCGGAGTAGACGGAGAAAAAGATCAGCTTGTTGAACGTTTTTATAAAAAAGGCGTAAATGGTTGGCCTGACCCTGTTGAAGTTACAGGATTTGATGGCAAGAAAAGCCTCGATTATTCAGCTCAAAACAACTTTACTTATCAGAAGATTACTGAATATTCAAACAGGTTCAATGCTTCTATTAAAGACATCAGAGCCGGTATAATGGCTAAATTAGGTTTAGGAGGAAATACTCAGCAAGAGCCTACAGCTCCTCAGACTTATACCCAGCAGCCGGCCGAGCCTCAACAGGTTCAACAACCTCAGTCTGTTCCGAGTGCTATTCCGTATCAAAATTACCAACAGCCTGCTCAACAGCCAGCACAGTATCAGGCACCGGCTCAGCCTGCTGCACCTGCCCCGGCACCTACCACAAGGAGCACCAAGCCTCAGCATCAGACGCAGCCACAGCCGCAAGCACAGATGCCGAACTTCCCTCCCATGGAAGAAGATGACCTTCCATTTTAATATAAACATCAGCCCAGGAGAATAACATCTCTTGGGCTTTTAAAGATAGTGTAGAATGATGGTAGAAATAGTTACAAGATTTCCCCTTATTAAACTTCGTAGGAAAGTGACAGAAGAAAGGATTATGGCGAAGCATGGGGATAAATTATGTATGATCTACTCAGAAACCAGAGAAAAATATAAGCAAGGAGATGAGTGGGTCGATGATCCTAATGATGCAGACATAAGTACTTTTCATGAGTGCTATGAATCAACGAAGGATATAAAAAAAGAAGGTATTGTTTATTGTACTATAAAAATATGATCATGGACAAGTTAGAAGATATTGAAAGACTTCTTTCTGAAAAAGAAGATAGCAAGAAGGATACTGTTTCTGAAAAGAACAACAAACATAAAAAAGAAGATAAGGTTGTTAATAAAATACCTGAATCTTATTTGACTCCAGGTTATCAGAAGACTGTGCAGGTAGGTATTAAGAAACTTTATCCTGATGTAGTGGTACCTGAATACAAACATGATGGAGATGCATGTTGTGATATTCGTGCATATAGAGTGGTGAAGATGGTGAATGACATGGGAGTGGAAATAGATGTTCCTTCCGATTTTGAATCAATTACCTTATATCAAGGTTATTCTGTTAGAATCGGAACCGGCTTCAAGTTGAATATCCCAGAAGGATGGTGTGCGAATGTAGAAGGAAGATCAGGATTCTCTTTTGACGAGGGAGTGGTAGTTACTAACGCACCCGGTAAATGCGAATTTACCTACAAAGGAGAGTATATGGTTAATCTTACTAAAATCAATAAAAAACCGACCGTAATCCATAAAAACGATCGAATAGCTCAGATGGAAATCGTTCCACAATACAAAATGGTATTGGAAGAGGTGACAGATATTGAGGTAGAAGACGGAAATGAACGTGGAGAAAAAGGTCTTGGTAGTTCTGGAGTTAAGTAATGTTTAAATATTTTGAAAATGAGCATGTTAGGTTTTACATTCATCACAGACAGCAAGCTGTCAATGTACAGGGAGAAAGCTATTAAATCCGAAAATCTTGCAAAAGAAATTGAGGAAATGCAGGATAAGGCTGATTTTTACAAGGAAAGGCTTTCCGAACTTAAGTCAGATATCGCTTCAAAGGATAAAGAGATTTTATCTATTGGCAAAGATCTTTCTGAGTCTAAGGAAAAGATTGACGCCTTGAAGGAAAATCAGAAAAAGCTGATAAAAAGCGTCAAGAAGAAAACGGAAGAACTTGATGCGGCCAAGGCTGATCTTGACAAAGCTAAGTCCGATCTTGATGAGGCTAATTACAAAATCAGTAACTTGGAAGAAAAGAAAAACAGTATATCATTTGAATTAAAAAAGAAATCAAATGCATTGATTGAAGCCAGGATCAGAATCGGAGATTTGGAAAATGAGGTTTCGGTTGGAGCCAAGGCAATACAGGAGTTAGAATCGAAGTTGAAATTAATGCAAGTAGAATTAAGAGGCTACCAGATAGGTATAATCGGTAAAGACAAAAACGATGTCGCTGAGCCGGAATTGGATAAAGATGAGGAGTCGAATAAGGATGTGGCAGAACCAGAGAAGTCTGATGTTGTTCCTGAGACGGATGTGATTCAGGAAGAAGCCGGTGACATTGTGGAGCCCGAAAACGAAGCTGAACGAGTAAAAGACACTAAAAAGAAGAAGAAAAAGAAATAATTATTTTAATCCTTTTTATGTTTTAAAGTTTGCCATATTTTAGGTTAGTACTTAACTTTGCGTTGAGAGAGTTTTTAGGATAATTATTGGTTAATATTTAGCTGTTATATGCAGGCGTCTGTGAAGGCTCCTGCATATTTTTAAGGTCCTGTAGCTTAGTGGTAAAAGCAGGCGGCTCATAACCGCAAGATCGTGGGTTCAAATCCCTCCGGGACCACTGTCCAATGGTGTAGTGGTAGCACAACAGATTTTGGTTCTGTTAGCGGAGGTTCGAATCCTCCTTGGATAACGATTAAGTTTTTGTGGAAATGTTAATTATCTGAATGTTTGCGGTGTGTGAACATAGCAAACATTAAATAGCCTGGTAGTTAAACGGATATAACAAAAGTTTCCTAAACTTTAGTTCCGGGTTCGACTCCCGGTTGGGCTACATGGCTTGTTGGATGAGTGGTTTAGTCAGGGATCTGCAAAATCTCGTAGGGCGGTTCGATTCCGCCACAAGCCTCTAAAAAAGTAAGACAATGAACTACCCAGAGCAACAAATGCTTAAGATCCTTAATAGGGATCTGTTAAGTAATCCGATGTATGTTATTAACAATCTCCATATATATGATTGGGAATCTGACTTCCTGGCCATAACAAGATCATTGTACGCTTATGAAGTAGAGGTCAAGATGTCTAAACAAGATTTCTTTAACGACTTCAAAAAGGATAAAAAACATAAGGTTCTTAAAGACGGCATTATTAAGGTAGGTGGTGTCATAAGCTATCCTCCAAACTATTTCTATTACGCCTGTCCTCCTAATATGATTGACGTAAGTGAAGTTCCGTCTTATGCTGGTCTGATTTATGTCGATGTTAGTAAAAATAGGAAGAACGTCGTTAAGGTCGCACCTTTAATTCATAGACAGAAGTTTGATGTAGTGGGTAGGAAACTGGTGGATAAGTTTTATTACAATATGCTTACTTGGAAGAAAAGAGCTATTTCAAACGTGTATGCTGACCCAGCCAAGGAAAGAGAGAAAGGCGTGCGTGCCGGGGCTGAGGCTGTGAGGAAGTCGGCCTGGGATGCGTTCAGGGCGCAGTGCCCGCACATTGCTTTCCCCTATGGAAATGAATTTCCGATGTGTGACGATCACGAACAAGATCATCCCATGAGAGACTGCATTCTTCAGTGTGAAAAAGGTAGAATATTTAAAAACAAATTAAAATGAGCACCCCACGTGAATTAAGTAGAATAGCTAATAGGATAGCCGGTAAGATGACTGATGATGGATGGGTCAGCCCCGGTAGGAAGAATCTTGTCTCCGATAAGAAGGTTATGGAATTAATAGATTTGATCTTTAATGAAATATGGAGGGAATTAGATGACGGGAAAAGAGTCCATATTATAAAACAGATGATTTTAAAAAAGATTTTTGTCAGTAGGCAAAAAGATAAATACTACATACAATGCATAGAAAAAAGGGACGCCAAATAGACGCCCCTTTTCTTTTTCTGTAAGTAATTGTTATTTCATTACTGTCCTTACCAACTTAGAAACAGCTTGCGTGATAGTCCACCTGATGTTAGAATTAACATTGATAGTCTGAGGAGTACCGTTTGCATCCAAGTTGATTACATTCTTGTCTATTTCCAAGAACGGATCACCTGCTGTCTGGGTAATAACCGTATTAGCTGTCTGACCACCAGCGGCCGTCACCTTAAGAGTATTTACCAGATCGTTTATATTAGTGTTCGCTGCAATACCGGAGAATACGATACTGAAAGCAAAGCCCCCTGTTGCACCAGGGTCGTCGGCAATAACAGCGCCGTTGTTGGTAGCCTTGCCTGCTGCTTGATAGGAGGCTGGTATTTCCAGCGCCAGAGGATGAGACTCGTCTGGAGTTAAGGAGAACGTTAATTTAGTTGAGTTACTTGTACCGTTGATCGTTACAGTACCACCTCCTTTTCCTACTGATGCAGTAGGATCTATTTTTACAAACTCAGCTACCGCAGCTTGGTTTATGGTAGCACTTTTCTTAACACCACCGGATTCGGCACCAAATTCTACTTGTAACGTACGCTGTACACGACCTTCGTATTTTTCACCTGATACGGTAACCGCCTGATCACCATCACCTGATCCCGGATTGAAGGTTACAAAACCTATTTTCATTTCTGCCATGACATTTATTTTTAATTGATTAAGATACCGACAAATATATGATTATTTTTATTATCTTACGTCATTGATTTATTTTTATTAAATACGTAGTGCTATGGGTTTTTTTATCATGTTTTAATCCTATTTATTTCTTTGTTGATTATTTATTATGTATATTTGCAACATCAATATAAAACATTATAACCATGAAAGTAGATTTTTTTAACAGTAATGATTTTTTAGGATCTAAAACTAAAGAAAGCAAGATCCGGAAGTTGTCAATCAGCAAAAGTAAGATAATGACTATCTCTGTCGATAATTTGAATTGGATGGGGGTAACGGATGCGGTTGTTATCGGCTTAGAAGAAGGGAAGATATTTGAAGGAGTTGAAAATACGGTCTTTTATCTGGCTGCTTCTGATGTTGAAGACGAGAGATCGTTTAAGGTAAATAACCTTGGTGTAAAATACAAGAGAGTTTACTTAAAAGACCTGCTCGATTATCTTGGATGGGATATAGGAGAAAATTCTTATGCTGTGTATGATATTATAAAAGAAGACAGTAATCTATTCCGTCTTCAGCTTAGGGTAATAAAAAAGAGTAGGAGTGAAAAATGATGAACGATTTGGATATTAAAAACAAAAGAATACTGCTATTCGATTTTGACGGGACGCTTATAGAAACCGCTTCTGGGAATACGTTCGCTACAGACTTGACAGATATGAGGATTAAGATGGATGTGGTGAATAAGGCTCTTGACCTCATGCAGGAGAACGGTGTTAAGGTGTTTGCTATCGTAAGCAATCAAGGAGGAGTAGAAGCTGGGTTTGTTTCTGGAGCTGATATTGAAGCTAAGATAGAATACGTACTGAGGTCCGTACATGATCTGGCGGTAAAACGTGGCATAAGAGGCGTCCTATATGAAAAAAGGTTGTGTTATTCAAATGACGAACAAAATCCGATGAGGAAGCCTAACACGGGCATGATTGATGATATTCTTATGAAGTGTAAAGACACGGTAATGCGTGGTATGAACTTTAGTCAACTTAAGGGATGTTCGTTGATGGTCGGGGACGCCAGTGGTCTGCCAGGGCAGTTCTCTGATTCGGATAAGGTATGTTCTGAGAATGCCGGTATTGACTATATGGACGTTATCACGTTTGTTGGTAAATAATTTTAGGTAGTTATGTGCAATATTATGAAGGTGAATAAAACGGCGATAGTTTATCATAAATCGGATTTAGATGGCGTTGTGTCGGCAGCCATCGCAACCATGTACGAAAACAGTAAAAACAAGGATGTTATTTATATCCCGTATTCGTATGAAGATGATGTAAAGAAAGTTATTGATAAAGTAGATGAATGTGGGGTTGTTTACGTTCTTGACGTGTCTTTCGGAGCCGATTCTAAAACGATTTTCAAGAAATGGCTTGATGAAGGAAAGAGCCTGATGTGGATAGATCACCATAAGGGAATTATCGAAGATAGTAAAACATGGGGGTTCGTAGTTCCAGGGTTGAGGAGAGTCGGTGTCGGTGCGTGCGCTCTGGCCTCGGACCTGCTGATGGGGAAGGTGCCGGCGATCGTCCGGTGTCTGTCAGACTACGATGTGTGGAATAAAGAATCCGGTTTAGGCTGGGATACGGTAGTAGCTATCCAGTATGCCTTGAGATCAAAAATAAGACTCAATGTATTAATAGCATTGTCGTATTTGTATGATCACTTTAAAGAAGATATGAAGGACAATGAAATTGATCTTATTTTTTATGATCTCGCTAAAGAAGGACGTGCTATAATTAACTACATGGCTGGTAAAAACGAACAAGAGGTAAGTGCGTATTCGTTCGAAGCGTACGTTGATGAGGTGAAGGTCGTGGCGATGAATACCACCGAATTTAGTTCTAAGGTATTTGATTCTCTTACACGAGACTGGTTAGACGGTAGAAAAATTAAAGCCCTTATGCCATTTTGTATCATGCCAGGTGGTAAAGTACGGTTCTCTCTTTATGAATGCGTAGAAGACAGCGTAGATTGCTGTGAGGTAAGTAAAAGATTCGGTGGTGGAGGACATACTGGTGCTGCTGGATTCGTCATAGACGTATCAAGTGACCAGTTTAAGGACTTCCTTGAAAGTAAAAAACTTTTATCGAAATGAAGCGTGAATTATATCAGTTCTATCCGGAAGTCTATCCTTTTAATCTGTGGATATACGTAGGAAAAGACGTATCTGGCATGGTAGAATGTTTCAATAACGATTTTAGTTACGTAGATAATAGCAAGGCTGTAACTGTATCCGTTCCATACGGAGGGTGTAAATTAAATCCTAATACGGGATTTTTGATATGGTTTATTAATAAGAAAATAATTGATTTTGAAACAGTTTGCCATGAAGCATCCCATGTTTCTACTGAAGCTTTTAATTTCTTAGGAGAAGAAGTAAAAAACTCAGAACCATTCTCGTATCTCAATGGATGGATAGGAAGAAAGTGCGAGGAAGTAAAGATCGGAATAGCCGAAGATAAACTAATATGGGAAAGTAAATAATTACTGGTCGTAAAATAAGTATGGGGAACTTTGGATAGGTTCCCCATATTTTTATGTGATGAGGGAGAGGAATGGTGAAATGTTTATGTGATAGGAGAGATATGAGAAAGAGGTTTATGTGATGAGAGATATGAGAAAAAATATTTATGTGATGAGAGAGAGGGGGTACCTATCACGAACCTCCCGCCCCCGAAACGCGTTTTCTTCCCCACACCCCCTTCGCTGGAAAACCGGAAACGCGTTTTACCTCAAACCCACAAACTCTCTGATTATCAATCACTTATTTAAATTATTGATAATCAATGTGTTATTATAACCTATTGATTATAAGCCACTTAAATAAGAATATATCCTACATATTAATGTACGCGTGTAATACTGCTCTTGTGTTTTTTTTGTAACTTACTGATAATCAGATAATAGAATCGAAATTAATACAAGTTAACAAAAAAAATATAGCATATATATATGTAATATTGATAAATGTCGTATATTTGCGTCGTGATCGAGAGAGATTACGAGTTAACATAGTGAACCTATATAGTGTACCCGTTGGGCTGGCTATATATGTATCTGTAATTGCCTGCGTTGTGGGTCATTAATTTGAATATCATTTGTTTAACAATTAAAATATATTGGGATATGATTACGAAAAAAAATGTAAACAAACTACAGAATGCCGTTATCAAAGAAAATGCTGCAAATTTGGTAGGTGCTGTTAAACTGTACAACGCTCTATTTGCTAATGGAGCTGATCTTAAGTCTATTTGCAAGGCCTTAGAAATACCGGCAGAATACGCCGTAAAGGTTGCAGCCCTCGCCAAGGATAAAAAACGCCTGGTAGCTGTGTGTAGCCAAATGTTACCGAAAGTTGACGATACATTTGTTAAATTTGCTTTATACTCTAAAGTGTATAAGGATACCAATGCAGACAAAGAGAAAGGCGTTGAGGCTAAAACGGCTGATTGGTGCGCTGAGAATGTGGTTTACGGTAGCGAATATAAATCATTTGGTTTTACTACTGCCGAATCATTGGAGACCAAAAAAAGCACTAAATGGTTGATAAAAGAAAACGACGAGTATAAAGCTACTTATGTGGCTGTTAAGATCAAATATTATTCTATTCGCACTGTGGCAAAGTGTGTAAGTGAATATCTCGCACATGAAAGCAACCAGCAGTAACAAGGCACGGAGAGCGCCGTTAAGCTCTCCAAAGGTTTGTCGCGTACCTTAACGCGCCTGTACGCCAGTGTCAGTGGGTGCACGTCCCGCGTATGCTTTAGACTGAAGCTGACAAAAAGAGAGTTATTTTACATATTGGAGATAGATATACCGTTGCCCTTGCCGTTGGCAATTAAAGGGCTGGTATTACTGCATGAATCACCCGAATAGGCGTGATTCATGTTAGGTATGTGATTACAGTTTGGAAAACATGCCGTTGTACGAGGTTTATCTCCAGATCGAAACGTGTCTTACTTGCTTACACGAAAAAATAGAACAAGGCTGTAGATTAAATTACAGGGTACAAGCATGTAGCCTACCATGTAGGGACGTGCCGTATCAAAGCGCAAGGACACAATCGCCTTTATTTGTGGCTAAGTTGTGTAGCAGACGGAAAATATAATAACAACATAGTACGGGCCTGTACGCAAGAACTACGTACTAATTACGGGCTGTTGGTTGTAGCATAAAATCTCTATAGGATAGGAATGCGTGTCCGGTTCGATTCCGGAGCAACCTCTAAATTATAAATAATATAATAGCATGGAAAAGAAAGCAATGATCAACGCTTTAATTGAAGCGTTCAATAAATCTAAAAACAGTTGCGTAAAAATAACATTGCGTAACTATATCGAGACGGTGGAAACATTGAGCGAAAGTGAGTACAAAGAGGCGGAAGGTTTCTATATCGAAGCACTTAACCGCTGGGGTTAATCATAATTAAAGCATAAAGAAAATGGAAAGGAAATTTAAATCTCATATGGTAGACGTCCGCGGTCTGTCCAGGAAAGAAGCTAAAGAAAAGCGGAAAAGAGCGTATCGTGAATTTATGTTGTATCGTGATCTCAAAGAAGCGTATCATGCCGATACAGGAAAGGACAAATGCAAACGTAAAGTCCATACATCACGAACATACGTGAAGGAGAACATAAACAGTATTTAAACAGGAATAGGGTTGTTCCGAATATCGGAGCAGTCCTATTTTTGTATCCTACTCTTTCTATTTACGGGTAGGATATTCTGAGAGTGAACGGCGGATGAGAGCTATATTGGTCTAAAACGAAACAAAAATAGGAGTATTCGGATATAACGCCGGTATTTTGTCTATATCCTGTCGTTAAAATTGGTCTAAAACGAAACTGGAGGCGGTTTTCTGACCCAAAATATGGTGTAGGATGCCGCCTTTTTCGTCTCTATGGATTGAAAATTAGGCTTATTGTATTTTTCTTAAAAATGAGGTATGTTTGATTATCAATTAGTTAGGTTTTATAATACCCGTATTTTCGGACATACTTATTGTATTTTTTTTTATTCTATGTGGTGGTTTTTATTAGTCGCTGACCTATATTTTTTATCAGTTGGTATCCGTTCTATGTTAGAGTACGGAGCAGATCAGTATAATATTGTAATGATCTTTTGCTTTTCGTTTTTGGCTTTGATTATAGGTTTGAATATCTATCTCGATAGGAGGAGCAGACGGTAGGGCGTGGGCTGAAGGCTCTCTATTCTCTCTATGGAATGATATTATCTCTAAACACCCCATATCCCATGCCATAGTATAAGCTTGTAGCGCTCTCCGTATGCCTGTAGTGAGGCCGAGAGCGCAGTTTCTATGCAGAAAGTCGGAGGATTAGCCGGGGTTGGAGAGGGGGAGAGGGAGGGCACTGTCTTCCCACAAAATTAAGACTTACAGCGTTTTAAAACAGCGTTATGTAGTTCCTGCCAACAAAATTCAACAGATCAGCGTTTTAAAACAGCATTATGTAGGGTTTTCCTACAAAATTAAGACTTACAGTGCTTTAAAACAGCATAATGTGAGTTTATTCTACAAAATTCAATAGGTTGAGAGTTGAAAACTATATTCTATAGATTAGTAGTAATCGGAATGTATAACAATTAAAACATAAACAACATGAACGTATATGATTTTGCACCTGACTTAGATTTGAGTAAGGAGGGAGAAGGTTCTATTTTTGGGGTAAGAGGAATAGAAGGTAGTGATGGTATAGTATATGCTAAGGTAGTTAGCTGTGTAGAAATTAGGGATTACAGTTGTGAGAGGTGTATTTTTTATGATTGTTATAAGGATAAATGTTTGTTATCGCGTAGTAATAGTTGTATAGATGGAGATTGGATTTGTAGGTACGAACAGGCTGCCATAGAGGGGGAGTAGGCGGCGCCTTGGGCTAAGGCCTGCGGTTGTAGGTGGAACGTAGGTCGGAGCAGAGCCGGAACAGTTTATTGTGGAACGTGAAAAGAACAGATAAAAAAGGAGGAGATATGAAAAAGATATTTAAGACATTCTCTATTATGCTTGTCATAGAAATAGTGTTGATAGCTATTTTAGATGCTATGGCGTAAGTGAGGAAGATTTTCTTCATTAATTTTCTTATGCTTTAGACAGAATGCTCCCGTCTGCGAAGATCGGAGCATTTGCTTTATGGGATTCATGGTGCGGTAGGTCGGTTCGATTCCGGCGATCTCACACAATATTAAAAACAAAGGAGGAAAGAAAATGAAAGACAGTATTACATTACATCCAGAACACGGATTGAATCCGTCTATAGAAGTCTGCATGATATGTGGCGAAGAGATGGGGATTGCTTTATTAGGAAATAACATCAAAGGGCAGGCGCCGCATCATATATGCACGGGCGGAGTATGTGACAATTGCAAAAAGATAATAGATGACGGAGGTTGTTTTATTATCGAAGTCGAGGATGGATCAGATCAAAAGAATCCGTATCGTACAGGGAGATATTGTGCGATAAAGAAAGAGGCAGCAAAGAAAATCCTTGGACAGGAACATAGTGTTGTGTACATGGAAAAGTCTGCATACAGTCAAATAATACCACAAAAATAAAGAAGAATATGTTTACAAAAGAAGAGCGATTATTCATATGGAAAAAGGTATATGAGATGATTGATAGGTTAGAGGATGGGGAATACATATGTGTTGCGTTAAGAAATGTAGTGTTTATGTATTTCAAAACACATAAAAATATCTATGAGTTTCGTTCAGACGAAATGGTGAGAATATATTTCCCGGAATTGGAAGAGAAGATAAGTATGGCCACAGAACCAGAGGAAACAAGAACGTTTTATGGGTGGTTTGGTTGTCTTAGTCCAGAAACGAAGGAGGTAAGGCTGAATATTGTGAAAGATATTATAAAAGAATTAGAATAGTATTTTTGTTAATCTATTTTATTCATCAAATTAAGTTTTGGGTTTTGGCATGTCGGTTCGTGAGGATAGGCATGCCTATTTCTGTATCATATAGGGGGATGACGCGGCGTGCCGGCATGTATGTACCGGTCCTGGTTCGATTCTGGGCATCTCACAAACAATAAAACAAAAAAGTTATGAGAATATATAAGAATGATATTATAAAGGCTTCAGCGATAAGCACCAGCGATGACAGGGGATTATTACTATGTTCAATAACGGATTCAGGCTTTACGTCTATAGCTGGTGTAATATCGGCTATTAAAGACAAGTTGCCAAACAAAGATCATAAGAAGATGGTGTTTGAAATCTTGAATGATACGAAAAAAGAGTACGGACGATATAACAATTGTGGGACAAAAGTATTGTAATAAAGAGCAGAAAACAATATGTTTATGTAATGTTAGTTTTTTCATTTTTATTGAAAAGAGCGCCGGCCTGTGAAGGTGTGCGCTCTTTGTATTTGTATAATATATAAAACGATAATAATATGACAGATAATAACATAGATGTGAATATCGTACCTGTAAAGAATGGTGCGAAACGTGTTGTGGTATCATATTACCATTATTCACGCAAGGACAAAAATCACATGAGTTCTCAAACGGATTACGTGTGGGAAACAAAGAATGAAGAAATGTTTAAATACTTTGAGGCCAGGAGGACAAAAGTATTTTATAGTCAGATTCGTGCCATGTGTAGATTCTATGGCAAGAAAAATGTACGTAAATACAAAAAGCTATGATATTAAAAACGACAACCAACGAGTTTTGTTTCATTAACGTAAGTTTCTATGAAACAATAACAGATCCTCGATATTTCTTTGAACAAGATTATGAAGAGATGCCGGAATATGAGGAGGAATTAGATTTTGATTTTAATTCTTATTGCGATAAGTTTATTCCTTTTGTACAGGAATGGGCCAATGAGGTAGGAGAACGCCTTTATGGATATGGTGTGAATAGTATAAGGGTTACATCGGTAGGACATCCGAGAGAATACAATTATAATACTGATTGGATGAATATAGAGGTGGAGTTTTGTGATGGGTGGAGGCAAAAGATATTATCTAACATTGGTAAGATTATTGATAACAATAAATGCAAGAAGTATGCGGAAGCTAATTATCAATCGGTGGCAGGATATATCTTTTTAGGACCTGAAGATTTAAAGGAATTTGAAAAGGAAATAATAGAGAGAAAGCCAGATTCAGTATATGATCCAGCAATATTATTAAATATGTATCTAACTTTGGCTTTTGTAAAAGAATTTGGATTTAAAGCCGGAGAAGCATGGAGTGAAATAACAGAATATGCTTACGGATGTTTGTCGTATTCTGATTTTGCAACAACAGAGATGCTTATACCGGAAGGTTCGGAGCATTTATTCAAAGACATTTACACGGCAAAGGCCGACGAATTATATCATCATGTCCTGGATAAATTCGGATGGGCGTGGCGTGATCCGAAATATAAGTCAGAAACAGAATTATGCGCGATGCTAAAGTGGGCAAAAGAAAAAGGCTTGACCATTGAAGAGTTAAGTATTTAATTGTTAAACATAAGGCAGTAGTGGTGCGTGAGTATAGGTGCTGCCGTTAAAATATTTTATAAGATGAAAAAAGAAGAGATTCAAACTATTTTATACACAATCAAAGAAGGAGACAGTATTAAAATCAAAGTACAAGACAAAAGTGAAGAGATAAGACTGCGGGATCATGTAAGAAGAGTACAGAAATACGGATACAGGTTTTGTTTGTCTCATTTACATGATGGAATTTTCTATCTGGAGAAGTTGAAAGAAGGGGATAAGGATAAATACTATAGAGTAATAAACAGAGGAAATGGAAAGACCGGAGTATAATAAGCTACGCAAAATGGCTAAGACTACTCCAGGTCTGATAGTGGACGAGGTGCAAAACATGATGCGTGTATCGCTATACGATAATGGGGAGCTTAAGAAGGTGGTAGTAGTAATGAAATGCGATTCTTTTTTACAGTCAAAAAGTAACATAGAAAAGATAATGTTATTATCATCTTCTATAGAAGATAGAAAAAACAAAGAAAAAAATAAAACAAAATCAGAAAATGAACAGAATAACAAAAATAAGAGAAGAAATAGGAGGAAAACAGGTTGATTTGACCTTTTACGGGCGCTTTTGCAGCCTTATCGAAGGTGATAGAAAGATAATACTAAGGGCAATAAAAAACGGTCGTAAGAAGGGCGTAATCGGAGCCATTCAGCCTGGGAGACATGACAGAATTTGGACCACATGGTCTATTGCTTTTGATGATCTGAAGGTAGGGGATACGGTAGAGTTCAGTACATCTGGAAAATACAATCCCGGATTTCATGCTACGGAAAAGTATGTAGGATGTGTAAAATGGATAAAAGGATCGGAATGTGCGATAAAGACTGGCAAAGGAATGGCAGTAGTATTAATTAAACACGTGGAAAGGGTGATAAAATGATGGATTTAAGAATGTTTATAGACCTATTTCAGGAGATTGAGGTAGAGAACTTGTTTAAAGCGTTAGATTTATGTATGGAATATGCAAGATTAGATTTGCATGTGTTTAATGTAGGAGCTCATGTAACGTGTTCGTACAGCAATGATCTTGAATCGCTTTCACAGGCAGAAGGTTGCAATGTGAATATGATAATAGAGGTACCTCGCTTATTCGAAGCATTCATGGAATACGCTTCACCGGAAATGAAGTTGTATTACGAAAAACTAACAGAGACAGTATAATATGAAAGAGGAAGTAGAACGGATAAAGAAGTTGGTAGGCATAGATCATAACAGATGGGAGCAACCTTGTACATGTGATAAATGCAAGAACATGTGTAAGGTTCCTTGTATTGGTACGCCAAAAGACATAGAGGCTATCATAGATGCAGGATATGCTGACAGGTTAAAAGAGACAATGTGGATGGTGGGGTATCTTGCAGTGAAAGAAAAACCAATAGCGATGATCCAACCAACAGAGAAAGACGGGTGGTGCGCATTCCGCCGGTCGGACGGTCTATGCGAGCTGCATGACAGCGGACTAAAGCCGACAGAAGGAGTTCTGGCTTCTTGTAAGGTAATTGAAGAAGACAATATTCCAACATATGAAACGTCTGTACTTAGAGCAGTAGCTCATGAGTGGGTTAAGGTGGAGAACTTCGAAAATGTAATGAAGGTCGTTTTTAAATTTTTGCATAAAAATGAACGTGGAAAATAAATTAGATAAAGTGGTTAAGATCCTAAAAGAAAAAGGATTTGTAGTATATAGAAAGGGCGGGAAGGAGCCAGGTGTGTTTTACGCTAAAGAAGGTGACAGCCGGATAGGATTCGTTTATCCCAACAACGGATATATATACGACAGGATAAAAATGTGGTCTTTTTCAAGGGTGTATAAACCGCATAAGAAAACAGGGTCTTCGTGTTTAATGTGCGTCAGCGACGAATTTACGATAGAGAATGCGATTAAGAACATAGAGGATAGACTGTGGGTGAATTATATAAAAGATGGTAACAGAAAACGACCAGAAGAATATAAAAATATAAGAGAATTTGTTGGTAGCTTCACTAAATTCTACAACTCTGTAGAATTAGTTGAAGTTAAGTAGTTTTCCATGCAAGTTAGTTGCCGGCACTGGTCTGCGAAGATAGGTGTCGTTTTTTTTATTCAAGGAAGGAGGACAAAGATGGAGAAAATAAGAATAGAAGTAGACAAAGTGATATTATACTATATGGATCGGGTAGACCCTGACGGGAACCTATACCGGTTCTATGTATATAAAGATATGGCATCTGAAATAGAATACTTTTGTACGGAAGAGGCAGGTAATATGACTATACCAATCGGAGAAGGAAAGTATATTGAAATCGTACCAAAAGAAATAGAGAAAATACCGGTAAGGGGATATAGGAAGCTTGCTGGAATATGGAATCGTGAAACATGTTATGGGAAAGGCTGGTATAGGCTTTTTAATTATTTCAAATACAAGCCAGACATATGTTATATTAAAAACATAGGGCGTGATAAAAATGGAAACACAAGATATGAAATATCATTATTTAATGCCACTATGAATGTGACAAGGTATTTTAATTTGTGGAGAATGAAGCCAGGAAAGCATGTTATGATAACAAACGAGTACGGAGTCTTGGATATTATAAAAGAAAAATTTGATAACATAAATATAGTGGAATATAGTGGAATATGGATATAAATAAAAAGAGCAGAAAGGATTATGAAAAGTATCTTAACTCAATATCTCCAGATAGAGACGATGAGGCATGGATCATTGGAGGAAAGAACAGGTATTGCGGTAGAGAGAATTATGGCACTATGATCAAAAGGTATGATCCTATTGGTTTTAATGTAGGGTACAGGGAATGGGCGGAACAGCCAGAGTGAGGCGGCGCCTGCCCTGCCATGAGGTCGGCCTGGCTGTTCGTGGCCAGGATCATACATTAATCAGATAGTGAACAACGAAAACAATACAAATGTTTGTTAATTATGAGAGTAGAAGATTTAACGAAGTTTGAAGGAGAATGTCCTAACATAGTCGTATTTGGTACATATATGGATATTAGGGTTCCATTAACGAAGAAATGGAAGAAAATTATTAACGAGAGAGGAGATAAGCCAAACACGTATCATAACTGTTTGATTAGTTATATCTCAGAGCAGATCGCGTTGTCCGGATTCAACATGAAAAGCATCGGGAACCTGTTAATAAAGGGAATCGTTTTTAATCAAAACGATTACTATAAGTATAACGACGTAGGAGGATTCCCGGCAACTATCAACGATTTGGGATATTGGGATAAAAACAGGGTAGAGCTAAATGAAGATTTTCACACTGTTAGGCTGTTTAATACAGTAAGTGTATATGGATTGATGTTTGGACCCATAAAACAAAATAATTTCATTACGCTGGAAAACGATATAATGCAGATTAATGTTGGCAGCATAACTTACATCTAAAGAGATAAATCATGAAGCTATTATACTTAGTAGAATCAGGAAAATCGAAGTTTCTTGTCTTCGACGAAATGCCTGATAAAATTAGCACAAAGTACGGAGATGATACCATTATTGGAAGGATAGGAGGTATATTCTATGATTTCCTTGCAAAGAGAAATGAGCGAAGAGAAGCTTTCGGAGGCAGAAAGTTCGATATCGTACTTGATAATGGAGAGGTAGAGAAGTGTGAAGGACAATGGTGGGATGCGGTGACAGATAGAGCCAGAGAAGAATTAGAAAAAGAAGGAAATTCTTTTTCTGAGATGATGCTTATTGGCATTTCTTCAGTAGATAGATTATTGGATTGCTATGTGTATTGCGGGCTATGGGCATCCAAAAGCAAGGTTGAAGAAATGGTGGCTGATTATAAAGGTCGTATATATGAGTATTACGAATTTAAGAAAGAGGTAATTAATAAGATAAATGAGGTCAATGAGAAATCATATATCCGATCGTTAAAAGAGAAGGTAATACAATCCGGGATGAGACAAACAAAGAAAGACGTATTTGAATCGCCGGATGGATTATATTTAAAAATGGTATATGGGAACAGGATATTTTTTCCGTACAAGCCAATAACGGAGACAAGAGATCTCCCTGTTGACGCAAAATACGCACCTCTTCTTGAAAGGATACTTGGCGAGAAAGTTCTTGCTCAGGTAAGTGGAGAAAAAATTTTCATTACTCTTCGTAATAAATATGCTATAAATTTTTGGTGTTGGAAGAAATAAGGATAACAATTAGATTATGACATTCAAAGAATTTATGAAAGAAGTGGGCTATAACCTACTGACTACCTTTTGGGAAGATTTTAGTATAGCCGACAAGTATGGTATAGCAGGTGTCAAAGATACCTACAGACGTGCGTTCAATGAATGGAAAGACGATTATAAGTTCTTCACGGAATTAACGCTTGTATTGAATCATAAAATCTGGCAACATTATGAAAGCAATCGTAAACTGGCAGCTTTGTATGACCGGTTATGGCGAGAAACTGACGAGTATGCCATGAACAACTTTAAGGGAGAAGAACTTGATTATTATTACAGAGTAACAGATTAGAAAGTGATTATGGGAAATACGATAGTAACAGGTAGCCTAATTGTATTCAGCGACGGATTTGTTTGGAAAATATTGTCCAACGAAAAAGCCTACAAGATATGGGTGTCAGCAGAAAATGAAGATTTTGAGTTATACAAGGTGAGGGTAGATGATGAGTCTGAGTCATTGATAGAGAGTCTTGAAGATTTACAGGATACCTTTAAACAGGGTCATTATGTATGTATAGAAGTAGGCAAGCTACCGTATAGCATAGGTTTGAATTACTTACGAAATCTGCAAGAGATGTCGGTGGAAGCTGTGGAGTATCTACCAGGACTAAAAGAATGTAGCAGGGAAGAGGCATTTGACATCATTCAAGGGTGGGCTAAAGAGTTTGCAGAGGAATATGGGAATTGTGATTTTGATGGATCATACTATGATGAAATAGATGCATTTATCGAAGAAAAAATTAAGAACTATTTAAAATATAAAGACATGGAAGACGATCTTATTACAACAAAAGAAGTAGGCGATTATCGCATTAAAGTGTATTATTGCTGTGATTCAGAATGTCCTATAACTAATTGGGGTTTGTTTGGGTCATTCTTTTTTGAATACTCAGATACACATCGATTGCATGATGAATGCAATTGGAAAACTTTCTTCTACGATAACAAGCATAATCTTAGAGATGTTATTGATGCTATTGTAATGAAGCATATAGAACAGAAAGACATTGTAAAATATTTAAAGAAAGGGGAAGCGAATGGGATCTCATTCACATACAACAGAGGTGGCAATGTATGGGAGTTGAAGCATAAGACAAGTCCATATATAGGTCAAGAGTTTTCACCAGGTGATTTGAAGGACTTTGATTGCAGAGGAGAATTAATAGAGGATCTGGATGATGAAAACCTGTTAGATATCATATCCAAATATGGGAAAGATGTGGTAGCCATAGAGTGGTCAACAAGGGGTTATAATCAAGGTGATTATATAAAAGGGATAGCATACGTTACAAAAGAAAAATATGATAATGAAGTCTGCAACAAAGAAGGAGACTGGAAAGAAGATTGTGCCAAGATTATAGATAATGAGGTAAAGTCCATAGGTATGTGGATGTGGGGAGATGTAAAAGGGTACGTTCTTGAAAAGAAGGTAGCATTTACCAAGAAATACAAAGACGAATCAAGAGAGGATGAAGATTGCGAAGAATGGGAAGAGGTTGATTCTTGCTGGGGATGTTACGAGGAGACAGATGAATTGATAAAGGAAGTTATGATAGAGAATGGCTTAGAAGAATAGGTTATAATGGCTGATAGTAACGGACGCCACAGGAGAAAGGTGGGTAAAGTGCGAAGAGCTCCGGTTCAGGGGAGACGGGGCCCGCTTTGCGTGGCGTAAGGCTACAGTAGATGAAATTGTTGAACATTTTAAAAACAGATAATTATGGGATATATATGTACAAGATGTGGTGGAACAAATGTTGTCTGTGAAGCCATAGTAAATCCGAATACTGGAAAAATAATAGATTATTTTGATGGATCTTTCGCGCATGCTATTTGCGGGGATTGTGAAAACGAGGTAATAATATCTAACGTTGAAGCAGTCAAATATGAAATTGATTTAAGATTTCATGAATTTGTAGAAAAAACAGGTAAGGAACCTGAATACGTAGAATGTCAGATTGTGTGGAAAGAGACAGGAAACGATAAAAGAATGACAATAAAACTATCATTGGGCATTAACGATGATGACAATGATGATGTTTTTTATTATTGCAATGGGATAGAATCGTTTAAGCAACTTACTGAATACGGAATGGGAGAATTTATCGTAACATTTTGTTGGAGTTTCTTTTAAGAAACATATGTAGTTATCATTTTTAATAACATGTCTTATGAAAACACAAGAAGAATATGCACGTGAGATAGACAAGATTGTTATCCGAGATTTAGATACTTGTCGGAATGATTGGTTTGAAGTTGATAAAAAGATATTTATGCGACCAGAAAATGAAAATAAGGCATTCATTTTAGGGACTCGGAAAACCGGATGTGATTTAATAATACTGGGTGGCACTAATTGTGATGAAGGTAGTATGGATTGGCTTTTTGGGAGTCTTGGCAATGAAAATTTCTATGTATGTCAGCCGTTATCTTTCTATAAATCACAGCGAGAAATTGAGAAAGTGAATCCGCTGTACGCTTTTAAGTTAGCTACTGCTTATTTCAGGGGACAGGGTATGGTTCCTGTATTTGAAGATAGTAATTGTAGATTAATAAAACTATGAGCATAAAAGTAATAAGATACAGGCTTCCGATTTATTGGGCTTGCGCTCTGATAAACGGTGATTATTCAGGACTGTCTGAAGAGGAAATACAGGAAATAGATGCTTTTTTGAAAAAAGCAGAAGGTTATCCGGTAGATGTAGATTTGGAAACACAAGGGTTTTACCGTTGTAATGACGCGGGAACACTTCCTGGAGAATGTGCAGATTTTATTTTTCATAAGTGTAATAATTAAACTAAAATAACATGGAAACTACAAACAGACTAACTTATTTAAGTACAAAATTCTTTACAGAAAACAAAGAAGAATACAGAATAACAGTCACGGTATCTTTAGATGATGATTGTCATAATAATATGTGTGACTGGAGCGTAACGGCCGATATTAGACAGAAAAATCAATATGGAACGTATGGGGAATATATGGGAGGCTGCTGCCACGATGAAGTCGCAAAACATTTTCCGGAATTAGCGAAATTCATATCGTTGCATCTTTGTAACCATTATGGTGCTCCTATGTATCCGGTGGAAAATGGCATGTATCACATAAAGAATAGCGATAAGTCTGTGGCTATTGAATATTTACGTATATCAGACAAGGAATATTCCAAATTATCTGAAGCAGTGGACGATGAGATGTATTTCAAGTATCTGCTTTTCGATTTAGGAATTGTGGATAGATGGAAACGTGAATCAGACGAGCTTCTTGTTGAACTTGAAGACCTGTGTGGCAAGAAATGGGTAAATCCATATACACCAGAAAAGGAAAGGTTTACTTTGATATTAACGGACGAGGAACGATCTCTTATTGAAGAGCGTATTAAAGCCGGGCATTATTCCTCAGAAAATATAGAGAAACGCAGAGTGGAAGCCCATAAAGCAAAGATGGCGGCAAAATGTGCTGAAATTTGTGAGCGATACGATAAGAAAATCAGACAAGCAGAAGCAGAAAAGAAGATAATACTCTGCGTGTTTGATTATGGATTACCAATTAATAATGTTATATATTATCCTCACACGAACACTTTATCTTTCAACTGGAACGGTTATGAAAAGAAAATCACACAGGAAGAGTTTGATGATTTTGTGAATAAGGTAGACCGCTCTCAGTTGCCGGAAGGCATCAAGTTTGAGCTTAAATAAAATACAGGATATGGAAAGATTGAATTTTGAAACATTGTTTCGTATCGTAAGATGGGATTACAACCGTTGTTTCAAGGATGAGTCGTTAGACAAGGATTTGTTTATGGGAAAATACGGGAAAGTTATGGGTGAACATTATTATAACAAGTTTGTCCATGAATTTGACGGAAATATCCTGAAGATGGTTGGTTACTTCAGAGGTTCCGAAAAAGAAGGGCAAGTCTTTTGCGATATGATAACCGAACGTATTGAAAAATACGAAAAGAGAATGCCATACAATAAAAGTAAGTTAAACAATTAAAAAACAATCATATGAACAATTCAATGGTCGCTCACTTATGGGCAAACGAAAAACGAGAATCAGCAAATGGTAGTAACTTATATTTTGAAGGTGAAAGCATTTACTCTTATGGAAGACATTTTGAGGTTGGAAGAATCGTGCGAAACAAGCGTGGGGAAAAGGCGTATTTGATTAACGATGAGTATTATTCCTCTTCCACCTGTAAACATCAAAGCTATGTTCATAACTCAATACCAACTGGCTCAAAGGTATTTAGTGTTGGATATAATATGTCAAATACTGGTAATATGGCATTTGTTACCAGTAGGTTGGAATCCATTAAAGATGCTATTGAAAAATACAAGAAAGCCAGAACTAAATTGCCTTATCAGAATGTTTGGGGAGCTTTTAAAAATCTGATGGGTTATATTGAGTTCTTCGATATGGAAACTCCCCAGCGTCTTCTTAAAAAGAGTGCAAACGAATGGCTTGGAATTAACCATGAATTACCATGGAAATCAGATGAGATTAAACGTGAACACGTCCGTGAATTGAAACGTATTTTTCAGATATTGCTGAATCATCAAGCACTGGAAGTCCTTGGAACCGTTAATGTGGTTGTGGATGAAGTTTGTGGTGAAGGAACATGGGCTAAATATACGATCAGATGTCAAAGATGGACAGAAGGTCGTGAAAAGAGAGAGGCTATAGCCCTTGAAGAGGCGAGAAAACAGGAAGAGGTGCGCAATAAAACATTGGAAGAACAGATACGAATATGGAAGTCTGGCGAGATTTCCCATTTGAATTATTGTCGTTGGTTTGAGGATGACCAGCCGAACGTATGGTTACGTATTAAAAATGGGAAAATCGAAACCAGTAAGGGTATCAAAATAGAACAAACTGAAGCTGAAAGACTTTGGAGATTGATTAAGGTCTTCCATAATGGCGGTCAGTTCCAGCACGATTTGGCATTGGATGTAACCGGTCACAGATGGGCATTCAATCGTTATGAAAACGATATGCTGACTGCCGGATGCCACCGGATTGCATATAGTGAGATGGAAAGTATTGCGAAACAACTGGGATGGGCGTAAGTAGCCCATCTTATTTTATTAATCACATAATTAAAAACAAGAAAAATATGAAAAATTCAATTGTTGTTCCGTTTGATTTAAATACGGCGAGAAAAATTAAAAGCGGAGAAATAGAAGGTTCAGTATTAATTGGTAATATTGAAATAGAATTTGTATATGAGTCGAAAAACTGTGCAGGTCCTTATAATTTACTTTTTGTAAAAAAAGATGAATCTGGGATAAGTGCTATATATGCCGATACAGAAGGTCGTACTTTTTTCAACAGCGATCTGGAATTGGAAGTAGAGGCTGGAGCGTATTTCAAGAAAGGAGATATATTAATAAGCACGCTTGGGAACCCATTTATATATAATGGTATTATTAATAGAGAAGGAGATATGGGATGCATATATGGTATATCGGCATATGACGAGATTATATCTGAAGAAGTTCCAATATGGACAAGTGTGTGTAGTAAGGATAAATCCAAGTATGTTAGATTAGCCACAGAGGAAGAGAAAAAATCTTTTGCTGAAAGAATTGCTAATACAGAAAACCTTGAAAAAGCAAAAATCATAATAAAAAAATATCTAAGTAAGTACGAATATTTACTTGGCGAACAAAAGAAATGCGATTTTAAGCCATTCGATCAAGTCTTGGTGAGAGCAAGCAATTTGGGAAATTGGAATCTACACTTATTTGCCAGAGTAAGAGAAGAAGAATATAAATATGAATGCTTGGGAGGTTTGAGATACAAAGAGTGTATCCCATACCAAGGAAATGAGCATCTTTTAGGAACTAATAAAAGCAAATAAGATCATGGAACAGAGAACAGCAACAATTCCGTTTGATTTAGAAACGGCGAAAAAAATAAACATAGGGGAAATAACAGGTCGTATTGTGACAGAGAAAGGACAAAATAGAGCAGAAATCGTATATGAAGACAATTCGTCAAATTGTCCGTTATTGGTTGTAATTCATTCGATTTCTGTATCGGCAGACTGGTTTTCTGCTACAGGAAAAGCACTTAGCAGCGAAAATCGCCTCCTTCTTGAAGTTCCAGAATATATTACATTTACAGATGGAGAGGTGTTAAGTAATAAAGATGGTAGCTATATCTTTATTTTAAATACACATGGGAAATATTTAACGTCTTTTTATGCCTCTTTAAATCAAAAAGGTATTCTTAAAATAGAAGATGGTTTATCTGCTTGGGAAAATCAGATAGAAAAATACAGATTTGCCACTGAGTCCGAAAGACAAAAGTTGGTTGACGCATTAAAGGCAAGCAAAGAACCTAAAGCTAAAGAGTATCTGAAACGCTTCTTTGGGATTGAAGAAAAGCCGAAATATGATTTTAAGCCGTTTGACAAAGTGCTGGTAAGAGACGAGGACGATAAAGAATGGCATATCAGCTTGTTTGCAAGGGAAATTGTGGACGATTCTGATGGATTGTCTTATAAGTATGAATGTTCCAATGGAACGCTGTGGAATTGTTGCATTCCTTTTGAGGGCAATGAATATCTTTTAGGAACTGTTGAAAATCCAGAAGAATTGATCCCCTGCTTTTAAGCAGGGGCTTTGTCAAAGATCGTAAATACGGCGAGTCACTATCAGTTTCGACGTTTGTAAATATCATATTAAAATCATAAAAATATGTATGAGAATATTTTAAGCAACATGCTAGGATGTCAGACATATTGTATATCAGACAGTCCCTCGAATAGATACTGTCTTATTGGACCTATTGAGTGCAATGAGAAGTTAATAGAAGTGTTTAAGAAGGGGATAACAGTAAAACTCAAATACGTGGAAAAACGGGTCCTGGATGCATTTACGGACAACGGAATCGACCTAAGCAATTACACTCACTGTATTATTGTGAAGCGGAATTTTTATCTCGCTTGGTAATAGCAAAACATAAACGATATGAATAATTTTGTAATAGATACTCCAGATAATTTCTGGCAAATAAGATGGCTTGACAAGTATATGGAAGGTCACAAAGGGTTCATAGCTGGTGGATGTTTTAAAAATATCCTTTCCGGAGAAAGAGTAAAAGACATTGATATTTTCTTTGAAAGTGAAAGCGATTTTCAGGAGGCTATTGATTCGTTCAATGATGAAAAACATCAGAAAGAAGGATGGAAATTTAAGTACAGAAATGAGAAGGTATGTGCGTTCCAGAAAGAGGGAGAAAAGGTATGGATAGAGTTCATAGAGTCAGAGTTTGGAAAGCCGAAAGAGATTCTTAGGAGCTTCGATTTTACTGTGACAAAAATGGCTTACTATAAGGAGCCCAAATACGAAGAAAAAGAAGATGATTATTTTCCATTCTCATCTGCAAGTATAGTAGCATACGAGTACAAACTACTCTATCATGAGAAATTCTTCGAACATCTTCATATGAAGAGGCTGGTCATTGACGAAAATATTCCTTTTCCGGTAAGTACATGGGAGCGCTCATATCGGTATAAAGGATATGGTTACAATATGTGCCGGGAGACAAAGAAAAAACTTCTACAGGCTCTTAAAGGTGTAAATGTAGAAGAGGAAGATGTATCTTTGTACACTACTGGAGGATGGGATTAACCTATAAAACAAAATTGCTTATGAAAACATTAGAACAACTTAAAGAATTAGCATCAAAATGTTTAGACGGTAGAGATTTTAACAGACTGGCTAAATTTATCCCATATAACATGATAAAGGATTTCGGTATGGAGCCGAACGAAGAATACAATAACGAAGAAAGGTGGAATAGTACTGTAGTTGAATTTACCAGGGAGAATGTTTTGAAACAGCTTGAAGAAGATGTAAGATTCGGTTTTGAAAAGGCATTAAATCAGAGAGGGATATCAGCCAGTTTAATGTTTGAATGTGTGATGATGTGGAACTACATCCTGGAAGAAGGTCTTGAAGACTGGGATGAGGATGATTATGGATTTTACGGGCTACCTCTATTTAAAGCTACGGCTGTAAAATACGGATGGGATAATCCTATAGGGGAAGACAGCGGGAGAGAAAGAAAATATGATTCACAGTATTAAATGGGCATATCATGAGCACAAGTAAAGAATACAAGGCAGTAAGGAGCTGTATATTAAATGAACTTCACCTTACCAAAGAAGATATAATCAAAAACATAGAGCCGTTATTGGAGAAACACGTAAAACGGTACATGGTTAATACATATGGAGGTGACAACCAGATAGAAAACTGGATCAGATGCATGGTGAATGATGAACTCAAACGAAAAGATCATGATTTTGTAAGAAAAGCGTGCGAGAACGTCATCAGGGATCATGTATTAAATGAGTTGAATATAATCGTAAGATCCAAAAGTGAGAAATGTACATGTGAAAACAGAGTGCCATCCGAAGAGGATAAGAAAGAGTCAACTGATGGACTGTATATAATCTACAAAGACGGACATGCAGAGCCGTTTACCGGCCATAACTCAAAAGATTGTGTACGATACATCGGGTTGAAGCACAGATACATGTCATTTGCAATCTCACTGACGGAGCATGATAGCGTACAATTGCTTGACGATGATAGCCGTGAAGAATCCGGAAGTGGGACATATTACGAACGTGAATGTGATGCGCTGTTTGACATTGACGGACGCGGCAATACGGAACGCCTTGTAACCAGAAATCCAAAATTGAGAAATCTGCTGGAAGATGGCGAGTATATACCATCTCTTGGTCAATTAAATTTAATGGCCCATTATATGAACGAACTAAATAAAGCATTCGCTTATGTTTCGGCATCTCCCCTCTCCTCGACGTGGTATTGGTCCAGTACTGAGAGCAGCCAGGCCGTCGCGTGGTACGTGGTCTTCTCCAGTGGCCTCACGGGCACCGGCAACAAGCACATCGGAGACATGGTTCGGACGGTAATTGATTTTTAAAAAGGATTACAATGATAACATCAGTAAAAATAAAAGACAATACAAAAACTCCTTTTGAATACGTTTCTGACATAGAAGCGTTTGAAAATGGTAGAGAATTTATTTTCAAGCCAGGAGTGAATGTGATTGTAGGAAAAAACGGTAGTGGAAAATCAACCTTACTTAACATCATATCAATGTATGCGTTATGTGAGAAGTCCATGTGTTCTGAAATGCCGACCGAGGCACTGGATTTTCCGCCTATATTTGATGATGATGACAAGGTTCTTGATGGGATTGACATATCATCCGATTATATAGGGAAAGTATTCCGTTTATTGCCATCGGCGGAGATGAATCGAGATAGTGTATTGAAAAACATCAGCAATTTAGATTTGTATGTGAATAATATTCGAAGATCTTATGGAGAGAAAGTGGTGTTATCATTGGAATCACTTTTCAATTTAATGTTCGGTCAAAAGGATTATACGTTTCCAATACAAGATCTTGTAGAATACAAGAAAAAATCAAATGCGTTTTGGATTAAAAGAATTGATAATCTGTTGAAGTATTATAAAAGAAATCGCATAACATTAACAAAAAGCAGTTTTGAATACACGGTTCTCATGGATGAGCCAGACAGGAATCTTGACATTGACAATATAATGCAAATTTATAATGTATTGTCATTCCATAAACCACAAACACAAATTATAGCCATAGTACACAATCCGGCATTGATTTACAAATTAAGCAAATTAGATTGTGTGAACTTTATAGAGATGACAGAAGGGTATCTTAGTAAAACTTGTACATTTGTGTCCAACTAATTAAAAGTGATATGAACTGGAAGAAATTCAAAGAGGAAAAACCTTCAGAGGGAGAAGAAGTGTTGGCTTATCATCCAAGTTGGATAGATGAAGATTTCAACCCAAGAGGTATAAGAATAGGATTCTGGAATGGAGGGGACGATTTTAAATCGGCTCATTGGTGGGATTATCAAGATTGTTATGTCACAATCTCTCATTGTGATTGTGATGATAATTCTCTTTTCAGTGATAGAATAAAAAACAGCATAGAGCCAGAGTTGTGGATATCACTTGATGTTATTACAAATTACTTACCTGATATAAAACAAAATCACTTATCACAATGAGCTATTTTATATTAATGGGAAGAAGAATCCCCAAGCAAGCCATAACAGGCTTCAAATTTCAAAATGAAACAGATAACATTCGTCCTTTCTTGTCAATCAGGATAAGGGGAAAGGACGAAATTATACCTTTCAAAGATAAAAAGGAGATACAGTCTGTAAAAGCGCATCTGTGTTCTATCTTTTCTGGGTTTGTAAAAATAGGTGACTGGTATCTCAAGATGTCGGAAGTTAAGGAGTATAAGCCGGTGACTGCCGAAGATATGAACCCCTACATCTTGTTTAAGACATCTAAGTTTGGAAATATAAAAGTTCGTTTCCCGAAAGATGAAGATATGAATGCGGAATTGTTGGTGTTAGATCAGCTTTTTGATGTAGAATAAACTATTAATCATCTTTTAAAAATCATGACCTGGAAAGAATTGAAAGACAAAATATCCCTTATGACGGAAGAAGAGCAACGACAAGAAGTTGCAGTATGGGGAGAAAATATGAATCTAATGAAAGATTGTTCCTTGGAAAAAACAAACGAGGATATGTACTACAACTCTGAATGGGATTATACTCGTGAAGAGAGCGAATTGGAACCGGAAGACAAGAATGACCCTGATGTACATAAGGTGTATGAAGCAGGAATGCATTATATTTATTCAAATTGATTTTAAAAAGATCTGATTATGGCAGCATTAACAACACTAAATATAACGGAAAAGAATGCTAACAACAGTTTATCTGTAACTGCTAAAGTGAATGTCACCAAAGAAGGGGTGTTTACCACTACTTTATCAAAAGAAGATGTGGATAAGATTCATTCTTATAGGATCAAATTACCTACAAACAGATTAGGCAACGAAGGATATTTCAATAGTATAGCACTTTCTGATTTGGAAAGTCAAATCAGGGAAGTTCTGAAGAGATGTTTGAGTTATAAAATAGTAGAAGAAGCGCCTGTTATTAAGTATCAACTGGAAACGAATTGCACGTTTTCATATGACAAAAACGGAAATATTGTCCCTAACCCCTCTAAGGAATGGACAGGAAATGATGAGAATGGAAAATGGAGGGATGGAACTTCTAGTTTAGATGCCTTAAACCCCCAACCTTTCGGTTTTAGTATTTATGCAAAACCATTTCTAAAAAGAGTAATTGAATATGGAAATGGAGAGACAAAAGTAGAATACGACAGGTTAAATACAGAAAAAGGAACTTATGCGCACTGGCTGAATTGTGTAACGAGCATATCATACAATAGACATAAACAGGTAATGGAAGTGGAGTGTAACGAATGTACCTCGAAATTATTCGTTGATATGATCAAGTCCATTTGTAATATAAGCGAACAAGTTAAGAGTTTTATCAATCCAGAACAAATAAAAGCAATTGCGGAGTCAAATGAACCGATTTTGCTTTTATCTAACAACTAAAAAATCATGAGGTATGTATGTGTTTTTATCTGCTTTCTGTTATGACTTATTTTTACATTGTTATTATCATTCACTGTCATAGGATTGGTTATAAGCGTGAGTGATGAATGGCAGGAAATGGGTGACAAAATAATAGATAAACTTTAATAAAATATGAATAAGAATATAATCAACAACGCTCAACTTTTAGAGATTAAAACTAAGATTAGACAACTTGGAGCAATGATGAATGCATATCAATGCAGGTTTGTGGTTTCTTCGGGTCAATTGTTTTTTGTGGATGATGAATATGCTGGAACGGTTAAACTGACTAATCTTGATAATGGAGAATCTAACATATCATTCCCTTCATGTGACGATGGACTGATAATCAATCCAGCCGATAAGCATATTAAATAATTTCAAAACTAAAAATATTTAAATTAATTAAACAATAATAAGACATGAAACAAGATATAGAATATGCTGTTCCTCTTTTTAAAGCTGGTGCAGAATGGCGCATTAACAGCGTGTGGCACGATGCAAGAGAAAAGCCAGACAAAGGGAAGCTGCTCATTGTGGAGGATATTGACGGTGCTTATGATTTGGTCTATTTAACCAAGAGCAAGCCATGGGAAGAACTTTCAGAAAAGGATCATTATATGCGCTGGGCATACATCGAGGACTTGCTCCCATGCGAAGAAGAAAAAAAGGGGGGGGGTGATAATGAATAAAAAATTAAAAAATGCCATAAAGAAAGCAGAAAACAAACAAAACGAAGCGGACCTTGCACTGCAATCCATTTGGGGACATCTTGCTTTCTCAGGATTTAGAGATAATGAGCCTAATTTGAGCATGGCTTCAGGAAATGAAATCATACTTGAATGGAACGGTTCAGAAATGAATGCGAATGAGATTATAGACCGTATGGAATCAGTAGGATATATAACTCCCGATGATTTTATTGGAGGTTAGATTAAAGTATAAAATTATGAAAAGAGAAGATATTGAAAAAGCAGCAAAGATTTATCAAGAACAAGAAAAAGATCATGATATCTGGGCAGGTAAAGACTTAAGAAGAAAATATGAAAGGTTATGACCGACAGAGAACTTCTTGAAGAAAATAACAAGATGTTAAAGGAAATTCTAAGTTTTGTGAGAAAAGTTGATTCTGCTGAATACAGGGATCATCAAGACTTTATGGAATTTCTTAGAAATGTGGCAGCCGATATATGGGTGGAATATACGGAGCCTAAACAAAGAAGTAAGTTGTTTAATTTAATGAATAAAAAAAATGAAAACAGTTTTTGATTTAAGCAGAGATGAGATTGTGTCATTGACATGCAAAGAGATATATCTGTATATAGACAAAGAGCTTGCTGGTAAAGGTATTCCAATTGAAGCTAAAAACTGGAATATAAAGGACAAAAAAGAAATCGTGTATCCAAGAACGGGAGTTCCAATATTTATGTTAAAAGATATCGGCATCGGTTTTAGAACCATAGAAGGTGCAACTGAGGTGGCTAATTTGCTTGTTAAATATAATGCATTTAAAACAGAATCAAGGTATCTGAAAGGCTCGTATGAAAAATTTTGGATCATAGGGAAAAGTGTTTGCCCGGCCATTACAGGAGAAGCAGGATATAGCGAGGAAGAGTTTGATAAGGCAAACAAGGGAAACGAAGATCCAGAATTGGAAAGTATAAATTCTTTCAATGATACTGTGAAAAAAACCAATGAAATTAAAGACAGGGTGTTGAAATACGTGTACAACATAAAACAAGAGCGTTCATATAACAATGACCTGGTTGGTATCTTTGAAAGGTATAAAGATATAGCAGACGGTGATATGGAGGTAGCTATGAATTTTATTAAGGAGGCCTATCCATTCAATGAAGAAACAGAATCGTTTATCAGGAAAAAGTTTGACATGCCTATGCCGGACGAATCAAAAGAGTAGTAATTAAGCTAAATTAAATCATTTTGAATCTTTTTTATTATCAAAAGACATATCTTTGTCCAAAAAAACAAACAGAATGGAAGAAAAAGAGATAAAAGAAGCTATGATTGAAGCCCTGACGCACTTAGAGGGGTGTAAGTATTTCGTAGCCACGATAGTAAATGAAGAGGAAAGAAGATTTGATATGAGCCTAAGAATGTCACAGCATCAATTGGCGTTAATTATAAAAGGCATCTTATCTAATAATGAAATGATGATGATGGACGTTTTGCAGTGGTGTTCTGAAAGATTTAAAAATAGTATAGAGAAAGGAAAGAAATCAACTAATTAAATATTAATACAATGAATCGCTGGTTTGAAATTACGGTAAAAGCCGAGATTGATAATATCGAGAACGGCAAAAAAAAGAAAGTAACTGAAAAGTATTTGGTAGATGCCTTATCTTATACAGAGGCAGAATCAAGATCTTTAGAGATTTTCAAGGATTTATTTCAAGTGTTCGACATTGTTAAAATAAATCCTATTAAAGTGTCGGAAATCTTCTTCAACGGAGAAGCTGAGTACTGGTATAAGTGTAAGGTGAATTACATTACACTGGATGAAAAGAAAGGTAAAGAAAAGAAAACGCCATGCTATATGTATGTCCAGGCCGGCAATCCGAAAGACGCTGAGGCTGTGTTAACTAAAGGTATGCAGGGCACGTTAGGAGACTGGAATTGCGAAGCTATTGCTGAAACGAAGATCATTGACGTATTCAAATACGATCTTCAGAAGGGAGCTGAAAAATTAGGCGAGAAGAAGAGTGAAGAGTAAGGCTGATGTAGTTTCCAACATAGCGCTTGTTGTGGCGATAATATTATTGCTTTCAGCAGGCGCTTTCCTTCTGATAGTGATTAAGACAGACGAGGTATCTAAATTATTAATGAACGTACCTTATCTACTGGCTTCAGCGGGATTGTTCTTTTCAATAATATCATTATTATTCGAATGGAAAGCAAGGAAAAGAAACTATACGTCTGCGAACGATGCGGACGAAAAGTGATGATAAGAAGTCATGGCTTATGCCAGGCTTGCAGGAGCAAAGAGTTGACTCCGAAGAAAAAAAACAGAATTACATCCATTAAAAACAGCAGCAAGAAGAAAAAGTTAGAGAACCCGGATTTATCCGGGTTTTTTCGTCTTATGTTGGAAGAGCTGAATAGTATTCGGATGTCTATGACTGGTAAGGCTATTCATTTTCCTACAGTATGTAACGTATGTCACATACTTCCAAAAAGGATATATAAGTCGGTTGCCACTTGCAGAGATAATATAGTTTTTCTACATGAATCGGAGCATACGGTATTCGACATGTATCTTGACCGGATGGAATTTGATAAACTTGAAACAGAATTTCCTTTTGTGTGGAAATATGCGGTAAAGAAGGTACTGGATATGGAAAGCAGGGGAATGATTAAAGAAAGAGGTAGGTTGATTATTGAAATAATTGACAAATATGAGAAAAAAATATAAGGTTACAATAGAAGCTGATGGTGAAATCATTTTCATTGCCAACATAAAAAGAGGAAAGAGTGAGAGAGAAATTAACTTTGAAGGGGCAGTCCAAGATATGGATGAAGCTGAAACTATATTGTATTATGTTAAAGAAGCATTAATTGAAACAATGTGATGATGGAGCAGAAAATAAAAATATTGACAGATTTAGGGTTTATTCCTATGGTGGAAGGAGAAGGAAATACGTTGTTTAGAATGAACGATGTTGTGATGTCGGTATCAGATCCTAATCAAACACCAGAGCAATTAAAGAAAGAAGTTATGTCTTTGATAAAGAACAAGGATATGGCAGAAAGAAGCGGACAGGTTCCAGTGGTTAAAGAGCCGGCGCCTGAGCCAGAGCAGGCCCAGGGAGAAGAACCGGAAGCTCCGGCAGAGGAAGCAGATCCTAACCCTGGAGAGGAAGATTCGAATCCGTTTACAGAAAATCAGGAAACGTTAGAGCCGTTTTATATCTGTGATGAGTTAAAGAAGATCGAGACTCCCAAATTCGTAAGATTGACATTAGACGACAATCGTTTTTATGTAAGGAAGATGGATGATGGGACAGCCAAGATATATGCTTCGGTAACAACCTTAATCAAAGACGGATATGTAGATGATAAGACAGCACTTCAGGAATGGAAGCAAGAGATGAAGATGCTTGGTCGCAATCCAGAAGAGATAGCGCAGTATGAAGCCGATAAGGGAACGATCATGCACTACCTATACGGATTGTACTTGACAGGTAGAGATATGGTCTTAAATCGAAGTTTTATAGTTAAGACAGTGCAAGAAGGCAAGCTTAAAATATCAAAAAAGAATCTTGACAAATTCTTTGGTAGCATAGATGATCTTGATGATATGATTGTTAGGGTTATGAAGTTTGCTAAATTTTGTTCGGAGTATAAGGTTAAGCCGATGATGATTGAAAGAATATTGTCATTAGAAGATTATTTGGTAGCTACGCCGATAGATGCGATGGTTAAAATGACATTCAAATACAAAGAAGAAGGTTATTTTGGAGCCGTGTATCAAAGGGCTACGGGGCAGTTCAAAAAAGGTGATCCGAAGAAGGAGGTAAGAGACGTGGAGAAGGAAGAAGTGGTTATTCTCGACTTTAAATCAGGGGGAATATGGGAATCATACGCATTTCAATTAGAAGCTGAAAGAAGAATGGTTAAAGCATGGTATGGGATTGACGCGCGTATTATGAACTTTTCTCCAAAAAGCACGAGCAGTAAAGGATATACGCTGAAAGAATGGACAGAAGATAGTGTAGCACTTGAAAAGGCGGACTGTGTGTTCCAACAAGGGATGTTGAATCACCTTAGAAAAGATAAGAAGTTCAAAGTGAGAAAAGGAGTGCTGAATATCAATAAGCCGTACAATGAAGAGGATCATACGGTCGTGTATGATATTGCAGAGGAAATGTCTAAAAGATTCATAATATGAACGATATTGTTATTCCTGAAGGAGATTATATAGAAATCGTAAAACCGATATGCATCAATCCTTTTGGTGATTGTTTTATTAACATCAAAAGGGGTTCGAGATTAAGATTATCGAAAGATTTGAAAATAGGAGATAAATATGCAATATGTGTACTTGCATCTCATAAGAAATATGGCAAGACCATCGAAATAATAATGCCTATATTGGTAAGAAATACAAGAAGAGTATGAAAAGAAAAATTAGAAGAACAGGAGAGATAATAGACGTAATCACTTTCAGTAGCTCAACTACAAGAAGCGACCATGACAGAATACAGTTCTATGGTGATAATGGGAATGTGATAAGTGAGAGTTTAAATTTTTATCTCGATACCCTTCCTGTAAATGACGAAAACAAAGATGTAGACTGGGAGCAACGTAGATTCGATCTTATCAAGGCTTATTCTATTGAGTTTGTTAAAGCACAAAATAGAAAAGGTGAAATAGATTGCGGAGTATATGTACCAGATGTGGTGTCATGGTCTATAACTATAGCAGATAGAATCATAGAGGCGATGAGAGGAGTTAAAAATGCTTGATTTTAGAAAATACGAAAACGTACCTCGGTTTCAACTTGACCGCAGGCCCGGAAGGAGCCGACTGAAGCTAACCTGCCCGGCTTGCGGAAAAAGCCGGTGCCTCACTCCTTATATTGATGTGGCAACAGGTCAGGTTGTTGGCAACGAGTTCGGAAGATGCGATCATGAACGGACTTGCGGTTACGATAAACGACCTACCGGTAAGGATGTAGGTGACAAAGATCTTTGGATTTCAGGAAACAAGTGTATAAGAGCTTATCGTCCTCCTGTAAATCCTGACGTTGTAAATTACATACCTTTTAGCGAGTTTGAGAGGACTGTGGTTCCAGATGATAGAAATACTGTATTTAGATTTTTATCGTCTCTATGGGGAAAAGAAAGGGTATCTGACGTATTTAGAAGATATCATGTCGGAACAATGGACTTATGGGGATGGAAAGGGTGTTGTATATTCTGGCAGATAGATAAGGACTTTGTATGTAGAACTGGCAAGATCATGGACTTTTATATAAAGACCGACAGCCAGGGGAATGAGATTGATGTAAAAAGAGTGAAAGAAAAAGACGGTGACAATGAGCGGCCTCATGTTATGTTTTATCACTCGTTGCATGCAAGGGACTTCTTGTTTAGACAATGCCTGTTTGGAGAACATCTTCTAAGCCAATATCCGGATAAGGTGGTTAATTTGGTGGAATCAGAAAAGACGGCTATTATATGCGCTGTGAATAAACCAGATGAATTATTTGTGGCCACCGGAGGGTTGCAGAATCTAAGGCCGGAAGTGATAGATGTTTTAAAAGATAGAAAGACTGTAGCTTTTCCGGACAAAGGACAAGCATTTGAGACATGGAGTAAAAAGATAGATGGGATGATGATGAAGTCAAGGATAAAAGTATCAGACTATCTTCAAAATGTTGAAAATGTAGGAGACGGAGATGATGTGGCAGATTTGATAATTAGTAACAAGATAAAAGAAAAATATCATGAGCCTGGATGTTTATATTAAGAACAAGAAGAAAGAAGATCGTGAATGGGTTGCAAACATTACCCACAACATGAACAAGATGGCACAAAGGATATTCGTATCAGAAAATAAAGAAACGCTGTACGATTATGTTTGGAGACCAGAAGAATTGTATAGAGAAATATATACCAATGAGATGAAGAATGTACTTACAAAAGGTATATGTATTATGATCTCTAAGAGAAAAAGTCTTTTGAGATACGAGCCAGAAAATGGATGGGGGTCTTATGATTCATTTCTTAAGTTTCTTATCGAATATAAAGAGGCGTGCGAAGATCATCCGGGTTATATAATTGAAGCAAGTAGATAATATGGAAAATTACAAAAACACTTTAAATGAGGTAGTGGTGATCGAATCGTCACCAGAAACGTATTTTGTTTACGCTATTCGTAATGCTATTCGTATCTCTAAATGTGCGTATCCGACAGCCAAGAAAGTAATTTTCAAAAGAGAGGACATAGAGGTAGAGATTTCGGAAATGGAAACTGAGAGCAGTTTGTATGAAAAGTTTAAAGAAAAACAAAAGAATAGGGTATGGAACTTAATGAGCGCCAACAACGGGTTTTAAGAGGCGAAATTTGTCCTTATTGCGGAAGAGAAACCGAGTTGATCAATGCCGATAAAGTATATAACAGAAAAGGCTTAGGGATGGTTATGATGTGCAAACCATGCAACGCTTATGTCGGTGTTCATGAATCAGGGCCGAATAAGGGAAAAGCTAAAGGCCGGCTTGCAGGGCCATCACTGAGATCTCTTAAGATAAGAGTCCATGCCGAACTTGACAGACTATGGTCTACGCCGGAGGAACGGGAAAGGATGTATAAAGATTTATCTGAATTTCTCTCTATACCGGAAGAGTACACACATATAGGTATGTTTGGCGAGAAGACGATGGGAAAAGTATTTCAATTCTGTCATGTAAACAAAGAGCGATCAGGTTCGAGAATAGAATGGCATAAACCTGGAGATAAGTGCCCTAATAAAAACAATCAAATAGTGTCAGGAAGTAGCGCATGTAGAGGATGTCCTGAGTATCTTCATGATGAGAAAGACGGATATGTCTGGTGTGATCCTGATATGAGCTACGGCAGGTTGAAATAGGATGCGAATTGCCTATCTTTGTGCTATTATTAATCAAAAATGTAAGAAGATGGGCAGATCAACAGAGTACTACAGGACTCATCCCGAAGCCAGGAAGAAAAAGGCTAAAAAGGACAAGGAGATAAATGCCAGACCGGAGCAGAAAGCCAAACGCCGGGAACTTGGTCGTAAGAATTATGAAACAGACAAGAAGAAGGGCAAAAGCTGGAGGAAAGGCAAAGATTGTTCTCATACCAAGAACGGTCTTAGGTATAAATCAGTAAAAGCTAATAGGGGATCCAAATCGGATACAAAAGGTGACAAAAATGCACGAGGAGATAGCAAATAGGATAGATATTAGAAGGATATTCAAAACCTCTAAACAGGTCATGGAAGAGGCGTATGAGAATATCTTGAAATACAGGCGGGGAGAGCTTATCCCCGCTAAAACCGGATACGATTATATTGATGAGGCTCTGCTTGGAGGTATTTTCCCTCAACATGCTATTGCCATAGGAGCCCGGCCATCTGTAGGTAAATCGTATGTGGCCCAAAAGATATTGGAAAATGTGATGAATCCGATGATCAACCCGCAAGCAGAAGATTATTTTCTTGTTAATTGCGAGTTCGAAATGAATCCTCAAGATCTTCTTCTTCGTAGAATGAGCCAGGATATGAAAAAGCGGGCTCCTGAAATATTAAGAAGGCAAGATTCTAATACAGTAGAAGAGATGAGGATGTTTGAAATCCTTCAAGGTGAAATCAGGAATAATATAATATACATCGATGCTCCGTGTACGGTAAAAGAGTTTGAGGCGGCTGTGTATCATATAGCTACCAAACACAAAGACAAACGTCTTATAATATTTAAAGTCGATCATATTGCTTTGATAAAAAGAATGGGGTTAGATCCTAAGTCGGCTATAGATGATTTGGTGGCGGTTATGAATGAGGCTAAATTAGTATATAAAAACATATTTTTCCTCATCATATCCCAATTCAACAGAGAGATAGAAGGAAGGATAAAAAGCCCACAAGAGCAGCCTCCGCGTCTTTCTGATTTCTACCAGTCTGATACGCTGGGTCAGTTATGTACGTTAATGATAGGCTTGCACAATCCTCGTAGGTACGGGCTGGATAAGTATATGATATTTGGGAAAGATTGGTATCAGACTCTTGATAGGTTTAAAACTGAAAACAAAACATCATTCAGGACAGCCGGACTGGTGTTTCATCATATACTGAAGGTAAGGCAAGTTAGTATGGAAGAGCTTACTAATACAATCCACCCAGAGATCCTGCCGGGACATGGATGGATGTACGGGGAGGGCGGGACGAAGTTCGTGAACCCCAACCAGCCGCCGACGCCGCCCAAGCTCTATACTGTGGAAGACGTTACGGACAATCAGGAACAAGAACAAGAGACAAAAGAAGAACAGTCATTGTATTAAAAAAAATAAGAACCATGAGACTAACAGTAGAAGAAAACGAATACCTGATAAGTAAGTTCCTTTTGGTTCTTACTGAGTTTGCAGGGGATGAAAGAGAGATGTTTTTAATCAACTCCATACATGATAAGGCGGTGGCGGATATGAATTATCGTCTTCCGTCTTTAATAAGCAGAGAACGTAAAAGACGAGTCATTGAGCTCCTTAAAGAAGGAACCAGAATAATCAAGGACTTTTCCGGCTATGCAGGTGATATGGGTATGATTAACGAATACGATCGTCTAAAAAAAGAAATAGGTACCGTCCAAGACCAGCTTGGTGACGTAGAAGGTCAACTTCGGGCAGCCGGCGAAGTAATCAAGAAAGAGCTTGATATGATTGCTGACCGAATCAAAGAAGATCTCCTCGACCGAGAGCTGGCTAAAAGTAATGCCGAGGCTGAAAGAAAAGCCAAAGTAGATCCGAGATACGAAGTAGCTTTAGGTGATTACAAGGAGATGCTGGAAGTGATTTTTACAACCAGAAACAAGTATTCTACGGTAGATTCTGTACATGACGATCTTCGACAGTCAGTATCTACCGGTAGAAATTCGATTATTAAAGAAGGGTACAACAGTTAAAAACAAGGAGGGAATATGGAAAAGAAGGAATTTAAAGTAGGAGAAGTATTTACTGCCGGACTTGTAAGATTAAAATGTGTGGAAGGTGATACATGCGATAGGTGTATATTCGAAGATTACGATTCTTGTTCATGTATAGAAATAATTATTGGTCCATGTGGACATGTTGATAGACAAGATAACAAGAATGTTATTTTTATTAAAGCTGATTAAGAATGTACATCAATTTCAGACAACTTGCAGCATCAGACATGACTCCTAATGATCTTGCCAATCTTCTTGCCATAAGACAGAAGGATTCGGTTATGATCGAAGCCATGCCGGAAGAAGATGCTGGGAGGTATATAGAGCTTGGCCTGGTTGAGAAATTAAAATCAGGCGTGATGAGATTGACCAACAAGGGAACGTCTTTTGTGAATTATATAGAGACACCGGAAATGACAGACGAGGTTCTGGAAACGTTGAAGATTATGATAGGAATGTACGAATCATATTCAAAAGACATAGGTGTCAGTAGAAAAGAAGCGGAATCCAGATTGTGTTGGTTTATGGGTAACACCTCATTCAAGAAAGAGGTCATACTTCAGGTAACGGAATCTTATATAGCAGAGTCAGGAGATTATACAATGAGCTTATGTAACTTCATATGGAAACCGCCTTCTCAAGCTTTTTCAGTTCATATGAACCTTAAAAATTCAAAGCTCTTTGACTTAATAGCTGAAAAATTTAAGATCGCTACCGAGCCTTATTTGGAGCCTAAGAAGAATAAGGAAATGGATTGGTTGTTTGCCGTATCTAAATTGCCTACGCCGCCGGCTAAAGGCAATCCGGATTATTTATTTACCGGAAGTTCTGAAACAGACAAAGAGAGATTGAAAAACATAAAAACATACTTATTTAACAAAATTAGAAAGCAATGGAAAAAGTAAGAATCAGAAAGATAATAGAGGATATAATTATTACTCAGTTTCTTAATTCGGAAATAGATATAGTTCATGAAGAAGATGTGTCGTTTAAAGAACTTGGATTAGATTCTGTTGATCGGATTGAGCTTGATGTGATGGTGGAACAAAAATTCAATATTGTTATTATTGATTATGATATGGAGACCATCAAAGATATGACTGATCTTGTTTACAAAATAATAACAGAAGGGTATGGGAAGTGATATAATTTTATGCATGGCTTTAATAGCGTCATTTGCTTTTGTTATACAGTTTTTGTTGTCGATATTAGGATCTGATCTGGATACGGATATTGACATTAACAGCGCTTCTGATTTAAGCATGTCTTTGTCGGACATCATATCATTCAAGGGCATAACACATTTTATTCTTGGATATAGCTGGACCACATACTTTTCGGGTTCCCATTTAGTAGGGATCGTAATAGGGTCGTTTTTCTTTATCGTTTTGTTTTATGTATATAAGTTACTTCTTAAGTTAAAGCAAGAAATGGTGTACGAATGTCCGGAAGATTTAAATGGCAGAGAGGTGGAGATAGTGTTTAGATCAGGGAAGAATCATTATATGGTAAATATTTCGAAAAATGGAAGACAAGAGCAAATGAGAGTAAGATGCTTGTCTGGAAAAAATTACAAAAACGGTGACAAGGTGAATATAAAATACGAAGAAGGAGAATTAAGCATCTAATTTTTTTTATCAACAATTAAATTTTAAAAGTTATGACAACAATCATGTACGTGTCAGCTATTTTAGCTGTAGTGATTATTTTGACAATCATCGGAGTCTTATCAAGGTATCGTAGATGTAAGCCTAACCAAGTCTTGGTCGTTTATGGTAAGACAGGTGGGGAAAAGAAATCGGCGAAATTATATCATGGTGGAGCGGCATTCGTCTTGCCTATTATTCAAAGCTATGATATTTTGTCTATGGAGCCTATGCAAATAGATTGTAGGCTCACCGGTGCTTTGTCGTCTCAAAATATCAGAGTGGATGTACCTACTACTATTACAGTAGCAATCAGCACAAATCCTGAAATTATGCAGAATGCAGCAGAAAGGCTTTTGGGGATGGATACTGAATCTACTGAAAATCTTATTACGGATATTGTTTATGGCCAAATGCGTTTGATCATTGCTGAAATGACGATTGAAAAACTTAATTCTGACAGGGATGAGTTTTTGGATAAGGCAAGAAAAAACATTGATAACGAACTTAATAAGTTAGGCCTTTACCTCCTAAATATCAACATCAGTGACATCAGAGACGAAGCCGGCTATATCATGAATCTTGGCAAAGAAGCTGAAAGTAAGGCCCTGAACGAAGCACAGGCTAATATCGAAGAACAGGAAAAGCTGGGTGCTATTAAGATTGCTGTACAGCAAAAGGAAAAAGAAACGGCTGTAGCTAATACCCAAAAAGAGCAAGAGATTCAAATTGCCTATACTGAAAAAGAAAAGGAAACGGTAGTAGCTGAAACAAAGAAAGAAAAAGAAGTAGCTTTGGCTTTAACCGATAAAGAAAAACAGATCGGTGTAGCTCAAGCCGATAGAGATAGGGCTGCGGTTATTGCAAAGACTTTGGCTGATAAGGAATCAGCGATCGCAAGATCTAAGGCAGAACTTGAGGTAAACAAAGCTGAAGCTGAAAGAATGGAAGAAGTCGGAAAGAATAAGGCTGAGGCTGATAAACAAGCAGCTATAGCAATCCAAGATTCCGAAGCTCAGATCAAGAAAGCTGAAGCTGAGAAAAACGCATCTGTGGGTTATAACAATGCCCAGAAAGAGGTTGCTATATCAGAATCAGAATTACAGGTTATCAAAGCTCAATCAGAAAAGAAGGCTGGAGAAGAGAGGGTTAAGTCGGAAGCGGCTGTAAAAACGGCAAAAGAGCTTGCTGATAAAGAAGTGGAAGAAGCTAAAGCTAAGAAGGTTCAAGCTGCGCTTAAAGCTGAAAAGATTGTGCCGGCTGAAATTCAGAAGCAGGAGGCTATGTTGCAAGCTGATGCTGAAGCTGAGAAGATCAAACGCCGGGCTGATGCCGAAGCAGCAGCACATTTGGCAAAAGCAGAAGCGGAAGCAAAAGCTATTCAGATGAAGCTGGAGGCAGAAGCCGAAGGTAAGAAAAAGTCGTTGATGGCAGAAGCCGACGGATTTAAGGCTATGGTGGAAGCGGCAGAATCCAATCCTCAGATAGCCATCCAGTACAAGATGGTTAATCAGTGGAAAGAAATTGCTGGAGAACAGGTTAAGGCATTTGAGCACATTAACCTCGGAAATATCACGGTATTTGACGGCGGTCAGAACAGTACCGGTAATTTCCTTAACAATGTTGTTAAGACCGTCGCTCCGGCATTGGGAGTCATTGATCAGCTTCCGATTGCAGATACTTTAAAGAAGCTAAAAGGAGATGACAAAAAATAAATACAATGGCCCAAGGTTACACTTGGGCCTAATTGAAGAAATAAAAGCAGTATTTATAGATTTCATGCCAGCAGGAATAGTGATTTTTAGTGCTTTATTGATTAATATATTTTTAATATGGATTTTGGACAAGATTTAGAACCAGAAGAACTGACCAAGCATTATGATCAGTGTTATGGAATTGATTTTGAAACAGAAGAAGAGGAGGATGAAGAGTATGACTGATGAGGAATTTGTATTGGATAATAAGAAAAAGGTTATTGTAAGAAAAAGAATATCTTATTTAAACAAAGGTGATAAAGTATGGATCGTGTCTTCCGACGGGTATCTGCTACACACGGACGTAGTTAGAGCCGAACGCGGTAGATCTTATGTGGATATAGACGGGATTCTGTATTGGAAGCGAGGATTAGATGGCAAGCATCGTAATCGTAATAACTACATGCAGTTTGCCATGACACCAGAAGACGGTAAGAAGTATGTCGTATATTACCCGGAAGGATTTAAAGACAATGACTTATGATGGTCCCGGAAACGCATTTGCTATATAAGGAGTTTAATGGTGTGAAACGTCTTGCCATATCTTATTCCCAGATAGATACGTTTCTTACCTGTCCAATGAAATGGTATAAGACTTACGTGGAGGGCAAAAGGTCTACGGAAAAACAAGAAGCTACATCCTATGGTACGGTTATCCATAAGACACTGGAATACTTCTTTAAGAACGGAAGACAGCCTTCTGGTA